ATGGTTGCTGCAGCGGCCGCATATTTGATCTGGTTAGCAGTATCTAAATTTTGGGAAACTAAAAAAGAAATACCCGAATCACATGAAAAATGGTGGAGGGTTGCACAATGGTGTACCACAGGGTGGCTTTGGTTTACATGGTTAAGTCATGATATGGCAAACATTGCTGTATTTCTACCAAGACAAATATCTGTTGAAGTTATGTTGCTAATTAGTGGAGTATTTGTAATTGGATTAGCATATATGTTTCATGAAAAGGGAGGTAAGATTCAAGAGATTGTTTTAAGCAAAACAAACGTAAGTTATGTGCGTTCTGCCACCTTAGTAGATTTAATTTACTCAATTATATTATGGTATTTTAAAGGATATAATAATATTCCAATGTCAACAACATGGGTTTTTGTGGGGTTACTAGCAGGAAGAGAACTTGCATTTGCATCAGTAACTGGAAAATACAAGTTCAAAACTGTCTTTCCTTTGGTTGGGAAAGACTTCTTTAAGATGATGATTGGACTGGCATTGTCAGTAGTTATTGTCTTAGCAATTCATGGATTCGCATTTGACGGATTTGCAAATTTTTAATTAATACAAGTTTAAAAACTCTTAATTAAAGGAAATTACAAAAAATAATGCTAGACTTAGTGATATTATTAGGAATCAATCTTATATTGGGTTTTGCAATAGTACTAGTTATTATTTTATTATATGGAAAAGATAACTAGTGAAAACCTAATCTTATTCTATTCCATATTCTTTCATGAATAAAGTGTAAGATAATAATAAGTGTATTAAAAACAAATGTAAAAATTAGACCACTATTAATTTCTATGTTTGCTAACAATGCACATATAAAAACAGAAAATATTGCTATTGTTCTCCATGTTAGAACTTTAGCAATACTTCTGATTTTTTTATCTATGCCATTCTCTCTTTTCCAATTTATCACATTCCATATTTTTTCATGAATAATGTAAAGTACCCAGCCAACTGTTAATCCAGATGAAACCATTAATATTGTTTGAAATTTAGATAAGTCTAATAATACACTGGTAAATAATAAAGTTGAAGTGACTACTAGTAAGTGTGATATTGTTTTGATCAATATACGTAAATTAGTCTCTTTCATATGTTTTTCTATTTGTGTGTGAGTGTTATGATATTAATAATTTAAAATTCGCCTCCGTATATGATAGATGGTCTGACATTTTGACTTGGTATGTTTTGAAACTCATTATCTTTTCTTATCAATATATCATCTGTTTGTATAGTTGAACTTAATGTTACATCTTCTAATGATGAAACAGATTGATGAAGATTTGTAAGTTTTAAGAATTTTCTGTTAAGCTCATCAACACTTGTTTCTAATTTTATTCCATCTCCTACAAGATATAGTGTATCAGAAAATGTTGCATCAACAGTATTGCCCCCAAAACCATCTACAGATATTGATGAAAATGCATTATGATCAATATCAACAATAGTTCTATCAGCACCACTTCTTGAAACTTGAAATCCTGAGTTGGCTTCAAAATTTAATGTATCAAATCCTGTTTCACTAAAACCACCAGATTCAACTTTAAATCCAACAAATCCATGATTGGATAAATCAGCAGGTACAAGATTTGCTGTGACTGCATTAAAAATGTTGTTTACTAAAGAAAGATTTTCTGTCTTTTCATCATCTGTAATACCAGTTGTAAAAACACTAGCGTTTTTAATTTTAACTAGTTCATCATTATCTATTCTGTTGTTTGTTGGTATATCAATATTGACAAAATCTGCATCAATATTAAATTGTTTACTTATAGCAGACAATGAATTAATAGCATCCATTGTTGCGGTTTCCATTTGAGTAGTGTCAGTATTACTACGAATATTGTCAACTAAATCTAAACTTCTAGTTACTCTATCTAAATTGGAACTAAAAAGAAGAGCAGATTTTATTTTATCGGTGACCATATTTTTTTATGATGCAAACGTGAAAGTTGGTAATGCGTTTACTTGTCCTTGTAATAATACAGAACGCACGTTTGTTGTGTGTAATAATACTACATCATAATTATAATATCCGGGAGGAATAGTTTTAGTGAGTTTAGAATCCATGAATAATACAAAATCTGTTGTATTTTTCAATATCTCAAAAGTCCAGTATTGTACCGACTCATGATTCTTTCTCATCTGAGCAAATAAGGCATAACCAACAAGAGACTCCGGCGCTGCTTGTATTTGGGAACACTGTATGCCTTTTACAAAATCAGTGCCTATGTATAAATCTAATATAGATAGATCAGTTTGTGGTGTTGCCACTTATACCTTCTTTAAAAAGTGTTGTTTCCTTCTACATCTTTTTCATTTTCCACTTCTTTTCTCATTTCATTGATCATAGCTATCGCACCATAATTTATTAATTGTTGTTTTTTTAATTGTTCAATTCTTTCGTCTATTTCTTCTTGCATTTTTTTAATCGTTCCAAATTTCTCATCTAACCATTCTATTGTAACTATCATTAAAAAATCCTATTCAAAAAGTTTAATCTTAAATTGTGATATATCAAATCTATCAATAATGTTAATGTCATTAATATTTGTTCTACCTGTTTTTACAATAACGTAATTAATTGCTTTCTCAGAAATTATTCCAAAGTTAGGGGGTTCACCAAAATCTTCAAATGATTGGACATTTATTTCTGTGCTATAAGTGTTACTACTAAAATTAGAAGTAAAAAAGAATTTGTATTCTCCAGTATTAATTTTTTGAAAACTACTTATATTTGTATTATTTATTGCAGTATTAGCTTGTGGAGAATAAGTAGTTTCTGTCAGGTTTGTATATGGACTACTACCACCACCTCCTCCAGGAACATTAACTTCTATGGTACCGGTGCCACTAGCAGTTACCCCACTACCAGTAAAGTTTATAGTAGTTGCTGTACCTAGATTACTACCTGCATTTTGTACAGTAACACCACCACCGCCACCTGTATTTGAAATGGATTGTATAGTATTACTTGAATTTTTGTAAAAAAGTTTACCATCATTAATATTAATTGCAAGTTCACCTGTTTCTAGAGAACTAGGTACTCTACCTGCTATATTAGAATTTTTTATCTTGACAATATTTGCCATTATTATTTTTTAAATATATTTAAAAAAGATAATTCTGAATCAGAATAATTATTTTTTGTTTTAGCATCCAATTCTTTTATTTTATTATTTGAAATTTTTAAAGAATTATCTAACTCTTTAATAGCAGATAACAATAAAGGAATTATTTTTATATAGTTGATACCAATAATTTCTTTTTTCTCATTCAATTTAACTATTTCTGGATAAAATTGCAATACATCCTCGGCTATTAATCCAGGTAAATTTTTTTGATTTTTAAATAAAGAATCTGTTGTATCATAAGTAATAGGATTAAATTTACGTGTTAGCTCTAATCCATTTTTTAAAGATTTAATGTTTTCTTTTGTCTCAAGACTATTGACTGACATAATATTTTTTTAAGAAAAATTGAAAAAAAACTTGACTTTTCTAATTAGATACTGTATTATAGAGTACAATAACATTAGTTCCATCTGGATATCCAGTTTGAAATTGTACTACAGAGTATGTAGAATATGCAATTATCTGATAATCTCTTACTACAAAATTTCCAGTTGTTGGGTGAGTAGCCGAGGGTGCTTTTGCTAATCCATTTACAAAAACTAAAGCACTATAAATATCTGTAGGGTGAGCAAGAGTGACTTTGTTTTCATCGTCAGGATCAGAATCTGCCATGACAAATGATTCAATATTATTGAATATTTTAGGTTTAGCTAAATCTAAATCTCTTTTAGAAATTGCGTCAGTTGGTTCAACTGCTGTTCCTACATTTTTTATACGAAAATTACTAAGATTTAAATCACGATCCATTAAAGTTTCAGACATTTCAATTTACTCTGATTGAATGTTATTGATTATAATTCTTAGAATATTTATGCTTTAAATTATTTATCAATGATAGATTATGATTATAGAAAAACCTACATACGATTTTTGGGATTTAAAAACTAAAACAATAGATGGTAAAAGATATTATGTCACACCTGAAGATAACAAGTTCATCTCAATTACTACATTACTTGGACACTTCAAGAAAAAATCAATTGCACAATGGAGAAAAAAAGTCGGAGAAGCGGAGGCAAACAGAATTACTTCCGAGTCAAGTTCAAACGGCACTAGAATGCATTCCGGTCTTGAGCTATACCTTGACGGGAAAGATCATAAAAAATACGTTGAAACCAAAGATGAAGAAGTTCAATTTGATCGTGTAAAAGATCATCTTGATAAACATCTTCAAGAAACATGGTATCAAGAAGTACCATTATATTCCAATCAATTAGGTGTCGCAGGTAGAGTAGATTTAATAGGTGTTCATGATGATGCACCAGCGATTATAGATTTTAAAACCTCTCGCAAATGGAAAAAGAAACAATGGATTGAAGATTATTTTATGCAAGCCGCATTTTATAGTATGGCATTTTATGAATTGACAAATTACCCAATCAAAGATATTGTAATTTTAATTTCGGTTAATAAAGGAGAAGACTTCCAGGTGTTTCATGAGAAAGTTGGAAATTGGATGAAACCCCTACATTCAAAAATTAAAGAATATAAGGATATCTTTCATGAGCAAAAATCAATTGATTTATAAACAAGCTAAACATCTTGTGAAATCATTACCAACAAATAGTACAGTTTATATACATTGGGATGAACAAGATAATCCACTAGTGTTACCAATTAAACAACGTGGATATGGAGTTGTTACTTCTGTGAGTTTAGTTTCTATTTTAAATAAACAATGTTGGTTAGGATAATTATAATATGAAGTTTGATTATAAGGTTGAAAAAATATCAAAATCTTTAGCAGTTTCTTTTGTAGAGAAATATCATTACTCTCCTATCATGCCAATACATACAAAATATTTTTTAGGTTTTTATCTCGGTAAAGAACTGAAAGGTGTTTTAACTTTAGGTTGGGGTACACAACCGTTGAACACTATAAAGAAAATGTTTCCTGATCTTGGAACTGGAGATTATTATGAAATTGGTAAAATGTGTATGTCTGAGGATATGCCAAAAAATTCAGAATCACAAATGATTTCAAAAACAATTTCATGGATGAAATCAAATCTTAAAGAAAGGCTTTTTTTGTACACAATGGCTGATGGAATTATGGGAAAAGTTGGTTATGTATATCAAGCATCAAATTTTTATTTTGGTGAAGGATATTTTACACAATCTTATATGATGGATAATGGAGAAAAAATACACCCAAGAAGTGTTAAAAAGTTACTAAAAGTTAATCGTGCATTTTCAAAGCTATCCCATATTCCTGCATGGCTGACAAAAGATTTTATGAAGAAGGAAAATATAAAATTAATAGAAGGTTTAATGTTTCGCTATGTATATCCTTTATCAAAAAAAGCAAAATATATTATGACTAATAAATCAACATTGGTTTGGGATAAAAATTATCCAAAAGATAGAGATTTGATATGGTTTGACAAAACTCAAAAACCAAAAATCAAAATTGATAAACCTCCCTTCACTTTTGAAACTGCAGAGTATAATCCTCAAAGCAAAAAAATTTCTAAAACTCCGAATTTTCCCCTTGACATTTTCTCATGATGCTGTAGGATCTGATCATGTTGAGTTGATTGCTAACCCCAAAGAGAACAGCACATGTGGATCAAGAGCAACTTTCGATTTGACAGTCATTCACGATTACTTTACTACCGACACAACGGTGAAGAGAAGTTTGTAGCCCGCTTCAAGTATCGCAGAAGTCCTTTCGGTCTCACTGTCTTCAAGAAGGAATTACTGAAGAACCACAAGCCAGCAAGCTACTTCTCCTCACTTGAGAAAGATACTCCCATTAATATTCTTGCTACCAAGAATCCTCAGTGGTATGAGAAGACTATCGGTCTTCCTTTTAATCCCCGTCACACCTGCACAGATAATTAATTCCGAATTTAACTGGAATATCCCTTGACATTTCTGTCAAGGGTGATATGATCTGATCATGGTGAGCGAGACAGTTTGATTCCCAACCCCAAAGAGATTCAAAATGGCATATCTAAGCGCAGACGATACCAAGAAGATTCGCACTACACTCAAATCAGAATTCAAGCAATTCAAATTTTCAGTAACCAACTCCAATCACACTGGGGTCAACATCTCTATCCTCAGTGGTCCAAAAGATTTTGGAGCATCAAGCTATAGTGGATATCTTCAGTTGAATGAGTATTATCCCGAAAATCACACTGATGGAAAAATCTTCAAAAAAATGATTAAAGCTGTTGACAAAGCAGTTCCAAATTTTGACAACTCCAATCCCCAAATTGATTATTTCTGCTGCGGTTACTATACTCATTGGAGTGTAGGTAAGTGGAATAAGGCATTTGTAAAAACCGCTTAAATCTGGTTTTCCCCTTGACATTTTCTTCCCATCTGATACGATCTGATCATTGAGTGAGGAGTGAGCGACACTCCTCAGATTACTGACCCTCGCAAGAGAGATTGACAATGGCAAAGCGAATCACACTTGACGCATTTGGCAAAGGTATCATTTCACATTATGGTAAAGATGTTTTCTCAAGAGCAGAGATTAAATCTTATGCAGCATATAGAGGAGTAGCCCGTCCAGGTGGATGGAATGATAATGTTGTCGGCCGAAATCAATATCAGTTTTCCGCTATAAATGTAGCCCGTGCAGGTAGAACAAAAGTTGTCTATTCCTCACTTGGTCAAGATCAAGCAACAGAAGAAATTTTTGAAGATTTGGAAATGTTGATGGATGTTGTTTCAACAAAAAAAATCAATTCTTTGATTGTCACTGGTAATGCTGGTATTGGAAAAACACATACCGTTTTAGATTCACTCACTAAAAAGAAAATGTCAAAAGACCGTGATTATATTGTTCTCAAGTCCAAGATTTCTCCGCTTGGATTGTATATGACACTATTTCTTCATCATGATAAAGTGATTGTTTTTGATGACTTAGATGATTTGTTTACGAATGAAGATTGTGCTTCTATTTTAAAAGCCGCACTAGATTCATATGATGTCCGTGAAATATCATGGTCTTCTAAAAAAATGGTCAATGTTGTTGGTATGCAAAAAGATACAAAGAACACTGTAGAGAGAGAAGCCAGAGCCGCTTTGATGAACGGTGAAACTGACGTTGCACTTCCAAACAGATTTACCTTCAAAGGTCAAATTGTTTTCATCTCTAACAGGTCTGCAGATAGTTTTGATAAAGCAGTGCAATCACGTTCAGTTTGTATTGATTTGACTTTGAATGATACACAAGTATTCACACGGATGAAGAATATTGTTCATAAATTGACAAATGCCAGAATTGCAGAAAAGGCACTGACAAGTATTATTGACAAGTATAATGATGGTTCTCTTGCAATGCCAAACATGAGAACTGTTTTAAATTATGCAAATGTTCTTTCTTCTGGTGTTAAAAATGCTGACCGTTTGAGTAAGTATTGCTAAACAAAAAAAGGTTATAATGTTTGAGTATAAATTAAAAATCAGAACAGTTGATGATCAAACTGTTGTTATTGATGGGTATCAAGCAAATGGTAGATTAACTAAACGTGCAGCAGAACAAATAGCAAGAGAAGAACTCTCTGATCCTGGATTTGTATCTGCCACTGTTTACAGTGAATCTGGTAAAAAAATCTATTCACGATAAGAGGAATTATGGGACTTGATATGTATGTAAGAAAAGTTGATAAGTGGAATAAAAAAACACTGTCAAACTTTGTATCATCAGTAATGGAATCAAATGCGTATTCAGTTAATGGAAAACCTGTTGAGTTTAATATTGATAATTATTTTAAGCAATATCCAACAACAGGTATTCCATACGGAATGAGTGATGAACTTTGTTATTGGAGAAAACATCCAGATTTACATGGTTGGATGAAAACACTATTTTATGAAAAAAATGGTTCTTCTAATTCGGATTTCAATCACGATGTAGTATTTTTATTTGAAGAAGATATTAAGAGATTAAAAGAAGATATTGAAAAAGACAATCTTCCATCAACATCTGGTTTCTTTTTTGGTTCATCTGAAGGTTTGTTAAAAGAAAATGACCTTGAAAAAGCAAACACAATGCTTGATGCTCTTTCAAAAGGTTCTCTTATCTATTACACTTCATCTTGGTGAAAAAATGAGAAGAATTAAAGGTGGAAAACAAACTCCAAAACAAAAATTAGAACAAGAGCATCGTCAATACAATAAAGAAATGCGTCAACTACATTGTCATCATATGCAAAAAACATATGATGAATTCCTAGCATATAAATACGGTTATTCAAGGGTAAAGAATAGAAAGTTGCCCTCTGAAGAGAAACCATATATTAGACCAGAACAAAAAATACCTAGTTTAAATAGTGGTTTCGTACCCATTGTAAATACAGAAAATCGTGAATACACTGGGTCTTTGGTAACGGGAGTGGCTACAATGCATAAATCTAATGCTGTTCCTGTTATCAATTCTAATCAAGCTAAAGATTTAGCCTCTATGAGAAGATAATTTTACATGGATTGAACATGGTTATAATCAGCGGTTCTCAAAATCAATTAATGGCAAGTGAAATTGCTAACTATTGTGAAACAACTTTATGTGATATTGAAATATCTAGATTTGCAGACGGTGAAGTATATGTTGAAATAAACAGAAACATACGTGGCAAAGAAATATTTATAATTCAATCCACATTAGGTGATGCAAATATTATGGAACTTCTTGTGATTATTGACGCTTGTAAACGTGCAAGTGTACAAGAAATCACAGTTATCATACCTTACTTCGGATACGCAAGACAAGATCGTAAACCTCGCTCAAGAACTCCTATTAGTGCTAAACTTATTGCTGATATGTTGCAAGTAGCTGGCGCAGACCGTATTGTAACAGTTGATTTACATGCTGGACAAATTCAAGGATTCTTTGACATACCTGTTGATGACTTAACTGCAAGACCTGTATTTCTAAAAGATATAAAAGATTGTTGGATACAAGATATGTGCATTGTATCGCCAGATGTTGGTGGTGCTGTGAGAACTAGACACTTTGCAAAACATTTAAATTCTCCAATAGCTATTATAGATAAAAGAAGAGAAGAAAAAAACAAAAGTGAAGTATTACATATTGTAGGAGATGTTAAAGATAAAAATTGCATTATTGTAGATGATATTGCCGATACTTGTGGTACATTAATCAATTGTGCAAATGCTCTTATTGAGGACGGTGCTGCATCTGTTAGAGCATATATTACTCACGGTGTTTTAAGTAGTGATGCCGAGCAAAGAATTATTAATAGTAGTATTGAAGAACTTGTAATTAGTAATTCTATTCAAAAGAAATCTCAAGTTTCAAACACTAAAGTCAGACAAATTAGTTTGAATAACTTGTTAGGAGAAACGGTAAGAAGAGTTCATAATAAGGAAAGTGTATCTTCTTTATTTTACTAATTATAGAGAATAATATTGTGTGGAATTGTAGGATTTTATTCGTATAACAAAGATTATAATGTTGTTTCTGACTTAATAAAATCTTTAATGGACTTACAGCATAGAGGACAACTTAGTGCTGGTATCACAACTTATAATAAAAACAGAAAAAGAATACTTCAGACCTATAAAGAAAACGGAAAAGTAGATGAAGTATTCAGAGTAAATCATAGATATAAGTTAGATAAAATTAAAGAAAATTATTCAGGAAATATAGGCATTGGTCATTCAAGATACGCCACAAGTGGTGATGATTCTGATACGTTAGCGCAACCATTTGAAAGACCTCATGGAAGATTAAACAAATGGTTTAGTATTGCATATAATGGTAATCTTAGTAACTTTGATCAACTAAAGAATGACTTAGAAAAAATAGGTTATAATATGACCTATGATAGTGACACTGAAATTATAATGCATTATATTAGTCGCTATATTCAAAAGAATAGTCCAAAAGAAGATTTAGATTTTATAGAAATATTAAAGTCATTAAACACTGTTTTTGATGGTGCTTGGAATTTATCATTTGTAAATGCAGAAGGAAACTTTTTTGCGAGTAGAGATGTAGATGGCTTTCATCCATTATGTTATGGATTTAAAGATGATTTATTAGTTGTAGCGAGTGAAAGTTGTGTCTTATCTAATTTGCAAATAGAATCATATGATATTCCACCTGGAAATGTTCTTATAGCAAATGATAAGGAATTTTATTTAAAAGAATATGCTAAACCAATTAAAATAAATCATTGTTTTTTTGAGTACATTTATTTTGCTCATAACGCCAGTGTTATGGATGAAATAAATATGTATAATACAAGAACAAGAATTGGTGAAAATTTAGCAAGAGAAGAAACAGGTGATTTTAAAGGAGATGATTGGATCGTAGTGCCTGTTCCTGATACTTCTTATGTAGCAGGAAATAAGTATGCAAATGCTATGAAACTTCCTTATGTGTTGGGTATTATAAAAAATCATCAAATAGGCAGAACATTTATTTCCAGTGATGATAGAAAGACCCGTGTTCGTCAAAAATTTAGTTTTATAAAAGAAATACTAAAAGATAAAAAAATAATACTTGTTGATGATAGTATTGTTAGAGGTTCTACTTTATATGAACTTGTTAAAATTTTAAGGGAATGGTGTGAAGTAAAAGAAATACATTTGAGAATAGGTTCACCTCCCATAGTTTCACCATGTTTTTATGGTATAGATTTTCCTACAATACAGGAGTTATATGCAGGAAAGTCATTACCTAGTCATAATGATTTTGATGCTGACAGTCTTAAATATCTTTCTTATACTGGACTTTTAGATAGTATTAATATTAAGACAGAAAAAGAATTATGTTTAGCATGTATTGATGGTAATTATCCTACTGAAAATGGTAAAAAAAGAATAATGAAAATGGTGTAATATGCATGAAAGATATACAGATAAAGAAGTTGCTGAGATATGGAGTGAAGAAAATAAATTTAAAATTTGGTTTGATATTGAAAATGCCGTTTGTGAAATAAACGGTAATCTAGGACATATACCGTCTTCTGTAAGCAAATATATGCATCTGAAAAAAGATGAGTGTTTACACGAAGGATTTGTTGAAAAAATCTCTGAAATAGAATCAGTAACTAAGCATGATATAATTGCTTTTTTAACTCATCTAGCAAAAATACTAGGTGAACCTAGTAAATATGTTCATTACGGTATGACAAGTCAAGATCTAATTGATACAGGTCTTGCAATTCAGATAAGAAGTTCTCTAAAAATAATAATAGAAAAATTAAAAGAACTAAAAGAATCTTTAAAAAAGCAAGCTTTAAAACACAAGAATACATATTGTGTTGGACGTTCACATGGAATACATGCCGAACCAATGACATTTGGATTAAAGCTTTTAAGTCATTATACAGCATTTGATAGATGTGAAAAGTTATTGAGCGATAATATTGATAACATGTTGAGAATAAAGTGTAGTGGCGCTGTAGGAACTTTTTCTATGATTGACCCAGTTGTTGAAGAAACTCTTGCAAATAAAATTCAAATATATCCTGAAGATATTTCTACACAAGTAATACCAAGAGATAGAATTGCGTTATTAATATCTCATCTATCCATAACAGCAAGTTGTATTGAAAGATTTGCAGTAGAAATTAGACATTTACAAAGAACAGAAGTTAATGAAGTAATAGAATCTTTTACTGCTGGACAAAAAGGTTCTAGTGCTATGCCTCATAAAAAGAATCCAATATTAACTGAAAATTTAACTGGATTGTGTAGAGTAATAAGAATGGCAATTGTTCCTGCCCTTGAAAATGTTGCCTTATGGCATGAAAGAGATATTAGTCATTCTAGTGCAGAAAGAATTATATTACCAGATACTTTTGTTCACTTAGCTTTTGCACTGAATAGAACTAAAAGTGTTGTAGATAATATGGTTGTTAACGAAAAACGCATGTTTGAAAATTTAAATAGTTCAAATGGTTTAGTTTATTCCCAACAAGTGTTATTATATTTGATTAAGGAAAAAAATTACACAAGAGAAGAAGCATATAAAGTGGTTCAAGAGGCTGCACATAATGAAGATTATTTTAAAATATCTTTTAAAGATAGAGGAATACTCAGCTTAGATGAAATTGATTTAATATTTAATCCCAAAAGATATATAAAAAATATAGATTATATCTACGATAAAGTTTTTAAAAAATGAGTGAGGAAGAAAAACAGGAGTTTAGAAAAGTTTGTGAAGAACAATATCGCTTAATGATAAAATCAGATATTAAATATAAGTTTTTACCTTCTCTTGGAATGACAGATATTATGCAAGGATTTAAAAATCCAGAAACAGGAGATATTATTGGAATACTTCACTTGAGATGGAAACGTGGAAATGATGGTAAGTGTTCATATCACTCTACGTGGTATGATAATCCTAATGATGGATTTGAATTAATAAAAGACATACAAAGTAAAAGAGTTTATAAACAACATATGTTATTGGAAGCTTCTAAAAGAAAAATGTTTTTTATGACTGGTCCTAAAAAAGATGAAACATTTAATTGAGAAATAATTTGCAAAAAAATCCTATCAATACTCTTCAACAATTAATGATTATTACCGCTGAAGAATGCGGAGAACTTACACAAAGATGTAGTAAAATAATTCGCAAATATGAAAAAATAGATCAAATAGAAGAAGAACAAAGAATAAAATTAATAGAGGAAGTTGGTGATGTTTTATGTATGATAAATTTAATGGTAGAACATAATATTACAGATTGGGAAGAATTAAATGCCAGAGTAAAAGTTAAAAAAGATAAACTTAAAATATGGAGTGAATTAGTATGATGATTAAAGATCATGATAAAGAATTCTTATCTGAATTGGAAGAAAAGTTTTTAACAAGACATAATGAATTTAAAAATAGCGGATTGAAATTAGACCTAACAAGAGGTAAACCATCTGTAAATCAGTTAAATTTGTCTGACCATATAGATGGAATATTAGGAGGAAATTATATTTCTGAAACTGGTATAGATACAAGAAATTATGGTAATCAAGAAGGTATATTAGAAGCGAGAAGACTAGGAGCAGATTGGTTGGATTTAGAGATAGATGAAGTAATTGCTAGTGATAATAGTTCATTAACATTAATGTATCAGGTCATGCATGTAGGAGCACATTATGGATACGGTGAAAATAAACCTTGGCTACAACAAGAAGATCCTGTTTTTATTGCTGTAGTTCCTGGTTATGATAGACATTTTGGTATTGCTGAAAAACTTGGTATTCCTATGATAAATGTTCCTCTACTGGAATCTGGTCCTGATATGGATTTAGTAGAGAAATTAGTAAAGGAAAAAAATGTAAAAGGAATCTTTACAGTTCCAAAATATTCAAATCCAACAGGTACTGTTTATGATGAAAAAACTGTAAATAGAATTGCTAAACTAGGAACGATAACAGGTGATGATTTCTTTGTTATATGGGATAATGCATATGCCGTTCATGACCATTTTGATAAAAAAGAATTAGCAAGTATTATGAAATTCTGTAAGTCATATAATACAGAAGATAATGTTTTTCTTTTTGGTTCTACAAGTAAAGTAACACATGCTGGAAGTGGTATAAGCTTTTTAGGTGCTTCTAAAAATAATATACAAACCATGCTTGATCATTTAACAGTGTTCAGAATATGTCCTAATAAGGTAAATCAATTGAGACATTCTAAAATGTTTCCTAATATCGTATCAGTAAGGAATCAAATGAAAGAACATGCATCAATTATTCGTTACAAGTTTGAAACTGTTTTGAAAAAACTATATTATGGTTTAAATAATTACGGCATCGGAACTTGGACTAAACCTGTCGGAGGTTATTTTATTTCTTTTGATACTATTCCAGGACTTGCAAAAAAAGTTGTAGAATTATCTGCAGAAGCCGGAGTTAAATTAACACCAGCAGGTTCAACATTTCCATATGGAATAGATCCAGAAAATAAAAATATTAGAATATCTCCTACATTTCCACAAATAAAAGAACTTGAAAAAGCAATGGATGTATTTATAAATTGTGTTTATTTGACAAGTGTTCAATATTATATCGGTAAAAAATGAATATTAATTCAAAAACTATAGTCGCTTTAGATAATTATACTGTAGAAGAGGCTGATAAAATAATTCAAGAGTGGAAATATAAAGTATATGCATTTAAATTAAATCATATTTTATATCCATATACAAAAACTAATCATAGAACTATATTCTGTGATTACAAATTATATGATATACCAAATACAATGTGTAGTGTAGTTGAACATTTGATAGATACTGGTGCCGATATGGTAACAGTTCATATGAATAATAATTTAAAAGCAATTGAATCGTTAAAAAAATATGCAGACAAAATTAAATTACTAGGTGTAACATTTCTAACAAGTTGGGACTATGATGACACTCGGACTGTTTATAATAAGAGTGCATACAATCTTTACAAAAGATCCACAATGTTAATGAAGGATAATGGATTTTGGGGAATGATATGCTCACCAAAAGATTTGTTACTTCTTAAAGAAGATATATTGGATTCGCATGAACTTAAAAAAATTTGTCCTGGAATAAGATATGATATTGATGATAAACAAGATCAAATTAGAGTATCCACACCAGAAGAAGCAATAAAAAACGGAGCAGATTACCTAGTAATGGGTAGAAGCTTTTTTAAAAGAGATTAGCAATATGTCGGAAACAATAGAGGGAAAAACTAAAATACTTACACCATTTACAAATGTTCGCTACGAAGAGCATAGTGATGAGTTTAAAAATCTGTTGAAAATTTCTACTAAAAATGTGTTAACTGCTTATGATGCTGCGAAAAAAACAGAAGTAGAAGTAGCAGAAGAAAAAACTATACAAAATTGTGAAATATTTAAATTATTAACTAAAAATAATATAGCAAATTCATTTGTTAGACAATTAGATAATTCAAGTTTTATTGCACGTAATTGTGATATGATTCCATATGAATGTGTAATAAGAAGAACAGCATTTGGAAGTTATTTGAAAAGAAATCCACAAATAAAAAAAGGATTTAAATTTGGACTTAGTGATAGAGGAGTAAAAGGAAAACCATTATATGAATTTTTTCATAAGTATTCTTATGTAAAATATGATCACTTTTTACACTCAGATGAAGAAGATAAAGATTTTGATTGGGGATTAGTTCCAGAAGATACTGCAAGAAAAAAATATATGAAAGATGGTGAGTGGATTTTACCTGTTTATACCGACCCATATGCTATTTTTAATTGGGGTGATTGGAGAGAAAAAAATGGAAATGAAAATGATAAAACAGGATTTAAAATGGATTTATATTCTGCTAAAGAAGAACCCACACATAAAAATAAACTTTGTACAATAGATAGTTTGATTACACCTTATGAATATCAAATAATGATAAAATTAATGTTTGATACATTTATGTTGTTAGAAAAATCTTGGGAAGAGTTTGATGTAGAGTTAGTTGATCTCAAAATAGAAATGGGTAAGTGTAAGCAAACTAATGAAATATTAGTGTCTGACGTTATAGATAATGATAGTTGGAGAATATGGCCGAACGGAGATTCTCAAAAACAACTTGATAAACAGTCATTTAGAGACGGAGAGTCTATGGATGAGGTAGTCAGAAAATACAAAGTAGTTACAGATTATGTGAAAAAATTTAATAAATAATAGATTTTTTACTTGACATTTTCAATCTCCTTTGCTATACTAATTCGAAATACAAATAGCAAAGGAGATTCCTCTATGTCTATTAATATTTCTGAGAAATTGCTTTCTGAAATTCAAAAATGGATACACTGGCATCACAGTGGATATCAATTTAAAATAGATTCTCAAGCATGGGAAAATATTCTGCACAAATCTTTTTTGGCATGTGATTTAAATTCAACTTGGAATGCGGGAAGTCATAGTCAAGGTGTTGATATTGTATGTGAAAACTTAAAAATATCTTGTAAAGGCGGAAGTATTGAGGGTAAGAGAACTCCCAAACTTACCATTTCTTCTCACAGAACTACAAAATATGAAACTCTAACAGAAAAACTAAATTATATTTCAGAAAATCATGAAGATGAAATTTGGTCACTTGTTCAAATTAATGAAAATAAATATCGTCTTCATATTTTTAAAAAACCCAATTTTAAAGAATATGATTGGAAAAGGACCACATCTGGTTGGAGCGGTAATTTAAGAAAAAATAAAGCCAGAATTCAGAAAAAAATGTCAGACCAATTATGGTTTGATTTGGATTATCAAGAATTTTTAGAAAAGAATCTTTATTATGATTTTACAATTTTTGAATAAAAAAAATTCACTTAGACAGTTATCAGATCAACAGTTTGAAGATATTGTAGAAAATTTAGCAGAAGAATTATATCATATAGATTATAAACATAGTTATGATAACCAAAATTTACATAAAGACTGGCTAAAATTATGTGAATATGATGTTTCTAGTTACCGACATAATGGCACCGCAATAGGTATAGGTAAGCACAGTTCTTCAACTGTACGTGTTGGTATGAAATTATGTGAACATTTCTTTCCAAATTATTTTAAAATTAAAAATAATAAGGGTGTTAGTTTTGAAAATAGTTGGACTAAAGAAAATCTTGTCAAAGTTCTGAAATGGAATCGTAAGAGTCATTCAACTCCGTATCTCTCAGAACTTCGGAGAGGTATCTATTTCTGTTGTGGCTTGACGAAAAACACTATGTACAGGCCACACCTAGCAAAATCAATTTGTTTCCGTCAAAATCTTACAATAAGTAATCCTGTTGTTTTAGATCCTTGTTGTGGTTGGGGTGGAAGATTGCTCGGTACATTAGCAAAAAATCAAAAATATATTGGATTTGAGCCAAATGAAGAAACTTTTGAAAATTTAAATAGGATGCTTTCTTTTTTAAATATTGACAAAAGCAGATATCAATTATATTGTGATGGTGCTGAAAATATACCCAACTATGATTTTGAAAAAGTACATCTAGTTTTAACTTCACCTCCATATTTTAATTTAGAAATTTATTCTGATTCTGAAAAGCAATCAGAAAATATGTTTACTACATATGAAGATTGGCGTGATAAATGGTTATTTCCTGTTATTCAAAATTGTTTAGATAGACTATATGAATATGGCTCTTCTGCCTGGAATGTGCATGATATAGGGAAAATGAAATTAATTTCAGATGTATATGATTATCATAAAAAACAAGAATGGGAGCATACTTATGATATTGGTTTGACTTCTCCTAAAAGACAATCTAATGATAAAACTCATAAAAAGAAAAACTCTGATTTAACTCGCATTTTTGAAAAAGGTCCATCAACTAGAGATTATTATTATGAATGATATATGGTTAATTAGTGACACTCATTTTGGTCACAGAAATATCTTGAACTTTATTGATTTTAATGGTAATCTAATACGTGGAAATAAATTTTCTTCTGCCGAAGAAATGGACAATTGCATGTTTGATAATTGGAATGAGACTATAAAACCAAAAGATGAAGTATATCATCTTGGAGATCTTACATGGAATAATAATTCTGCTTTTGCAGACAAATTCAAAACATTAAACGGCAAGAAAAAACTTATTGTTGGTAATCATGATAATATTAAATGGATTGTTAAAAACGAATTATTTAAAGAAGTCATGATGTTACGTTTACTACGTGAGCATAACTTATTACTTACTCATGTTCCTATTGATATAAGTGGTTTAAGAAGTTATTCAAAAGATGGAATTTATAGATCGCATATAAATGTACATGGACATATTCATCAAAATTTTAGTCCAACTAAACATCATCGTTGTGTATGTGTTGAATGGACAGATTACAAACCAATTCATATAGATAAAGTTTTGCAATTAAATAATTTTATGATGTAAAATAAGGTTAGATATGTTTGATATAGTATTTGGAGGCTTATTATTTTTAGTAGTAGGTTTAGGTATTTGTCTAGTATTAACTTTCTTTGTATTATGGCCGATGAGAAGAAGACATTTACATGATTACTGGTGTCATCGTCAAAATATTCCAATTGGAGAAGATCATGGCAATCAAGAACCGCATATATAATTTTATTGATTCCTGCATATATAAATTACCATGCACAATTTATGTTAAACCTATTATACGCAAAGTTCTAATTATATTATTATTTTGGGGCGGTTTAGTAAACACAATCGTTTTTATGTTGTTATATGTAACTTTATATTATGGATATGATATTTTTGGTTTGAAAGAATTAATAAAAAAACCTTGACATTTTAAAACAGTTGTGTTATACTGATCTCATAGTAAAATTATAAAAAAGCGGCTGTGGTGAAAATGGTAAACACAACGGACTTAAAATCCGTCGACTTAATAGTCTTGTCGGTTCAAGTCCGACCTGCCGCACCAATTTGCAATTAAGGAGTATATTATGACAGAAGTTAATTTAAGAAAAGCGGCCGCACTTCAAAGTGAAATCAACGGTATAATCCGTGACATTAACCTTAACGTACAATCATCTTTTGATGATAAAGACCGTGTAGTAGAAGAAATGAAGGAGAACACCGAATTATGGAAAAATAATTTAATACGTCTTCGTGTGTTAAATAGTGTTCTTTTTTCTATGAGAGAAAAAGTTGCACATAAAAATATGGAAATTGGTATTTCCAAATTATTAACTGAAGAACGTGAAGTCACAAATATCGTTAACTGGTTATCCGAACTGGTAGATGATAGTAAATCTGTTCGTAGATATACTGCGGAAGAAATTATTAATCGAATGGAAAAACTTGAAAAACAGGGAGAAGATTCTCCTCGCTATTTGAGAGGAATGTCGGTATCTACTGTTCTTATTTCAAAAGAAGAGGTAGAAGAATATCGTAAAGAAATTCGTACATGTAAAAAACATCGTCAAAAAATAACCGATAAGTTATTGGAACTAAATGTTTCAACAACTATTCGTTTATCGGACAAAGAGGAAAAGGTCCTCCAGGAGGAAGACTTGATCTAATTTGTTCGTAGTGGAAAAGAGAATGTACTAAGAAACTCCACGCATCTAATGCGGCCTTAAAACTACTCTAAACCTGACTGTTCACTGCTCCTCGGTAAAGTAAAATTTGTTCATTGCTCCGAGAATATTGAACACCGTGCTTGTCTGTTTTTTGTATTTTGAAGTTTGTTTTTTGTTTAAGTTTCTTTTCTTTTTCTTTTCCACATTCCGCACACGATAAATATAATATTAAGATAAATCATTTCAAATTAAAGATTGAAGTATATGTTAACCAAATTATACACAATAGTAATACTATTATTAAGTGTATCTGGAAGTATATATTATGGATATAATCATTACATAAATTTAAAAAATCAGTTAGAAATTAAAACTTCTGAAGCATCTAAGTATAAATCCAGTCTAAAAGATGTAGAAACTACTGTAAATGTTTTAAGTGAGCAAAATTCCAAAATACAAAAAGAAACATTACAACTTCAAAAGTCTTTGCAGAAAGCAGAGAATTATAATATTGACCTTCAGAAAAAATTGAATGATCATAATCTCACAAAACTTTCTTCAAAGAAACCTGGTCTTATTGAAAAACGTATAAATGAAGCTACCTCTAAAATTTTTGCAGAGTTGGAAGAAATTACTTCTACTGATACTACCAATTAGTTTTTTATTAAACAGTTGTAGTAACAAACAACCTTCTGTTCAAAAAGAACCAGAAGTTATTATAAAAACAAAAGTTATTGAAAAGAATATTCCCATTCAAGCTAGGCCAAAGGGATTAAAACTTAATAAAAATATTACATGGTATGTAATAACACCGGATACAATAGATGCTTTTAATGAAAAAATAAACAAAGAACAAGGAAAGGAGTGGGTATTTTATGCTATAGAAGTTAAAGATTATGAAAGACTATCATTGAATGTAGCCGAAATTAGACGTTATATCATACAACAAAAAAATATTATAGAGTATTATGAAAATTCTGTACAAGATAACGTAACTCAAAAGGAAAATTAAATGTTTGAAACTGTTGAAAGTTTTCAAAAAAAAATTTATGTTTTAAGACAAAAAACAAATCAAAGTTTAATTGAAACTATAATTCAATTTTGTGATGAAAGACGTATTGAATATGAAAGTGTTGCTCCTTTTATTTCAGGAAAACTTAAATCAGATATAAGAGAGGAATTTGAACAACTTAACTTCTTACCAAAAACGAGGAAATTTCCAGACATCTTTGGTAACACCAGAGGAAGTAAAAGAAAAATATCAAGCTATTAAATTACATTTTAGTTCTAAAAATTATAATTATTTGAAATATAACGGAAAAATAAAAAAGCACAACTTTAATGATATTGTACCATATAGTATTATTGCAAAAGGAAAAGATAAAAAAGACTTTCCAGATTTTTTTATTCCAGGTTTATTCCATAATCCGAAAATAAAAATAGAATACTTTATGTCAGAAGATTATGTCTCTTCATGGAAATATTGGACAAGTTATCAAAATTCTCCAAAATACTTTTTTGAAAAAGAGTTAAATGAAATAAAATTATATCTAGAGAAAAAAAAATCTAATATGAACACGATGTTTTTAATTGAAGAAAATATAGTTCCTATGATTTATAAGTTTATAATAAAAAGTCAAGTATCACCACAAACAGTTTTATATTTGGATCAAGTCTTAAATTTTTCAAAAATAATGGAAACAAGAGTTTCTGAAAATGTTCTTTTTCCAATCATAAATCAAAGACTGAAGAAAATGAAAACCTTTTTAAAGGAGCAAGAGACAACAAGTTTGAAAAAAATCGTTAAAGAGATTTTTTGCACTTGACAAAATTATTTAAGTGTGTTAAGATCTTTGAGAGTGAATTTTGTATCAAAATGCTTTTATTAACATTTTCAAGGAGAGTATAATTTATGGATTTCAAGTCAGCTTTAAAATCTAGAACAACTAGACTTGCTTCAATGCAACAAAAGTTGGAAAAAGAATCTAAAAATACATCTTATGATGATAATAGATTTTGGAGACTAGAAGCAAAAGATGGTGTAGGTTCTGCTATCATTCGTTTTTTGCCACCAAGTCCAGATGAACAAGAAGAGTATGTAAAATACCATCGTCATGAATTTAAAGGTCCTCATGGCTGGTTAATTGATAATTGTCCAAAAAGTATTGGTAAAGAGTGTCCTATTTGTGAAGCAAATAATCAATTGTGGGCAGAAGGTGGAACTGAAAACGAAACTCTAGCAAGATTGCGTAAAAAGAAATTGAAATATGTTTCTAATGTTTTAGTTATTTCAGATCCAACAAATCCTGATAATGAAGGAAAAGTATTTTTATTTCAATACGGTCCTAAAATCTTTGAATTTATTCAGGAGAAAATTAATCCTCCTGCACCTGAATTTGCAGATATGAAACCAGAAGAGCCAATTTATGTGTTTGACTTTTTGGAAGGTTGTAATTTTCGATTGAGAATGAGAAGAGAAAAAGGTTATATCACTTATGATAAATCTTCATTTGATACTCCAACTCAGTTGGCAGAAACTGATGGTGAAATGGAAAAAATTTGGCGTTCTCAATATTCGTTAAGCGAATTTACAGCAAGTGATTATTACAAGTCTTATGATGATTTGAATAAAAGATTTCAGTCTGTAATGTTTGGTAGTAAACCTAATAACTCTCAAACTGAAGTAGATCATACAGTAACAGAAACTTCTTCTGAACCTGTTGAACAACCAGTTAGAAAGTCTGTTCCCGACTTTGTAGCTAAATCTGATAGAGTAACAACGCCTGCAGCCGAAGATGATGAACTTGCCTTTTTTGAAAAACTAGCAAGCGAATAAACTAAAACTAGAGCGGATTAATCCGCTCTTTTTCTAAAATGTTTAATGTCATCTGATTACATATTTTACTTAATAAATTCTATACTCATTATCGCATATTCTTATCCAGAAATAATTGACAAATTAATGATTGATATTAATGTTGTACTTTTTATAGTTATGGATGAATCAAAACATTTATTAAAATTTTTATAGATAAAAATATATGGAAATAGCAATTGCAAGCGATCATGCAGGGTATATAGTCAAAGATATGATAGCATCTTTCCTTGCTGATACATTAAAGCTAGGTGATATGGTTCTTAATTTAGGATGCAATAGTTCAGAATCTGTAGACTATCCTGATTATTCAAAAAAAGTTTGCTCTGAAATTATGGAAGGTAAATGTCAGTACGGTATTTTAGTTTGTGGTACTGGTATTGGAATGAGTATGGCGGCAAATAAAATTTGGGCTATACGTGCAGCATTATGTAAAGATGTTGAATCTGCTATTATGACAAGAAAACATAACAATGCAAATGTTTTATGTTTAGGTGCAAGAAATACTGACCCTAATATTATAACAGATATTGTAGATGCTTTCTTAAATACTGAATTTGAAGGTGGTAGGCATGAAGCAAGAATAAAAAAGTTTTCTACTTATAGTATTGAAATGAATTATGATTTTCCAACTGAGAATAAACTTTTAGTATAAGTATATATGTATAATATTAGTGAACATTATATAGATGATGATGAGACATGGAATAAATGTCACTTAGATGATTTATGGATATTTGATAAATTGATTCTTGCTAGAAGATTAGGTTATGTGTGTGGTCCTCATGGAGTTTCAGTTCCTCAAAAAAATAATTATATAATTAGACCCTGTGTTAATTTAATGTCAATGGGAAGAGGTGCTTTTTTTAAAGAACTTTCTCCATCTATGAATGATGAAATACCAGAAGGATATTTTTGGTGTGAAATTTTTAAAGGAAGACATTTAAGTATTGATTATGAAGACGGTGAACAAATCCTATGTGTAGAAGGATTTCGCAATACAAACAATCCCATTTGGAAATGGGATAAATGGGTTAGAACAACTGATAAAGTAAAATTTCCAAACATTCTTAAAAACTTGAAAGGTAAATACAAATACTCTAATATAGAGATGATTGACGGCAAAATTATTGAAATTCATTTGAGGTTAAATTCAAATTGGGTAGAAATGGACTATTATCAAACGTCTGAAATGATTCCTATTTTTGAAGGTATGGAGAATATTGAATATATAGATTATACATATACTAGTTCGCCTTCTTATCTAAGAAAAGGTTTTTATTTTAAAAATTGAAATAGGAGATTTTTATGTTAGCAAAATTATTTTGTTTCTTTTCGGGTGTAATTCTCTCTGTAGGAATCATGAATCCTCAAATTTATGAAAAAGCACTTATTGATTTTGAAAACATTGTTTATCCGATTATAGAGTGTAACGCACAATCATTGGCTAATTTAGATAATAGATTTGAGTTTTAAATTTTATGAAATATTATAATAAGGAAATATTATGTTTCGTTTTTTCTATGATAGTCGCTGGAGATTGTGGAGTACTCTTGGAACATTAACAATTGTTCTTGCAATATGGTATACTGTTCAGTTAGATGTACAAATAAATGAGTGGTTTGGAAGATTTTATGATGCGTTACAACGTGCTTTGTCACAACCTGGAAGTGTGACACTTGAAGAATATTATGGATACATGTATGACTTTTTTAGTATCGCAGGTATATACATTGTTGTCAATGTTATTTTCAACGGATTTTTAGTAAATCACTGGACATTTCGTTGGCGGCAAAGTATGGCAGAATATTATCATGAGAATTGGAATCGTGTAAGAAATATTGAAGGTGCAAGTCAACGTGTACAAGAAGACACTTTAAAATTCGCCCGCCTCACAGAAAACCTCGGTGTTGGATTACTAGAATCCGTTTTAATGTTAATAGCTTTTATTCCTATTCTTTGGGGATTAAGTAAGAGTGTAACAGAATTTCCTATCGTTGGACAAGTTGATCATGGACTTGTTTGGGTTGTTTTATTAACAGCACTAGGAGGAACTGTTGTATTAAGTTTGGTAGGTTGCAAACTACCTGGTATAGAATATGATATACAAAAGGAAGAAGCTGCATATCGCAAAGAACTTGTACATGGAGAAGACAATGAATACCGTGCAGACCAAGACAGCGTTACTAACTTATTTGCTAATGTTAGAGCCATTCACTTCCGTTCTTATCTACATTACTTTTATTTCAACATTGCCAAATGGAGTTACCTTCAAGGTATGGTAATTGTTCCGTACTCTGCATTGGGACCGACAATCGTTGCAGGTGGAATTACATTAGGTATAGTAAGTCAAACAGTAAGAGCCTTTAGTAAAGTAGCTGAAAGTTTACAGTATATTATACGTTCATGGCTACAAATTGTAGAACTTATGAGTGTGTATAAAAGATTGCGTGAATTTGAAAAACAGTTTGGAGTAAAAGATGGCGTTCTTAGTTCATAATTTACCCTTAACTAATCTTTATGTTAAAAAAGAATATCTATATGATTTGGAAAAAGGTTATGGAGAATATACACCAGGTGTTTGGATAAGTTTAAAAAGTGTGCAGGGTAAAGCCTTGTATTTTGAAACTCTATTGACAGAATATGGAGCATTGTTTGATAAACTACCAATTAGTGCATTTGTTTGGAAAACAGATATTGACCTTGAAGATCAGTTACCATTAGATGCACTACAACTTTGGGATTGTTTTGATTATAGTATAACTATTATTAGAAAACCTATTTTATCAAGATGTGAATATTTTGCAAAAGATAGAAAAATGTATAAAGGTGTTTACATGTTTACTGTAGATAATTGTCATAGTGAACACTCTACAATTGATATAAATTTCAGTGAACATGACCCAGAACACAAATCATTTAACATTCTACAATTAGATAATGGTCAATTTGCCGCACAACCTAATAATAGAATCATTTGGCATGACAGCAGTTTGACATCTGAAAAACTAAAACAACCAGACTTTAAAGTTTGTAGTCAAAATTATAGTGTTGAAACAGAAGCCAAATGGAAAGTTGGTCATACAGATGAATGGCAATATAAATCTTTAGCAGAGGAAAAGTTGTAATGTTAATTGCGCCAAGTATTTTAGCAGCAGATTTTAGTAAATTAGGACAAGAAGTAAAAGATGTAGATGAAGCAGGTGCCGATTGGATTCATGTAGATATTATGGATGGGCATTATGTACCAAATATATCCTTTGGTCCTGATGTTATGAAATCAATAAGAAGTTTTACTATTAAACCTTTTGATGTTCATCTAATGATTGAACCATATGAAAATTACATAGAATCTTTTGTAGAAGCAGGTGCTAATCATATTACAATTCATGCAGAAGCAGGTAATCATTTACATAAAGGTATTCAAAGTATCAAAAATTTTGGAAGAAAAGCTGGTGTTAGTTTAAATCCTGGTACAAATGAAAGTGTTTTAAAATACGTTATTAATGATATTGATATTGTTTTAATTATGACTGTGAATCCCGGTTTCGGAGGTCAAGCTTTTATATCAGATCAAGTAAAAAAAATTAAAAATGTAAGAGAGATTATAGGAGATAAAGATATAAAAATAGTTGTAGATGGGGGCATCAATTTAATTAATATAAAAGAAATTTCTAAAGCTGGCGCTGATGTTGCTGTTGTTGGAAGTAGTGTTTTCAAACATAATAATTATGTTAATATTATTAGGGAATTAAAAAACAATGGAACTTGATAGAAAAATACGTCAGTTTTTGGTTCATAGTTTTCTATATTATAAATTAGATGAATCTATTATAGAAGATTATGAATATGATAAGATATGTGTAGATTTAAAAAGTATGATAGATAGTAGTGTAGATTGTATCTATAAAGACTTAATTGAAAAATCTTTAGGTAGTGAAGGTTCTGGTTTTTCAATTCGTAAATATCCTCCAAAAATAATTAGTTCAGCTTTTCATCTTTTATATCAAGAAAAATATAAAAATATAAAACCATTTGACATATTTGTTAAAACATACGGATATAAAATTACATAAAGGTTATTATGTCATGCACAGTTGTTGTTGGAACTCAGTGGGGTGATGAAGGTAAAGGTAAGATTGTTGATTTATTAACTCAAGAATCTGATTTAGTTGTAAGATATCAAGGTGGAAATAATGCAGGTCACACTGTTATGTATGAAGACAAAAAAGTTGTTCTACATCTAGTTCCAAGTGGTATTTTACAAGGTAAAGAATGTATTTTAGGAAACGGAACAGTCATTGAACTATCAAGTTTAATGAAAGAAATAAAAGATCTAGAATCTGCTGGATATGATGTATTTAATAAATTAAGAATTAGCTCACAGGCACACGTAATACTTGACTATCATTTACTGTTTGATAGTGAAAAGGAAAAAAACCATTCTACAAAAATAGGTACAACTTGTAAAGGTATTGGTCCTGTATATGAAGACAAAGTTGCAAGAACTGGATTAAGAATTTGTGATTTAAAAAGTACTGATATTTTAAGGTCTAAATTAGAATGTATACTACCAAAGAAAAATGCTGATGTTGTTTACTATACAGGTAAAAAGTCTGACTTTGATATTGATAAAATGGTTGAAAAGTATCATAGTTATTATAAAGAAATCAAATCTTTCTTAATAGATTGTTCAAGTGTAATTAATAATACAATTAATAAAAATAAAAATATTTTATTTGAGGGAGCACAAGGAACTTTTTTAGATGTAGATCATGGGACATATCCTTACGTAACCAGTTCAAATACATTAGCGGGTGCTGCATGTACAGGTAGTGGAATAGGACCAACTAAAATTAATCGTGTAATTGGAATAACAAAAGCATATACAACTAGAGTAGGAAGTGGTCCTTTTCCAACTGAAATTACAAGTGAAAAAGGTGAATATCTAAGACAGATGGGAGATGAGTATGGAGCAACTACTGGAAGACCAAGAAGGTGCGGATGGTTTGATGCTGTGCTAGTTAAACGTGCTGTTGAATTAAATGGCATTACAGAATTGGCATTAATGAAATTAGATGTTTTAGATAATTTTGAAGAAATTAAAATATGTTCCGGTTATAATTGGATAGACGGAGGTCCATGTGAAGAATTTCCCATTGACAATTTATCAGATGTTAAACCCTTTTATCACGTTATACCAGGTTGGAAAAAAAGAACAAGGGGAATTACCAATTACAAAGACGTTCCAGACCAAATGAAATACTACATAGAACAAATTGAGTGGTATACACAATGCAAAGTTGGAACATTATCAACAGGGCCTAAAAGAGAAGAGACAGTTGAATTATAAAAAAATATTATTACTTGGTGGTGGAGAACTAGGTAAAGAATTAACAATAAGTTTAAAAAGATTAGGTCATCGTGTGACTGTTTGTGATAATTATTCAGAAGCTCCAGCGATGCAGGTTGCAGATGAAAGAGTTCATTTAGACATGTTAAATGGAGAATTGTTAAAATATATTATTGAAGATGTAAAACCAGATATTATTGTTCCCGAAGTAGAAGCTATTCGTACATCAGTTTTACTTGATATTGAAGAAAAAGGAATAAAAGTTACTCCTAGTGGAAACGCTGTAGATCTTACTATGAACAGAGATAGAATACGTGACAGAGCAAAAGAAATAGGTTTAAGAACAGCTAAATTTGAATATGCAGAAAGTTTAGAAGAATTAAAAAAGGCTGCTAAAAATATTGGATATCCAGTTATTGTCAAACCTGTTATGAGTTCAAGTGGTAAAGGACAAAGTTCTTGCATGAATAGTTTAGGTATTGTAATGGCATGGAATTATGCAATAGAAGGTATGAGAGGAGACCGTAAAAAAGTTATTGTAGAAGAGTTTGTTAATTTTGATTATGAAATTACACTATTAACAATTAAACAACAAAATGATTGGCCTACGCTATTCTGTAATCCTATTGGACATGTTCAAAAAAGCGGAGATTATCAATATAGTTGGCAACCACAACCAATGAAAGATCAAAGTTTAGATAAAGCAAAAGAAATGGCTAAAATCATTACTGATGATTTAGGTGGTGCTGGATTATTTGGTGTTGAATTTTTTGTTAAGGGTGAAGATGTAATTTTTAGTGAGTTAAGTCCAAGACCACATGATACTGGAATGGTTACGTTATATACTCAAAATTTAAGTGAATTTGATTTACACGCTAGAGCATTACTAGGTTTACCAATTCCAAATATTGAATTTCTTAGAGAAGGTGCTAGTCATGTTGTATTAGCTAACAAAGAAAGTAATAATTTTGATATAACCGGCATAAAAGAATCTCTTGAAATTGCAGATGATGTGCGAATCTTTGGAAAGCCAACTACAAGAAAAAATCGTAGAATGGCAGTTGTTTTAGCTAAGAATGTTGATATTGCCAAACGTGCAGCAAATAAAATAAAAATTATAGAAAGATAAATAATTAAAACAATTCTTTTTAATTATATTCTAAGTTAACAATGAAATCATTTCAACAATTTTTAACAGAAGCACCTCTTGCAGACTATGATGATAGTGATGTAGGAGAGAGAAAAACCAAATCTGGAAAATCAGCAGTTAATAAAAAAGGCGAAACACTATCTTCTTTTAGTAAAATAGATCGTAAGCTAGTAAAAAATTCTAAAACAAAAGATAAATTAGAAAAAGTTTTAAAAATATTTAAAGAAGATTTTCGCATCTACTTTGCTGATTTTCAAGGAAGTAGAAAGTTTCATGAAACTGGAGAATTTATAGAATATTCTTTTAAAGAAGATTATAATAAAAAGATGACCGAATATCTTCAAAGTAAAGATTTAATTGGAGAAAATAATAAGTTAACAGAAAAAGCTAAAAAATCTATTTCTATTGTATATACTACAAATATCGGAGATTCAAAAGTAGGATTGACTCCTTGGATTATTTTGCATAGAATGGGTCACGCTTTAAATAGAGGTTCAACTAGATTTGGTAGAGTTTTCACTGATAAATTTACAGAAGCTATTCAGCCAGAAATATTTAATTTTATGAGAGATAATTATAGTTTAGATGAAGATGTCTATGATAATTTAAATGAAAATCAATTTGCAGCAGTACAGAACAAATATTATAATAGTCTGAGAAATATTATGAAAGATAAGTTTCCAAATGAAGGATTGTATGAATTTTTTAAATTATTTGGAAATTTTAATTCAGCAAGAAAAACTATGCAACATGCAAAAGGTGAATCCAAAAGAACAAAAGCAGTTGTAAAATTAGAGAGATATTATGAATTTTTGTATGACTTATTTGTAGCATTTGTATGGTATGCTGAAAATAGTAAAAATGTTTGGGATGAAGAAGATGAACCAAGAAAACTTCCTTTTAATTTTGTAGATAATTTACCAAGGAAGATAAAATTTTTAAACTATAGCCTTGCGTTGTCTGATGATTATGTTGCGCAACAAGCAGAAGACTATATGAAACTGATGATTTCAAATGGTATAAAAAATGTTGAAGACATGTTTGAAGCAGCAAAGGGAAAAATATACATAATGTAACATGAAAAAATTATTATTAATATTATTATTCGCAAGTGTAATTGCTATTCCATTATTCGGAGAAACAGCAGAAACTCCGGTTCCTCGGCCAGATTCTGTAGAAATGCAAGCAATGGTTAGAGATATTGTAGCTGAATACAATCACTCCGAGTTGCAATTTGCATGTATGCAGATTGATAAAGAAGACCAGTATAATCAAAGTAATTGTGTTTTATTTTGTGGATTGTTTTTTCAGTGTAGAATGAAATTTCTAGAGATGAATTACAGAATAAGCAATCTACTCAGACATTCACAAGAAACTTATGAATACCAATAGAGAGTAATTATGAATTTATTTCAAGATGGTGATTTTATTAGTCACGCAGGACTTCCTCTCAAATGGAAAATTGAATGTGATGCAATCAAAAAAGAGGAATGGGAAACACTAGCTAAAATTATTAGGGAGTATGAGCCAAGAAATTGGAGATTTGCTATAGGTATACCAAGAGGAGGAGTTTCTTTGGGTGTAGCACTAGACAGATACAGTACCAAAGATCCAAATGATCCTGTTTTAATTGCAGATGATGTTTATACTACAGGAAAAAGTTTTAGAGATTATGCCAATAACTTTCCAAATGAAGAAGTTTTGCAATGGTGTGTCTTTGCAAGAAAACCTACAGAGAATAATGTAAAGGCTTTATTCACTATGCCAAATAAAGCCTAAAAAAATTATTTTTCTTCTGCTGGCATTTCTTCTTCTTTATCAGCCATCGGAAGTTTGCAAGCATCCATTAGACCGTGCAATGCTTTTTTCATATCTTCATCTGACATTTCATCAGCCATTTTTCTCAAGTCTTTAGCCATACCTTCTTCTCCAGACTCTACGGCTTTAGTGAGTTTTTTCATTACTTCTTTCATATCTGGTGCTACGGCTTCGCTAACAATATCATCAATCTTTTGATTGATTTCTTCTTCATTGTTTTCCTCAACAGGATTTACAATTTTGTTAACCACTTCTGACATCTTTCTTAAATCCATGAAACCTTTATTTTTTAATTGATTTTCCGATTGGTAATATACCTTATCTAAGAGATAAGTAATTCTTTTTTATATTTATATAAAAAAAACCTTGACTTTTTCAAAAATTCTGCTATACTGGTATTTAACAATTAAGGAGGAACTGTGAAGAAAGTCAGACTTGGAAAAAATTATGCTCTTCTCATGCGCTCAAGGTATGCTGAGAAAAAAGAAAATTCCAAGAAATATTCAAAAAAAGACCGTAGAAAAAATAAAAAACTTGACTTTTGATTTTGTTTCTGCTATACTATTATTATATTAGTTGACAAGAGTGTCTTGTCAGATTCTTCAACTCAATGATGAGGTATGAAATGAGAAGTCTATTCATGATTGCTCTTACTGCTGTTGCTCTTTCTGTTGCATCATGTTCAGGTAGTATTGCTTTGCCTAATGATCCAAGCAATCCATTAGAGCAACTTGCTTATCAACAAGAACTAAAAGAAAACCGACCAGATTGGGCAAACAAAGGTCTTTGGGAAGAAGATGACTATATCTTTCAGGTTGGTCAGTCAATGGTTTATGATACAGAACGTGAAGCAAAAAAACATGCTTACCGTGATGCGTCATTCCGTTTGAGTGAGTATGTAACTCAACAATTGAATGTTGAATTTTCTGAAATGCTTGTTGCTAATAGCACTAGCACAAACACTATCAAGCAAAGCACCGCTTCAAAAGAAGTTTCTAAAACCGTGAGCAATTCTATTATTTCTACAATTGCTCCTCATGAATCCTATGTTGAAGTAAACATTGATGATGAAGAAGTAATCGGATATACGGCTTTTGCTGTAGTCCGTGTTTCTAAAAAATCAATGAAAACAGCAGCAAAGATGGTTAAAAATTCTTATGAAAAATCTAATCAACCGCAAGGTAGTGTTGCCTCTGTTGATGACCTTTAATTTTTTATCAACAACCATAGCTTTTCCCGTGTATGCTAATCCATCATGGACTGAAAGATTAGTGTACAGTATAGATAATGATACATTTGTGATTGGGGAAAGCGAATGGTTTGAAAATAAATATGATGCGTTTCAATCAGCATTTCTTGATGGTTTAAATAAGATTAATGTTATGCAAAATACCGAGATTGAAACAACTTATATTGAAAAAGCATATAATGGAAAAGTCACTTCTGAAGAATTTTCTACAATAAAGTCTTCAAATGATTTTGGTGAAATTGTGATTAAAGATTCTTTTGGTGAAGAAGAGAGAGTATCTGGTTTGCATCGTGTATTCGTTCTTCTTCAAGTTCTTCCTTCGGAAGATTGGTTTGATTTTACAAGATGGTTTGTTGAAATCAAAAATCTACTTTCTTTTAAATAAAGGAGAAATTTATGGCTATGTCAACTTCACTTACTACCGTAGTTAGTCAAATGAATAATATGCGGGAACAAACGGGTGATGCTGTTATTGATGTTAATGATTTGCAGCCAGATGATGCCGATGAAGTTTATTACTACATTGATGATGCCTTGAATCAGTCTGGTTATGTGAAAGGAAGCTCGGCTTCTGTTACCCCAAGTTCAATTGGGTTTGGAACTACAAATAATGCAGAAGATCAAACTATGTATTTGTCTGCTGTAGTTGACCTCCTCCAAAGTGGTTATGATACTCCTCAGTATGTAGTCAATTTCTAAAATTCCTGCCCCATAGAAAAAATGGGGCATTTTCCCCTTGACATTTCCTTCCTATCTGATATACTGATCTTATTGAATGAGTGATTGATTTCTTACCCAATAGAGACAATATGAAAGAAAAATCTTCTGCATCTTTTGTTTCCCACCTAGTTAATTATTATCTACACGATAACCGATCAGTTAAAGTTGATGAACGTCATTCTTGGGATGAACTAGAAGATATTCATGAGCTTGTTGAAGAAATTAAAAGCATTAATCCTGGAAGATATCATGTTCGTAGAAGAGGTAGAGGTCCAAGAAAAATGCATGAAAGTTACAATCGTGAGTATCGGTGTTCTATTCCTTTAGACAAAGCGGCATATGTTGCTGTTTATATTGAGAAAAGGTAAATATGAGAAATGATTTAAAAAATCTTGGTTTGTGGATTTTTAGTATTTCTGTTTTTTTAATTACGTTTCCTTTTATAGAAGCCGCACTTATTTAATTAGGAGTTTATATGTCAACTCGGTCATACATTGGTAAAATGATTAACAATAGTGTACGTTCAATTTACTGTCATTATGATGGCTATCCAGAAGGAGTTGGTCAAACTCTATTAAATCATTATGGAGAAAAAGAATTAGATAAATTATTAGATTTAGGTGGTATATCTTCATTAAAAGATACAATTGAAAGCACTGCATTAACCGCATATCGTGAAGATGTTTATGTTGATGTTAGAGAAGATTACTTTTCAAATGACGGTTCTATGCATATAGATTATAGCTATCTATATGAAGATGGTAAATGGATTGTATATAATCATAATACCAATGAAGAGCATGACCTAAAAAAATTCCTCTTTGGAAAAAATGAAATAAATTCAGAATACTATGGTTCTTGCTGATTTGGGAAATCCGAATTTATTCGGAATATCCCTTGACTTTTCTGTCAGAGATGGTAAGATCTGATCATAGTGATTGAGACAGCAACCCTCCAAAGAGATTCCTCATGCTTCCCATATCAATAGTCAATGAAATCCTCCCCTTAGTCACAAGAGCAATAGATACTGGTGACCTTGAAATGATTGAAGAAGCCCAGAGTATTTTAAAAGGATATCTTGCAGATGATTGGGCCGATGAAGAAGTAAATAATCTTTTCAAAAATTTAAACGGTCTTGTCATTGCCACGGAAGCAGATTGTTATAGGCATGATGAAAATGATGATGAAGATGATGGACAACCATCTGAACTTCAAGAATGGCATGATTTTGATCCAGATTGTTGAAAAACTTTACTCTAACCGAGATTAATCATGGCAAAGCAAAATTTTGATTACGATAAAGTCTATACCGCAGGATGGAAAGACGCAATGGAAGAAATGCAAGAGAAGTTGGTCAAGGAGAAAGAAATATCCGAGCAGTTTCAAACAATGGTCTTGATGCTTCTTGGGAAACTAAAAGAAATAGATAAATAAAGTGTAATTATTTATTTACACTTATAAGGAAAAACTAATGGAAATCAGTAAAAAACTTGTTCAAGATGTACACCGCATAGTTAACGAAGGAAACAAGCCGTTGACAACAGAAATGAAAAAGAAAGTAGAAGAAAGAGCCTTTGAATTGGCTGACAAACACACAAATGTTGATCAAGATAAAGTTGAAAAAATTCTTGAAAGAATGGCAATGAGTGGTGATGACTTAAATGACCTTGAGGCACTTGAGAACGAACTTAGTGCTTTAGGAACAAATTAAAAAAATCCCTTGACTTTTTCTTCAGATGTGCTAAGATCTGATCATAGTGATTGAGACAGCAACTCCAACGAGATTCAGCATGACAGCAAGAAACAAGAAGTTCACAATCTACGGCTACGCAAACAGACAATTGCTTGATGTGACAGAAGTCAAAGGAATCGTTGCAGCAAGAAATATCTCAGCTTTATGGGAAAGCACAGGACGATTCTCAGAAGTGACCTTCAAGCCAAAAAATATTTAAAAAAGTGCTTGACTTTTTCTTCAGATGTGCTAAGATCTGATCATAGTGATTGAGACAGCAACAGCAACCTCAGTGAGACTGACTATGAACAAGCGAGATGACCTTCTACAAATCATCAGCGATATGAACAAAGAAATTGCAGGCTTTCGTCCCTCACTCGCCCAGTTCAACTCCCAAACCGAGACAGAACTTCTCGCAGAGATCGATCGCCTGCAACCGCTAGTTGATGAGGCTGTTGAGCATGAGAAGATGATTGATGCCAAGTGCATCACTCTCTTCAACGATGAAATCACAACCTTCCTTCGGCAAGGTGCTGCCAACCGAACCACCGCAATCCGTTGGATGCTCCAAGCACAGGGCTACGATGAGAGCCCTGAGAATGCGGATTACATCTGCTTCAACAATGGTATCAATCCCTACATTCCGGCCGGCAAAGAAATCTTCGAAGAAGTAGAAGCAGCAATCGCAACTCTATAAAAATCTTAAAAAAAGACTTGACATTATCGTCAAGTCTGTTATGATCTGATCAGAGTGAGTGAGACATAAACCTTCAGCGAGAATCGCAATGTCAAAGCGCAAGACAATTTCAGTAGCAGAGACAGTCAACCAGTTGAACAAGAACCTGCTCAACTCTGATTTTGGGGTAGATTTGGATAGAACAGAGGGTAGAGCATTTCGCCAAGGCATCTGTGCTGCCATTGAGCAAATTCTGTTTTCAACAGGTCAGTATCAAGGCTTTCGCTACATTGACAAGAATGGGGAAGCCATCAAGCCATATGCTTGGGGTTGTAACTATTCAAAGTTGACCGACAAAGTTGAAGAACAAGTCGCCGCTTTTGAAGGAAGTGATGACACACGCCGCCAATACCTCATTGGGAGAATAAAATGAGTATTCATCAAACTAAACCTAATGTTAATCCTATAGAATTGGAAGACTTTAACATTTATTCTAATGTTTTAGAATATCCAGAAATTACTGAGGAAGAGTGGGATGCTCACACTCTTGCTTGGATATATGAAAATGAACAAGACCGTTTTGCCTCTCAGCCAGAAAGTGAACTATGATTATTAATCATCTTACAGACACTGACTTTGAAATTATTGTAACTTGGGAAGCAGTAGAAGAGAAAAAGCTAAAAGCTAAAAGCAAAAAGAAATCTATTTCAAAACCTTCTACTGTATCAGCACCAACCAAGTCACGCAAACTGACAATGAATGAATTTTATAATTTACTTGTTGCGACAAAATATACATTGAAAGACGGTAAAGTTATTTACAGACCAAGAAATAAAAAAACTGTAGATAAAATGTATAAGTCAGTTAAGAATGGGAGTGAACGTGCTGGCTTTACTGAAACCGAAGCACGTAGAAGAAAAGTAATAATAGTAGATACTGAAGATAATGTTTTAACTGAGCATTAAGTAAGAATTATTTTTATTAATAGGACCATCCTTTAATAAGACTGATTGATTTATACTTGAGATTTGAGTATTATCAACTACATTATTAATAAACGGAATTGTAGCACCGTTGATTCCTCCATTTGACCTCCCCTCGGCAGTTCTAATTCTCATTTCAGAATCTAGAGATTTTTTAACTGCCAATTCCACTGATTTTTCATAAGCTATTTTTTGTATTTCTATATCTCTAATCGCATTTTTTTTATTTTTATCATTCATTTTTTGAACAGTAGCTACTGCATTATCTCTTAGATCACTTAATGCTAAAGTCAATTCTGGATTTTGTTTAACACCTGTATAATCTCCAACAATTAATCTTTGTCTGGAAAATGCTATGTTACCAGCACTTGCTGATTCTGGATATTCCTTTTTCAATAATATTCCACTTTTCATCATTTTACTGGCTTTTTCTTGTCTTTCTGGTGATTGCTCATATGTATCAGAATTTATGATTTCATATCCAGCAGCATCAAAGTCTCCTTTTGATATGGCTTCAAGCATTTTTACATAACCATCTGTTTTATTAAGCACACCATCCGTACCTACTTGATACGCTAGTGATAACATAACAGCCTTTCTAACTGCAGAACCTTCACCAGCTAAATTGGCAAAAACACTATTAGCACTTAGTCTATCATATCTTTCTTTTATTATTTTTCGTAATTTAGTTAATGCTCTAGATTTACCCTCATCACCTCTATAAAAATATTTTTCATCAAATCTCATACCCTTTGTTCTTTCATTTGTTGATTTAAATCCTTTTGTACTGTCTAAAGGAAGAACATTTTCTTTACCAAAATTAAATCCATATCCTACAGCATAACCGTTCCCATCTGGATAAGGATCAGGTTCAAAACCTTCTTCTGTTTTTATTATCCTTTCCGCCAAAGATAAAACATTATCTTCAGTTGGTTTAGAAGTGTCTGTTTTTTTATTTGAAAAATCTATGTTACCCAAACGGATATCCCGTAATAGCATAAGATCTCCAAGCCAAGTCCCGTATTTACCACCGTATGCCATTTTTGCTGTTAAAAGTTTATTTGCGTTAATATCCGTTAAACCCATTAGTGATAATACACCACGAAAACCAAAATTTACAAGAGTCTGCTGGGCAGAAGATCGGATTCTTTGTCCTTTTGTTAGTTTTTCTTCAGGACCTAACATTAAATTATCTCTTACTTTATCATCCTCTATGTAATTTCTAGCCACATCGATGGCAGCAACAATACCCAAACCTTTATTAGCAACACTTAAACCTGTAGAACCTACACTCTTTCCAATCCTTGACAATATTGATTTAGGACCACTATCTACAATAGTTTTTGCCGATTTAGACAATATATCACTCGACTTTACTTGACCCATTACTGAAGGTGGAATAGAAGAAGGTGATGGTAGTAAACTTTTGGGTAAATTAGGAATTAAATTTTTTAAATTAGAAACCGCAGTTTTAACAGAATCAAATACTGAATTAAATCTGATACCAAAATCTTTAATTAAAGTTCCAATCCCACTCATAATTTTAGGAGAAGGCATATCATCTATTTTTATAAAATTTGATATATTTTTAAAAAATGTAGTAACTGCTCTTAATTTATCCGTGAATGAAGGGGTAACTATTTTATCTATTTTAGGAAATTTTTCAAAAATGTTTGTTTTAATAGATTTTAAAAAATCAGTAAGTTTTGTTAAATTTGTAGTAAATGCATTTGTTATGTTTGTTAACTTTAATTTAGATAATTTATCTGTAGTTTCACTAATCCAAGTGCTAATATTTTTAAAACTAGTTTTTAAACCGGCAAACCCCTTTGGCATTTCAAGAGTTTTAAAAATATCAATAAAACTTTTAATGGATTTAATAACTGAACGTAATTCTGGTGCATTATCAACAAGGTATGCACCTAAACCAGCAATTGCTGCTAAACCTAACGCCTTTAGTAATTTTGGTATTAAAAGAGCAGAGCCAATTGTACCAAGTATACTAGAAATTATACCACCTTCTTTTTTTGGATCTAAAACTCCACTTCCTTTGCCTGATAAAGCCTCTAAAATCTTTTTTAACAAATCATTAGTTGTCTCCTGTCTTTCTGTATTCTCTCTTTTATCTTCAAGCTGAGATTGAGTTAATTCTCTTCTTGAACCAGCAGGCGATCTTCCAGTAAATCCACGATATGCATTAGCAGCATTCATTCCAAATTTTACAAGAGAATTATTTTGAAATCTGTCTATGGCACGTTCCCTTAAATCACCAGCAGTTGCTCTCATGATACCAGAAGCACTAAGATTCAATAAAGATTGTGCTCTATTTGTAGGATTGGAAGCATTGTTGATTGCGTTTCTTTGACTAGTAGATACTCCTCTATTAGAAGAAAAGTTTTTAGATAATGCTTCTAATGACTGAGTTTGTTTTTCGTCTTGTTCTGAAGATTTTTTATTATCCTCAACTAACTCCTTTACTTGACCTGCTAATTCTTTAATACTCTTAGTAAGTTCTGTAGTGTTGAGTTCAACTATTCCCCCGTTTAATACTGGTAGTGTAGTGCTAGGCATTTTTTCTTTGTTGTTCTTCTAGTTGTTTTTTCTCAAGGTAATTGTTTAATAACTCAAGGTACACCGCTCTTTCATAAGGAAACATATTATTTAGTTCCGTTATTGAAAAATTATGATGATACATTAATTCAAAATTCAAAGTATAATGATTAATCAAAGAATCATTACTCATAGCTATAAAAAAAAATTCTGGAATCCTTCTATTGTAACTTTCTCTTTACATCCACACTGTGAACATATGTAATTAACAGTGTGAGTTAAAACTGGCATGTTATCAAAAAATTCTTGTATTTGACCTATTTGATTTTGATTCATGCTATAAACAAACTTGATTAACTCTTCATTAGAAACATCTTCTGGATTATAAGTACCTTCTTTATCATAAATTGTTTCTATACAGTTAGCAATTAGTTTTATAAAAGCATCAAAATCATCATCTGCTTGAACAGCAACTGATTCAATTGTTGGATATCTCATGAACACACCAACATTTTCATCAAGCTGAAATTTATTATTTGTATTTTCTGGCTTGCTAACCTTTATATCTTCTATACTAATTTTAGCTTTTTCTTTATATTCACACTGTTCACCTTTACTATTAGTTTCCATTGGATGTTTTAATAGTAACTCTATTTCTTCACCTGTTGACTTTGCACGTATATTTAAAAAGAAATATTCAATATCAAAAGTCGGAAGCTTCATAACATTGATTTCGGTCTGCACACAATTATTAATAATCTGTCTCATTGCACGAAGAATATCCGCACTTTCAGTTGATTCTTGTGCGGTCAATAATATTTTTTCTTCTTCAACTGTAAATGGTCTAAAAACTATTTCTTTATCATTTGAAGGCAATCTCAATGAATAGGTAATTCTATTCAACTTTGGTAAAATCATTATATCCTCTCATGTATTTAAAAATTATCTATATAATTCCAGCTGCCAGAAATAATTCTTGTGCGTCTAAGTCTGCAGCCGCAGCCTGCTCTATAGATAAAGCATTTAACTTAGGCATAATATAATTTATTTTCTCATAACTAAAATCTACATTAAACTTAACAAAATCTTTAGCGTCATGTCTAAATTGTATTGCTCCTACTGACTTTGGATAACAATTAATTAAATCTACTCCATATACAAAACCTTTCTTTGAATCACTGTTAAAGCTGACATTTTCTATAAATTTACTGTACCGTGATGCTGGCTGTGAATCGTGTATTTGTCTTATACGAATATCTGTTACATATGTATTTTGAAAAGCAAAAAATCCTGTTTCTTTAGAATGTATTAGATCCATCCAATTAATAAAAAAATTATATAGTTCATATTTCTCATCTACTCTTATGTTTACACTAATATTTCCATCTCCATAGTTAGTTCCTGTCGGTACCTCAAAACGAAAGCCGTTGGAAAAAACATATGCTTCTGTATTTAATCCTCTTGATGGTATAGTAATATTTTCTGAATATATGAATATATCTTTTAATTTATTTTCTAAATCATTTCCTTCAGCTAAATCAAGAGTGGCTCTCCAATTATCACCAACAATATCACCTTTATTTAAATCTATTTCAAAATGAAACTTAGATAGATAATTAACTCCGGTTATTTTTTTACCAATGTCCGAAACATTAAATCTTTTTTGATTTGAAAAGGGAGTGCTCATAAACCTCTTGCCTTTCTTGCTGAATCTCTCCATACAAAAGAACTGCTTCTTTTCTGGAAACTTTCTAGTGGTAAGAATATTGTACGTATCCACTCATCTGGAGGTATCTCTATCATTTGTCCACGAATCTTATTTAATAAATATCTTTTCAAACATGGTTTAAATTCACGATACCTTGATGCTTCATTTAATGTTGAGTATTGTAGATCCATATATGTTGAATATGTTGTTTTTTTTAGCATATTATCAAACAATCTAGTAAGTAAAATAGACCTAGAACGTAGTGGTAAGTAATGCATATTTATGCCAAGAAATCCTTTTTCTTTCATATTCATAATAAACGCAACTGGAAACGCATCATAATAAGGTAATGTTCTTTTATACTTTGGGTCATAGAACCAGCAATATAAAGAACCTGGTCTAATGTCAGAACCTCTATAAATTCTTCTATTTAAATTATCATTATAAAAAGTAGTAGGTCTTTCACGTAATCCAACAATACGATTTGTAGGATAAAGTACCTGATTTATTTTTTCACGAAACCAATTTTTTGTATCTATTAAATTCTTTTTTACTTGACTATCACTTTGTAATATATCATCAGTTTGTTGATTTATATTTCTCACATAACTCCCAATAAGAAAGGTTGTTCATCATTATCTTTTAGATTTTCAAATCTGCACTTAACCTTTAAAACTCTACTAATATCTTGACTATTTGTACTACAGTAAATTGTAGTTCCTCTACCAGTTCTCAATCCTATTAATCTTTGTATTATATATTCACCAACTCCTTTTCCTCTATGTTCTCTATCAACAACAATATTATCTAATTCAAATATATATTCTGAAGATAGTTCTTCATTATCAGCATCTTTAAATATTTGAATTTTCTTTTCTAGATTTGGTTTTCTTATCATTCCAAATCCAATAGTTTTTTTATTTTGTTTATTAACTACCATTGCTATTGCTTGAGCGTTCATAATATCATCTTTGATATCTTCTTTAGTAAATTTATTGTTAACGGATAACATGCTCACTGCTTGATTTATATTTTCAACGGTAGCAGTTTCAGTTGGCTTACCAACAAATACATTATATAAAACTGTCATATTAGCCGTCATTGCGGCGTTTTCTAAAATTTCTTGTACTATATTTGACATATGTATTTTAGAATGTTCCACAATCAATGACTGTATCACTGATTGTGCTATTAGTTATTGTGGCATTATTTGAAGTTACATTTTCAAAACTACCGGAATCAACTACAATATTGTTAGCTTCAAAATCGCCAGCAAGAGTGGCTCTCATTGTAGCAGTATTAAATCCTGTCATTGTTGTTCCTGGCTCTGAGGTGTAGTCTTTGAATATATAAAAGACCCCATCAGTAGCATCTCTAAAGATACCAGCATATAAATCGGAACTTCCATTATTATATTTACCTGCAAATCCTGTATCTGTAACATCAGCAGCATTATTTGAACTAAGTAGAATTATATTATCTTCCACAGTCAATGTCTGTGCATCTAGTGTAACAGTATTGCCCGTTAAGAATAAATTACCATCTACCGTTAAATCTTTATTAACTGTTAGATTTTCAGTAATAGTTGTGTTACCATTAAAGGTAGTTGTTCCACCAAGTGTAGTATTGTTACTTGTTAAATTATTTGCACTGGAATCTATAATAGTAACAGAATCTAATGCAGTACTAGTCATTGTACCAGAAGTTATTGCTGCATTAGCAATTGTTGCATTATTAATTTGAGGAGATGTTAATGTTTTACTTGTTAATGTCTGTTGTGCAAGAGTTCCGACAAATTCTTGATCGGCGCCAGCTGGTAGTGTTAATATATTTGTTACACTAGCTGAATGTGGTTGAGCTATTATGGTTTGACCATGAGAATTATCATGACAATTTAATTTAAGTTGACCAGTAACAGAAGAACCATCACCTCTTAGAGTTAATAAATTTTCTATACTTGGTGCATCAAGTGTTTTACTAACAAGTGTTTGTGTAGCAGTAGTTCCTACTATCTCTTGATTACCACCAGGAGGTAATGTTAATATATTTGTTACACTAGCTGAATGCGGCTGTGCAATAATAGTCTGTCCATGAGAATTATCATGACAATTTAATTTAAGTTGACCTGTAACAGAAGAACCATCTCCTCTAAGTGTTAATAGATTGTTAACACTCGGAGCATCAAGTGTTTTACTTGTTAATGTTTGTTGTGCAACAGTACCAACAAGTTCTTGATCAGCACCGGCCGGTAATGTTAATATATTTGTTACACTAGCTGAATGTGGCTGTGCAATAACAGTTTGGCCATGAGAATTATTAGAGCAATTTAATACTAATTTACCGCTTGTACCAGAAACACCTAATACCTTTATTTCCTCAGTAGCTTCTGTTTTAACTAATGAAGTAAACGTATTTGTTGTAATATTGTTTGCAACTATATCATTTATAGTTGCTGTGTTACCAGTATAATTATTTGCATCTACATTTATAATAGTTGCTGTATTACCGGTGTAATTATTTGCATCTATATTATCTATAGTTGCTGTATTACCGATATAATTATTTGCATCTATATTTTCAATAGCAGTTCTAAAACTAATAGAACCTGCATCAAGGACATCAACACTTAAAGTTGTGGCATGTGCATTAAATAAATTAGAATCATATATTTTTGCAAAATATAAAGTAGCATTATTACTCAATAAATTATTTGCAACTGCATTATAAATGGTTGCTGTATTTAAGACAGCATTATTACTTGTAATATTGTTAGCGGTTGCAGTTTCAATAACAACAGAATTTAGTGTTGCATTATTGCTTGTTAAATTATTTGCAGTGGAATCATCTACTATACTTGAATCATATATGGTAGAATTATATATGCTTACGCTTCTTATAGTTCCAAAGTTTATGTCTACATTATTTGCAGTTATGTTATTTGCAAATGAGTCATGTATTGAGGCATTATTAAGAACGGCACTATTTAAAGTTGCATTATTACTTGTTAAATTATTAGCAAAACTATCATTCAAATGAGAATTAGTTATCGTGAAACTATCTATTGTTCCAGTATTTAAAGTAGCATTGTTACTTGTTAAGTTATTTGCAAAACTATCATTTAAATGAGAATTCGTAATAACTACATCATCTAGAGTTCCTTTATGTGCTATGATAGTATTTGCTTCTATGTCAGCAAATAAGGTAGCTAACATTGTTGCACTATCAAAACCTGTCATTGATACTATAGGCGGTTCTGTAGGATAATCTTCAAATAAGAAAAATTTATTATTTGTTGCATCCCTAAACAACCCCGCAAAAGCAGGAGTTCCGCTTTCATTGTATCTACCGGCAAATCCCAAATCAACAACGTCTGTAGTATTATTCGCAGCAAGAACAATAATATTATCTTCAACAGTTAATGTTTCTGTTAATATTTGAGTTGAGTTACCATATACAAAAAGGTCTTGTTCAACAACTAAATTTCCTTTTACTTCTGCATTATCGTATACAGTAAGTGGAGCATTGATATCTACTTTTTTGTTAAATGCAGATTCACCATCAACTGTTGTTATTGTATTAGAAGATACATTTAATTGATCACCTTTGAAGAAAGCATTACCACTTATATCTACTGTAGTATTATTTGATACAGTGAAGTTTTCTCCTAGATAGGTAGTATTGCCTCTAAAAACTACGTCACCATTTATATCAACTTGTCCATTAAGAACAATTGGTCCATCAAACGTAGATAAAGTATTCGCAGAAACATTTAAAGTATTACCATTGACAAAAGTATTATTTTCTAAATTAACAACACCTTCAAAAGTTGATGTAGTATCAACTGAAACATTTAAAGTATTGCCATTAATAAATGTGTTATTGTTTAGAGTTACAAGACCGTCAACAGTTGTTACTGTACTAGTAGATACATTAAGATTGTTACCATTAATAAATGTATTATTGTTTAAAGTAACAAGTCCATCAAAGGTAGTAATTGTGTCTGTAGAAACAGTTAATGTATTACCATTAAAAGAAGAATCATTATTTGCAAATAATTTTCCTGTTAAAGTAGTAACTGTATTGTTGGATGTTGTTAATTCTGAACCAAAAAATAATGTAGGTGATTTTATATTAACAAGACCAGCGTCAGATACATTTAATACTGTTCCTGTAGAAAAGCTGAAATACTCACTGATAAGATCGTAAGATACAATTGATGAATCAAATGAACTTATATTTTCTATGTTAATTATTTGAAAAAATTCTTTGAATCTTAAATTAGTATTGGATGTAAATAATCCATTTGCCACTTGAAGAGTTTCACCAACTGTTGCACTTTTAGTTATATGTGCATTTGCGTTTGCATAAAGTAGATTGTTATTAGCGGTATCAATATTAAAAACGAAATCACTTGTTGTAGATACTGAATTAGTACCATTTCCTAACATCACATAATCTTTTTCTATGTCATATCTATCTGTACCTCCACGATTAACATTTAATACTCCGGATGTATCCAAATTTAAATTTACTAGAGTCGCATCACCAAGTTTTATATCTTGAGATCCTAAACGAATAGAAAAATTCTTTAGCATAGAATTTTCTATATAACTATTATTAATCTCGGAATGACCATTTGCAAAAAATTTTATGGCTCCGGTGGTGCTTTTATTTTCAAATTTATTATTTGCACCTACAATTAATAATTGTCCAGAAGATACTGTGTTTGCTGAAATTGTTTCTAGATAATCTAACCACTCATTTCCAATATAGTCTTTTACTGCTTTAGCTGAAACTAATTTTGTATCGGCTACATTTGGAAGAGTGTTGCTTGTGATAACTTCTGTAATATTAGCAGTAGCTAATGGTACACCATTTACTTTTAAGTTTTCAATATTTAAATCATCAATTGTATTATTTGCGCCTGCTATAATAACATTACCAGCAAATACTTGACCAGCTTTTGCCGTTCCATTATCATCTAATACATTATCAAATAAACTTAAAAATGTCTTTCCACCAATTAAAAGAGGTTCTTGACCTAATTCATCACCTATGAATAATTTATCAGAAGAATATGAATAAGCTAATTCTGCTCTTTGTAAAGTACCGGTATTAGGAGTTGGTTTGGAGGTTGAGCTTTTAATTAGTATTCGTGAAACGGTTTCAGGCATGATACGTGCTGCTATTTTATTTTTTTTAAAAAAAGAATATAGTTGTGGGAATATAATTATTCTTTTTTATTTATCTTATTCCAAAAAGAAGGAGGGAAATTTAAGACTTCTGATTTTCTATCATTTCTAATAGTTCTTTAGTAGAACCAACAATCAAATTATTTACTTGAGTATTTTTTTGTTTTGATCCTTTAACTTCTTTAATTTTTTTCTTTTTGGAATGTATATCAATAAGTTGCGATGAGCCATCAATTATATTTTTCATTAGTTGAGAATATGATTCATATAATTTACCATTTTCATTTAAAATTGCTGCTTGCCCAAGTTCTTGTAAAACTTCATTTGATTTCATAATTGTTTCACGTATAGTTTCTTGGGCAAAATCAAAGTCATCATCGACGGAATTTTCTTCTTCAGGTATTGCTACATCATTAAATTTTGAAACTTTTTGAAGTTTTCTCTCTTGTCCCTCTTCTATTAATTCATCAGGAACATAGCAAACTTCTTCTGGTTTAATCATCGCCGATGACATATTGGTCTTTTGGTGGTAGTTTTGATGATAAGTCTAGGTTTAGTATATTAAAAGCTCCGCCTGCTGATTTTCTAGTTCCTCCTGATGATTGTTTGTCATCTTGTGTTGCTCCTTCCAACTCTGTTCCTGGGTCAGTTGTGATATTAAATTCACCCATTACAGCATCACCCTCACCCATTCTTTTTCTTACTTCTTCAAGTGCTTCATGCGTTTCTTGATCGTATGGAAGAACTATAGCCTTTGGAACGGTCTCCTTTTCTAAAATAACCCACATATTAATAGTTGTTTCTTCTGGTGCAATATAATATGACAATAAATAAAATTTCTCTTCATTAGTTTTTGCAACTGGATATCCAAACAAAGAATCTAGATAAAAATAACTTCCAGCTGTAAAAATAAGACTAAGAGGTATAACGTATATTAAATGTATACTTCTTTTTAATTCTATCAAAAGATATAAAAATACAGAAACTAAAAATATAGAAAGTGTTACTAAGTATATCATGATATTCTCCTATGTTCCATCATCATTGTTATCATCATCATCATCAGTTTTAGGTTGACCAGGATGTGAACCTTGAAGGCTTTGTCCAAAACTTGTTGAAGGTGGTAAGTCATGTCCTACCATTACTAGTGCCTTTGGTAACTCATTTACATTAGTATAATATCCATTTGGTTTCATTGTAAATCTTGTAAAAGTTCTTTCTTCACCTTTTTTAAATATTTTTTTAGTACCAACATAAACTTGTGAATATGGATTTAACTTTAAAACCTCAACTGTTATTTCTACTGATAAATCGCTTTGATATGGACCTCTTCCAAAATAATAATGTGCATTTACAACATATTCGCCAGGCTGAAATCCTCTTATATTTACAACTTCACGATTTAAGTAGACAATTTCTCCCGCATTTGGACCACGAACAATTCTATCATTACGATGACCTAAATCATCACGGTCTAAGTTCATAAATCCAGCCATAGGTTGTCTAAATCCTACAAGACCACTTGGACCTTGTACCCATAAATCAATATCAACGTCTTTATCTGCATCCCAACTCATTATAATCATATACTCAGCTTTAGCTTCTACGTTATCTTTTTTTGTTGGATCATTAATTAATAAAAAACTTACAACAAAAAGAAAAACAAAACCAAGTATGAGATTAAATAGCAGGTCTATGAAAGCAAGATTACTGCTGTATTTTCTCATCTTCTACCATTACTAATTGACTTTTAATTAACACACTACCAATAAGACCAACTAAAGTTGTGAGTAGTGCAGTACCCATACCCTGCGCCATTCCGCCTAAACTTTCTTGAACTGCTTGTGCATCCTCTATATTTAAATCCACAAACACAGAATATAGCATGAATATAAAACCAATAACCGTACCAATCATTCCTAAACTAATTAATAATTCACTTACAAACCATTCTTTTTCAAAGCTATATTCTTTAATTTTCTTTATTTTTCCATACCATATCTTGTAACCAATAACTATAGTGCTAATTATAAATAAAGATAAAATTACTAAACTTAATTTTGTAAGGTCATTATTAAATAAAAACATATGAAAATTAAAATAAATACTAGTTGCTATTCCCATAACTGTCAATGTTATTAACAACCACCACTTCAAAAAAATACTCATTTGATTCTCCTTTAGATTACCATTTATCAAACCAAAGCATTACATTACCTATCGGTGTTTCAACACCAGGAAGCTTTACGACATATTTTTTCATGTCTGGATGTGCTTCAAATAAAGCTAACTCCAAATATTCAATCATTGGTTCAGTTTTTAATTTTTTATACAAATCCATAACTTCCATTGGACTGTCAGCAATAAAAAGAGCAATTTGTAAATCATTGTATGCCGTGAGTTTAACTCCATATTTTTTTGCTATTGCTTCTGCTTTTTCCATATTTTTCATTTCTGCTACAACATAATCAAATGAAAAAGCATACACATCTTCTTTAGATGTATAAAAGAGTGGATATTTTTTTCCACCTCTTTCAATATGTTTAACAATGTTTACAAATGTTCTACCATTTCCTATATAGGTATCCGAATGAAGTTCTGCCTGAGTGGAAAATGCTAAAATCGTAGATATACAAAGCATTACAAATATACTTTTAATATATTTCATCTATTCTCCTTACTTAGTTTGGCAAATACGCCCACTCTAACCAACTATTACCATCGGTATAGAGTTCTTTAGCTTTTACTGTTTTACTTAACACTTTATATTCATCATTTAAATTCGCTTTGCCATGTTCCTTTGCATAACCTAAAACTGTTGTTACCCAGTCACCAGGATTAATTTCGGTGATTTCCTTATCTTTTTCCTCTTTTTCTTTTTCTATTTTTTCAGCTTCATTATGCAACCAATCATAATACTGTTTCTTTGGAATACTTAATCTTTCAAAAGCAGGATGAACCTTTTCTCTTTTCATCCACATTTTTTTAGCAGTATTAATTATACTTAATCTTTCTTCTTTTGATTTTACATGCGGAACCGCACGATACATTTTAACTTTACTTTCTGGTTTATTTTTGACACTGTCAACTATAGCATATGCTTTATTATCAAGGTTGCTTCCGGTTCCATAATATCTTAATCCATTAGAAGAATATACATCTTTTGGATATATACCATTATCCGTTAAATCATTTAAAGGAGCCGCTTGACTTTTTGAAGGTGCTTTGTGTTCACCTTTATAATCTTCTTCTACTATAAATTGTTTAAATGATTTCATTGTTTGCCCATGCTTCTTCTCTTTCTCTTTGTGTATCGTATGTTACTCCTTCATATATAAATTCTTTAAAACCAAAGTCATCACTATCTTCATAACCATATATTTTTATTAAACTATGCTCATTCCTTGGATCAGTCATAGCATTACTTGCTCTTTCGTCTTGTAAATTACCACCATATTCTGTTTGAACGGTATTTCCTGTGTTATCAGTTAAAGCTACTTTATTTTTGGTATATAAATCTCCGGCGGTTGCAAGAGTGTGTGTTTCTACAAAAACAGTATTTACTCTTGGATAGCTTTTTATTGGTGGAAAAATATAAGATTTTGCAGTTAGAGAAAGGTCAGCTATTAATAATCTTCTTTCTTGCAATCCCTGGTAATCATCTTGCCAATTCACTCCATTGAGTAATAATGGAACATCAATATTTAAACTTAGTTCTGGTATAGCTTTGTATGTAATATTTAAATTAGGTGTAAAATAAGGTAAAATCTTTTCAACAAGTTGTGTAAGGTCCTCTGCATATTTAGTTACAATAGAAACAGTAAAATCAAAGTTATACGGAACTCCGTTGTACATTATAAGTGCATCTTTTTTATTTTTTTCATCTTTTGTAGGTCTTCCTCTACCACCAGTTTTTGGCAGCTGGCGCTGACCGTCATAACTTAACCCATCAAAAGAAAATCCAATACGAGGAATTGTATAATTAGTATTTTTAGAATCTATATCAGGTACTTCTCTTACTAGTGTTAACAATTTATCACGATTTGAAAAATTTATTGGTACACTAATTTTCTCTTCAATTATATCTGTTTTATGATTTTTTCTTACAAGTAACATTTTAGAAAACAAAGAACCAATTACAACCACCAAATTTCTTATAGTTTGGTGGTACTGGTCTTGTTCGCTTACAGAATTAGTAAAAAACATTTTTCTCTTATGCTAAAGGATTTGTTGGATCCCAGTCAAGTAATTGATCACCTTCATCTCTAAATTGTCTATTAGTTTCAAGTCTGACAGATTCACTATTTTTATTATCAATATGGTCTATCAATTCTGAGATTTTTGCCTGAGCATTAGTTTTTTGACCAATGACAATTTCATTAACAGAGAACAAACCATTTAGATGGTTTACTGCCAACACTTTCTTTCTTGGATAGAACTTTTTAACAGTACCTTCAAACTTTGTTGTTTGTCCAATTACTTGTTCTCCAGCAGCAAATCTGCCTACTATATCCACAATTGGAATTTCTAGAGTATGTATTTCTTCATCAGCTTCATCAATATGTTTAACATCAGTATGTATTTGCTCATGACTTGGAGTATATAATTCACATGACAATCTATAACCTGGAAATATACCAGCTTGTAGAAATCCGGGAGCTTGATAATCAACAAAAGTAATTGTATAAAGTCTATCATCTATTGGAAAATAAATCAAGTCTCCTTCTTTTGGTCTTTTATAATTTTCTATTTTTAGTTCATCAAATCTTCTCTGAGATACTACTAAAGAAATTGTCTCTTCTATTTGAACACCAAATTTACCAAGTAGCGCATCTCCCATATAATCATCAGGTTGTTCCAACATCATTTCTATTAAGTATGATTCTGTAAATCTTTGATCATCATCTGAACCAAAAATTAAATCATAATTAAAACTTTCTTTAGGTAAATAGGATACATTAACACCAAGAATTTGTATTATTTCATCATGCAAATCTTGTACTAGATTTTGCTCACCTTTATATGCATAATGATTAAAGTGTATGTTTGCTTTCATTTATTATTTTTTACTTAAATTATGGTGCGTAATTCCAAAATCACTAGAAAGAATAACTAATTTTTTTAATTTATCAAAAGACTTATCATCACCTTTTGTATCTTCTTTTAAACCACCTTTATTTAATTGCGAAACTTTACCATTGAATTCAAAAAATATATTTCCATAAGGATTTTTTTCAGTTTTCAAAAGATCAAATACATGTGTAAATGCTGCTTTATCAACTTTAGAAACTTCTGCTTCATTTAATAATTCACCATTCACATCCTCAATATATGATGCGGCTATTTGTTCTTTTTCTTTAGTTTCTTCTTTCTTTTTATTACCAGTTAATGCATTCATATAATCACTTTTTACGAAATCACTAACTTTCATAAACTTAACTTCTGCCGGTAAATCAATATCAAAAAATGTATTAACAAAATCATACATAGTAAACATTCTTCTAAGTATATCAGCATCAGAAGTAGTCATTGATAATACTTGTTTCATGTAATCGTATGCAGTTAATTTTGTAATTTTCTTTGAAAATTTCTTTTCATCTCCAGCACTCATAGGCGTAGGAGATTTTATATAAACTTCATTTCTAGTTGAACTTTTTATAAATAATTTATTCAGTGGTTTATCTGCATGTAAAGACATCATATCTTTTATGCCATTGGTTAAAAAATACTTTCTTAATTTAACAACCACACTTACATTTTTGTTGTTAACCGCATTAACTATATCTTTTAAAAAGTTTGTTGCAACATCATCTACAATAAAATCAGAGCGAATAGGAACAAACATAAGTTTACTTCTAACTTCTCTTTTTTTCTGATTTTCTATTTTTCTTTCCTCATCTTCTTTTTTCTTTTTTTCACGTTCTTTAATTGCACTAGCATCATCACCTGTTAAATATGCTCCAAGTTCATCTTTAGCTTCTTTATTCAAAGATGCCGGTAAGTAAACATCAAATAGTTCTGGTTTAAAATTTATTATTTTTTGTGTTGATTTTACTTGAAGTGCTACACCTGTATCAGTTTTCTTATTATACAGTTTATTCAAATGATCATATGGACCTTCTTTTTTCCCATTAATTAGATTGTCCATCATTATAGTAGCTAGTGATTCAAATGTACCAACTAAAACCCAAGCGTTCTTTTCTATAGACTTTTTTAGAAAATTAAAATAACTTTCTTTAGTGCTTAATTCTGAGGGTTTTTTCTTATCTTTGTAATACTCTTCTATAATAGGATAAAATTTTGCTATAAACTCCTGAGCATTTTCTGTAATCAAAACTTCTTTAATATATTTTTTATTATCTTCGGCTTGTTTGAAAAAAGTTTTAACTTCTGCTGGTAATTTTGAAGAACTTTTTCTTATCTTAGTTAAAACCTCTTGAAGTTTGTTCATGTCATCTAAAACATAAATCCTATATGCATATTCACTACCTGTAGGGATTCTTGTATTTCTATTCTTAGCTATTGGATATATTTTGATATCAGAATCATCTTTTACTCCAGCGGCCTTTTTTGCATACTTTAGAGTTGTAGTATTAACAATCCAAGGATGAAATTTTTGCTTATTAGGATTTGTCAAACCTTGATAAATTGTTCTTGGTAAACTTTCAGGTGTTTGTGCTGAAGCAGAAGACATGTATATGTTTCCAGGTTTTACAATGTTTTCACTTTCTGGCTTGCATACGTTGCTATTACATTTTACTACAAAGTCTTTCCACATAGACATTTTCAAAGGTTTATTCAGTTTTTCATTCTGTGTTCTCAATGAACCCCAAAACAGATCAGGATCACCTTCTGATCCAGGTCTATATTTAATACCAAAATATATATTACTCTGACCAGGTTTGTTTAAAGAATCATACTCAACAAAATATAAATAAAATCCTTGCTTAGTATCACTTCCAATTAATATGTCTTTTTCTTTTGTTGAAACAAACTTTCCCATAGGAACATCTTCACCTATAAAAACACCTTCATCAACAATTGTAGAGTTCTCTTTTAAAAAATTTAAAAAACTTTTCATTTGACAATTTCCTTTAAAAATAAATAAGTATGCAGTTTTATATTATTTATCCAATTACAAAAAGGTAGTTTTAAATGACAGTAGATTTACAAAATTATAAAAATAATCCAAAGTTAAAAAGAGTTGGACAAGACATTCCCTTTACCAAAAAACAAATATTAGAGTATGTTAAATGTAAAAATGATGTAACTTATTTTCTAAACAATTATTTTCAAATTGTTACTATTGATAAAGGAAAGCAAATAATAAAATTATGGGATTATCAGGAAGATATAATAAATCTTGTTCACCAAAATAGAAACACTATAGTTTTATCAGCTAGACAGATTTCTAAGACAACTACTATTTGTGGATATATTCTTCATTATATTTTATTTAATAGTTCTAAAAATGTTGCTATATTAGCAAATTACATGAAAACGGCAAGAAAAAGTTTAAGACTTATTAAGCAAGCTTATGAGCATATTCCATTGTGGATGCAACAAGGTGTGTTATCTTGGAATGTCAATTCAATTGAGTTAGAAAATGGATGTATGGTGATGGTATCAGCATCTACAGGAGATAGTATACGTGGTGAAACAATTAATTTTCTTTATGTAGATGAGTGTGCTTTTGTTGATAACTTTGATCTATTTTGGTCTGCGACTTATCCCACAATATCATCTGGTACATCATCTAAGGTTGTAATGACTTCCACACCAAAAGGATTAAATCATTTCTATAAGTTTTGGACAGAAGCTGAATCTGGTATAAATGATTTCATTCCATACAAAGTTATGTGGCATCAAAGACCTGATAGAGGTGAAGAATGGAAAAAGAAAACCATTGCACAATTTGGAGAAGAAAAATTTTTAGTAGAACACTGTTGTCAATTTTTGGGAAGTACCGCAACTTTAATAGCTTCTCATAAATTGAAAGATATGGCAATTGAAAAACCTAAGAAAGAGACTGAGAATTTAAAAATATACAAAGATGTAGAAGAAGAACATGATTATGTAATTGTAGCGGATGTTTCAAAAGGTAGGGACAAAGACTATTCAGTATTTTCTGTAATAGATGTTTCTATGAGGCCATTTAAAGTAGTAGCAGTTTTTCGTGATAATACAATACAGCCGATAATCTATGCAAGAACAATACATAATGTTGCGTTAAAATATAATCAAGCATATGTTTTAGTTGAAGAAAATAATATAGGTTCTCAAGTAACAGATGTGTTAATTCAAGATTTAGAATATGATAATATGTTTACTACAGTTAAAAAAGATATGAAAACTACTTTGTCAAGTGGATTTCACAAAAATGCAAAATATGGAGTTACCACAACTGCAAGAATAAAAAGAATGGGTTGTTCAAATTTAAAAATGCTTATTGAAAAAGATCAATTGATAGTTACAGATGCAGATACAATAGGAGAATTTTTAACTTTTTCGGTTGATGCAAGATCAGGATCTTATAAAGCAGAAAATGGAAAACATGATGATTGTATTATGACATTAGTTTTATTTTCATGGATAGTAGATGAAGAATATTTTAAAGAATTATATGATAGTAATATACGTGAAAATCTAATGAAGTATGTTGAAGAAAAAGAAAATGAAGAAAATTATTTACCTTTTGGATTTCTTAATAATGGTATAGATGATTATGTCTCACCAGCATTTGCGGGTGAAGAAGATGAAACTCAAGACATTGAAATTCTAAGACAAAACATGTGGCTATTTGATGGTCTTCAAAAAAGCCAAAATTGATAAATATTTTTAAATAAAAAAATTAATTAAATATAATTTATTTTTCTGATGTATAATTAATAATAACAAACATCATAAAAGGATACGATATGGCAGATTTCTCACTTTCTCCTGGAATAGTTACAAGAGAATTTGACAACTCACTAACCACCGTGACAGTTCCTCAATTAAGCGTTGGTGGTGTAGTTGGTCGCTATTCATGGGGACCTGCAATGATTCCTACGATGGTAGCAAGTGAAACAGAACTTGCTCTTGAGTTTGGAAAGCCTGAAAGTGACAATTATATAGAATGGTTTAATGGTAAAAACTTTTTAGATTACGCTACTTCTTTAAATGTAGTAAGAATGGTAGACAGTGCAAACACTAAGAACGCTACATTTTCAGGAACTGCTGTTTTAGTTACAAATGATGAAAGTTATAATGACAGTCTTCTAATTTCAGAAGGTGGTTTGAGTGATGGTACAGGTGGTGGAAGTATTTTTGGTAGCACTAGTACACATGGACCATGGATAGCTAAGTTTCCAGGTACTTTAGGAAATACTTTAAAAGTAGACATGTGTTTTGCAACTGAAAGAGCACACGCTCAAGGTTTGGCTAATACTGCTAATGATAATTTAAATCAAATTGAGTTAACTCCTATCAGTGGTAATAAGTACACTGTTAGATTTGCAAATAATAATGGAGTTGCAAATACCTACTACAACTTTATGGATGGAGCAAACGGATACTTTACTGAAGATGATATTATGACTCAGCAAAAAGTCATAACATTTGATTTTAATTCTAAAGAATATAACATGTTGTTTCAATCTATGGATACTGGAGCAAAAACTGCAGTAGCATGGGTTAATGTTGGAACACATACTGCACCTCCTGCTGTAGAATATTCAGCTTCGGCTTTTGTAACTCAAATAACAGTTAGAGAAAGATCTAAATTTGCAGAGTTTGCTTCTGGTGCTAGAAGAAATTCTCCAAAAAATCTAATGGGTATGGTTTACTTTACTAATAATACAAACGTATTATATGGTTCAGGAACTGTGTTTACAAAACAAGTTAGTGTTGGTGATCACATTACAGTAGATGGTCAAACATCAAGAGTTACACAAGTAGTAAGTGATACTCAATTAAAATTAAACGGAAGTCTAGTTGGTTCATATACAAGTGATACACCTGTAAGTTGGAGTAGAAAATGGAGATATGCAGATAGTTTCACAGCAGAACCTGCAACTTCAACTTCAATAAGAACATTGAATGGTAATCCAACTGGTGATTACAATGACCAAATGCACTTGGTAGTTTTAGATGAGCAAGGAATGATAACTGGTAGAATGAATGAAGTTATAGAATCATATGCTTTCCTTTCACTAGCAAAAGATGGTACAGATGATTTTGGTGTACCTACCTATTATGTCTCAAGAATCAATACTAATTCTTCATGGGTTCGTTGGGCAATACATCCAGTAACAACTTCTAATTGGGGATCTACTGCATTAGGAACAGTATTTGGAACATACAACAATACTTTGGGTTCTGCAGCATCTGATGCTAGTGTTTCTAGTTTCACTGGTGGTGTTAACGGAAGTGCTATGGGTACAGCAGATGTAATAGCTGCCGTAGAGTTGTTTAGAGCAAAAGAGACATATGAATTAGATTTCTTTTTAACTGGATGGACTTATAATAGTGCAGCACCAATTAATTATCAATTAGCAATTTCTAAAATGATACAAGTTGCTGAAGATAGAAAAGATTGTGTGGTATGTGTATCTCCAGAATACAATACTGTAGCAAGAGGTATTTCTAATCCTGAGACAATAACAGATAATTTGATAACATGGAGAGAATCTGTTTATAGTAGTTCTTACGCTATTATGGACGGAAACTTTAAGTATCAATACGATCAATATGCAGACACTTATAGATGGTTGCCATTGTCTGGAGACATCGGTGGTTTAATGGCAAGAACTGATGAAAACTTTAAACCTTGGTTCTCACCTGCCGGAGCTGTAAGAGGTGTAATTAAAAACGTAGTAAAACTTGCTTATAATCCATCACAAGCACAAAGGGATGAGCTTTATGTTAGTCAAGTAAATCCAGTTATTACCTTTAGAGGTGAAGGAACAATGCTTTATGGTGATAAAACATTGCAAAATTTTGCAAGTGCTTTTGATAGAATTAATGTGAGAAGGTTATTTATTACTTTGAAAGAGTTTGTGGTTGCTCAAGCAAGAAGAAGATTGTTTGAATTTAACACTCCATCTACTCGAGCTGAATTCGCAAGAGTAACTGAAGCATATCTTGAAACTGTTGTTACAGAACAAGGTGCTTCTGATTTCCGTGTAGTTTGTAGTGAGGTAAATAACACTGATTTACTTATTGAGCAAAATAAATTTGTAGCTGATATTTATATCAAGCCAACATATGTTATCAATTTTATTCAGTTAAACTTTACTGCAGTTGGACAATCTGTAGAATTTTCAGATCTCGGTGTATAAATAAGAAATACAATAAGGTGTATTTTTCACCTTCTTTTAAAGGAGTAAAATGGGAATTAGCGTAACCGCATTAAGAAATAAATTAGCACAAGGAGGGGCAAGACCCTCTTTGTTTTATGCTAAAATAGATTTTCCAGATAATGGTGAATTACCAGCACTTAGAGATGCAACTGGTTTAACTACACCAGACATTTCTTTTTTCATAAAATCAGCACAGATACCAGAAAGCACAATTGCTAGTATACCTATTAATTTTTTAGGTAGAGAATTTAAAGTACCTTCTATTGATAGAACATTTGCAGATTGGACAGTTACTGTGATTAATGATGAAGATTATAAAATAAGACATGTTTTTGAAACTTGGATTGAATTCATGGCTCCAGGTAAAGCTATCTTTGAATCTAAGAGTGGATTTGGCACAACGCCAACAATATTTGGAAATTTTGAAGTACATCAATTAAAAAAGAGTGGTGGTATTGCAGAGGGGCAAAGCGCAACTGGTCCTTACATAGCATCTTACTATTTTAAAGATGCATTTCCTGTCAACGTATCACCTATTGATTTAAGTTGGGATAATAAAGACACAATTGAAGAATTTAGTGTAACATTCTCTTATCAGTATTGGGAAAAATTACCTGCAGCCGCAAACGATCCGGCAGGAAATAATCCATTCTCTGAAACCAATTTATCTGGATTGAGAGCAGAAGGTTGGAGTGGAGCAACATCTGAAGTCGCTTAAAATATAATATTTTTTAAAATTGAAAACTTAGAACCCGCATTTAATACATGCGGGTTTTTTGTTTTTAAATATTCTGATTGATAAATAAATGAAACGTAATGTTATAATTTATAAAAAAGGAGTTTGGTTTCATGGCTACATTATTTGGATGGAAATTTGAAGAACAGAAAGATAGAGAAGAACCAAATTTACAATCGTTCACACCACCTGATTTTGATGATGGTTCTGCTATTGTGGGTTCGGCCGGAGTTTACGGAACTTATTTAAACTTAGATAGCAGTTTTAGTAATGAATTTGATTTAATGGCTAGATATCGTTCTATGTCTATGCAACCAGAATGTGAACTTGCTATTGATGAAATTGTGAATGAAGCAATAATTTCGGGAAGAAAAAGTTATCCAGTAAACATAGAACTTGATTATTTGAGCGATTATTCATCTCTTATTAAAGATAAAATTAGTGATGAATTTTATATGTTATTAGATAAATTGAACTTTAAATATTCTGGTTATGAAATATTTCGTAAGTGGTTTGTAGATGGAAGAATTTATTACCAAGTATTAATTGATATTAAAAACCCACAAAAAGGTATTCTAGAACTCAGACCTATAGATCCTTTTAAGATAAAAAAGATAAGAGAAAGAGTCAAGTCTGAAGAATATAAAATTCGTGTTGGAATGGACGATGTAAACATAAATCAAAAATATAATGAATATTATTTATATTCAGAAAACGGTGTATTCAACAGCGAAACAGAATCTGATAACAAAAACGTAATTAAAATCGCTCCAGATTCAATTGCTGCCGTAACAAGCGGATTGTTAGATGAAAGAAGAAAAAGCGTAATATCTTATTTACACAAAGCATTTCGTCCTTTAAATCAAATAAGAATGTTAGAAGATGCCGCTATCATTTATAGACTGAGCCGTGCACCGTCTCGCAGAGTTTTCTATGTTGATGTAGGTAATTTACCTAAAGCAAAAGCTGAACAGTATATGTATTCATTGATGAATCAGTATAGAAATAAAATGGTTTATGATAGTAAAACAGGACAACTAAGAGATGATAGAAAATTTCAAGCTATGCTTGAAGATTACTGGATGCCAAGAAGAAATGGAAGTGCAACTACAGAAATAGATACACTACAGGGAAGTGAAGCAAATTTTACACAATTAGATGAACTAGAATTTTTTCAAAGACAATTATTTCGTTCACTAAATGTTCCTATTTCTAGAATGCAACCAGAAAGTGGATTTTCACTTGGTAGAGCAAGTGAAATTTCAAGAGAAGAATATAAATTTTTAAGATTCATTGAAAGATTAAGAACACGTTTTGCAAATTTCTTTTTAGAATTATTAAAGAAACAGTTAATTTTAAAAAATATCATTTCCATTAAACAGTGGGATGATATGCGAGAAGACATTCATTTTATTTACGATCAAGATAGTAATTTTAATGCACTCAAAAATTTAGAGTTACTTACAGAAAAAATGAATGTATTGAGAGATGCTGAAGAATACAGAGGTAAATATTTCTCTGCAAATTACATACGCAAGAATATACTTTCTTTGAGCGATGATGATATAGAAAGAATAGATGAAGAAATTGAAGAAGAAAAATATGACCAAAGATTTGCTCCAAAAGAAGGTGAACCAGGATTTGGAATGGATGGAGGACTCGGAGGACTTGGTGGAGGTAATTTAGGATTGGGTCTAGGAGGAGGTTTAGGTCCAGATGCTTCAGAACCTACAGGCGGTGGAATGATTGATGATTTAGGAGGAGGTACACCAACACCTACTCCAGTAACAACAGATACAGGAGACTTATAATGGATAATGTAGCAAAAGAATTAATTAAAAATGTAAATGATGGAAACATGAATGGCACAAAAGAAAACTTTGAAACTTTAATTGCAAATAAAGTCTATGATAAATTGCAAGATAAAAAAGAAGAACTTTCTCAAAAAATTTTTAGTAAAGAAGTAGAAAATGAAGAACAACCAAAAGCAGAACAACCTGCAGAAGCAGAGTAATTTACTAACGAACTTAATCAATGAAGATTATCAAAGTTATTATATAAACTCAGGGGTTTCTCTTTCTTACTTAGAAGAAAGATCTTTTATTGATGATGCAATTGAAAATCTTACTGGAAAAGCAAAAGAAGGTGCTGCTAGAGTAGGTAATAAAGCATTAGACACAATCCGCAGTGGAGCAAAACGTCTTACCCAAGATGGTAGAAGACAATTAGCAGCAACTAAACAATTTGAGAAAAATGTAAAAGAGCAGGGAAAAATTAGTAAACAAATATTTGATTTAGAAGATAAAAATCCCAGTGAAGATGATTTTGACATTAACGAAAAGATAGCTAATTTACAAGATAAATTAAATAAAATTGGTCAAGAACAAGATAGATTAACTCCGTTTGTACTAGATGATATAAAATTTTTTACTGCAAATGATAGTGTTAAAAAAGTATTAAACTATGCCGGTAAAAAGGAAAGTGGTATAGAAAAATATACAGTTTTAAGTCAAGCATATGGACAATATGTTCAACGATATGGTGAAGATAATCCAAAAGCGAAAATAATGAAACAAAAAAGAGACGTTCTTGGTAGTAAATTAGTTGATAAAGGTGCATTTCAAGAATACACTACGAAATAGCAACGAGAAAATAAATGAAAAGATTTTTAACTGAAGACGATATTGTAATAAATGAAGTATTTAAAATACCGTTTTCTGTAAAAGATAAATTAAATACTTTTAAGAAAGCCATGGTTGCTACAGGGAATTCAATATCAACAGTAGCTAAAGAAAAAAAACTTAAATCATTTTACAAAGGTACAAAAAATAAAACTAAAGAATTTTATAAGTCTCTAAAATCTACAGTTAAAAAAACTGCAACTGATAATATAGAATATATTAAAAAAACAGAAAATCTTTTTCTGAAAAATAAAGAACAATATAATGATTATCAAAAAATAAAAGAATTGGCTAAAAGCATAAGTATAATAAACAAGAACTTAGTCAATACTAGATTTAAAGTTAATCCAAGTAATGAAAACTTAGCACCTTTTTCATTTTTACATTTACATAAAAATTTGAATTTATTTTCAAAAATTTTAATATTATTAGCATATGGTATTGAAAATAAAAAACTGAAAGACAATGATTTATTAAATATAGGTAAAAACTTAGATATTGTAAAATTAAATAGTGATGATATCATAGATGCAGAAACTATAATTAGAATAGAAAAAAGATTGGCAATGGTATATGTTGGACTTTCAAGATTGACTTTAGAAGAAAATACTGATATAGATGCTGAAGAAAAAAATTTAAAATATAGTTTTACTGAGACTATAAATGAAAGAGATAGATTAATATTAAGATTTGAAAGCTATCTCAGACAAGAAGATAATGACCATGATGACTTTGATTCAAAAAAACATCATGAAGAAATGATAAAGAAATACACCGATGAAACAGCAGCAAAATATGAAGAATCACCCGATGAAAAAAAATCAGATACTAAACGAATTGAAAATAAAAAAAGTTCAGAAATAGAAAAAAGAAAACCAGTTTTAGCCAATATTGATCCTAGAGGATTAGATCCAGAAGAAAAAGAAAAATTTATGAAAATACTTAAAAGTTTTGTAGACTCTTTAAAAGGTCTACCAGAAAAAGAAGTTAAAAAAAGAGCAGAAACTTTTTCTGATAAAATAATAAATCAATTTCGTAAACAGAAAAGCAATTCACCAAAAGTAGTGAATCCCAAACAAATAGAAACAACAACAGAATCGGTAGCTCAGGTACGCTGGAGAAGAAATCCAAGAACAGGTTTAAATAAAGTTGTAATGGTATGTAAGAGTGATGAATATAAAAAACCTCTAAATAGAGAAATAACTGTTGCTGGTAAAAAAGTTAAAGAAGTTATGTGCTTACCAAAAACAACAAAACCAGCAAAACAAAAAGAAAGAGATCGTAAAGCCTCTTTGAAAAGATGGCGAAAAATTAAAGCAAATCCTGGTAAAATGAAAAAGATGTTTGTTAAAAGACAACAAACCAAAGCTAGGTCACAAACATTAAGATAGAGGAAAAATGAAACTACTTGTAGAAAGTTCAGATAATGTAAAAGCCATTACGGAAGCTAATGAAGAAGGGATTAAAACTCATTATCTTTCTGGAATTTTTATGCAAGCCGAAGAAACGAACAAGAATGGTAGAGTTTACACAATAGACACATTACAAAAAGAAACAGATAGATACGTCACAGAAAAAGTTAATACTCAACGTGCTTTAGGTGAATTAAATCATCCTGCAGATCCTGCTGTGAATCTTGAAAGAGTTTCACATATGGTCACTGAACTTAATATTGACGGCAATCATATCATGGGAAAAGCAAAGGTACTGGATACACCATGCGGAAACATTGTTCGTGGTCTTGTGGATGGAGGAGTTAAACTTGGAGTTTCTTCAAGAGGAGTTGGGTCTTTAACTCAAAAAGATGATTATCAATTGGTTGGAGAAGATTTTCAATTATCTGCAATAGATATTGTTTATGATCCCTCTGCTCCAAAAGCTTTCGTTGAAATGGTAATGGAATCAGTTGATTGGATTTGGAATGCTGATACCAAATCATATACTAGAAAGCAAGCTGAAGTAAATGAAGAAACAAATTCTTCTAACAATCCTATGCTTTGGTTTGATACTTTAGTAGAAATGAAATCTGAAATTAAAAATATGCAAGATAAAATATATGCTCTCAATAATGAAAATACATCTATGAAAAAATTGATTGAGTCAAAAGTTAATTTCCAAATTAGCAAGAAAGAAAAGCATTTAGAGCAACTTCTTGAAAGCACTAAAGAAGCTGTTGAAAAAAGTGTTAAAGAAAAATTACAAGAAAAAAGAGAGCAAGAAACACTTAAAATATTTGATAACTTTCTTAAAGAAGTTGCAAAGAATTGAAATAATATAAATAATATATAAACAGACCAAAAGGTTTAACATTAAATAAAAAGGAATCTAATGACTAAAACAGAATTAAAGAATAGGATTTCCGAATTTATGAAGAAAAGATACGGAGACGAAATTGAAAATTCTACTGATCTTAGCACAGTTGTGCCTGAAGATAAAGTGGATTCATGCATCAATGCTCTAATGAAGGAGATGAAAATGAATGCATCTGCTACTCAAGTTACCATTGACAAAGGTACTACAATTGATACTATGGCTACACAAATGATGGATGAAATGAAAGCTATGGACAAGGAAGAAACGATGAAAGAAGATGTAGCTGAAGAAGAAGTTGTTGCTGCTGAAGATGAAACTGTAGAAGAAGCAGCAAAGAAGAAAAAGAAAAAAGATGATGATGATGATGAAGAGGAAAAAGATGATGACGATGACGATGATGATAAAAAAGATGATGACGATGATGAGGAACTAGACGAAATGTATCATGCGAAGAAAAAGAAAAAGAAAGAAGAAATGCAAGAGCAAATTGAATCTTTATTTTCTCAAGATGAAACTCTAAGTGAAGAATTTAAAGAAAAAGCTGCATTGCTATTTGAAACAGTTCTCACTCAGAGAATTAATGAAGAAGTCAATGAATTAAAAGAAGAATTAGAAGAACAATATAATGCAAACCTGAAAGAAGCTGTAGAGGCACATGCTGAACAACTTCATGAAGAACTTGATAATCTAACTTCTAAAGTTGATGAGTATGTTACATATGTTGCGGAAGAGTGGTTGAAAGAAAATGAGTTAGCTGTTGAAAAAGGTGTTCGCACTGAAATCACAGAAAACTTTATTTTTGGTTTGAAAAATCTTTTCACAGAAAATTACATTGATGTACCAGAAGAAAAAGAAGACCTTGTTGTTTCATTGGAAGAAAAAACAGAAGAACTTCAAGAGCAAGTCAATACTCATCTAAAGAGAAACATGCGATTGAAGAAGCAACTTCAAGAAGAAAAGAGAAAAAATATCATTAGTGAGAAGTCTGAAGATTTGACTATGGCAGAAAAAGATCAATTGATGAACCTAACAGAATCAGTTGACTTTGAAGACGAACAAGAATTTGAAAAGAAGGTTCAAATTATTAAAGAACATTATTTCTCTTCAAAAGAAGAAGTAAATAATGAAACTAAAAATGATGATATTATTGAGAATGAGCAGTTTGAATCATCTACACTTGTAGAAGATTATCATGCTGAGCCAGCTGCGCCTTCAGCAATGGATGTATACACACAAGCTATTTCAAAATACGTTTAATTTTTGAAAAAGAGAATATATATAAATAAGATAAAAGAAATTTTTATAATTTCAATTATATTTAAAAATTAAAAGGAGAAGTTATGGTTCTTAACGAAAAAGTTCAGGAAAAATGGAAGCCGATATTAGAGCATGATGAACTGCCTAATATTGACGATACCTATAGAAAAAGTGTTACAGCTATTCTTTTGGAAAATCAAGAGACTATGCTAAGACAACAAGCACAAACTCAAACAGGACAAGGATTGTTCTTGACAGAGAATCCAGGAGCGATGGTTTCTAATATGGATGCTGCTGGTGGTACACCTTCTGCTGGTGGTCATATTGAATTTGTAGATCCAGTTCTTATTTCTCTTGTAAGAAGAACTATGCCAAAATTGTTGGCATATGATGTATGTGGAGTTCAGCCACTTACAGGTCCTACAGGATTGATTTTTGCAATGCGCTCACATTATGAGTCACCTGCAAGACTTGCTGGTGCTGGTGGAGCATATGATGGAACAGCATCTACAGATGGTACAAAAGAAGCGTTCTATGGTGAAGCAAATACAGCTTATGCTGGTGTTGACGGTACTGCAATTCCCGCTGATCCAGTAAACGAATTCTTTACTACAAATAATGCTGATACTGTAACCGGTGTTGGTGCTGCTACATCAGCTGGTGAGCAATTTGGACTTGGTTCAACTGCTATTCCAGAGATGTCATTCTCAATTGAGAAAATGTCAGTTGCTGCTGAGACAAGAAAATTGCGTGGTCAATACACACTTGAAATGGCACAAGACTTGAAAGCAACTCATGGATTGAATGCTGAAAGTGAATTGGCAAACATTCTCTCTAATGAAATTTTAGCTGAGATCAACCGTCAAGTTATTCGTACCATTTACACTGTAGCTAAGCCAGGTGCCACAAATACAACTAATGCAAATACATTTGATCTTCTTGTTGATTCAAATGGTAGATGGTCAGTTGAGAAGTTTAAAGGATTGATGTTCCAATTGGAACTTGAAGCAAATCAAATCGCTAGAGAAACTCGACGTGGAAAAGGAAACATCATCATCTGTTCAGCAGACGTTGCTTCCGCACTTCAAATGGCTGGTGTTCTTGATTATTCTTCAAATCTAAAGAACAACATCAAGACTGATGAGACTGATAGTTTATTTGCTGGTGTATTGAATGGTCAGTTTAGAGTATACATTGATCCATATTTGTCAATTGGTGCAACCGCTCTAGTAACTGTAGGTTATAAGGGTACTTCACCTTACGATAGTGGAATTTTCTATTGTCCATATCAGCCACTGCAGATGTTGAAAGCTCAAGATCCTGCAAGCTTCACTCCAATCATCGGTTTCATGAGCCGAGATGCAATTGTAGCAAATCCATTCTCACAAAGAGATGATGCTAAAAATGCAAGTAAGAGAGTGACCGGTGCTGGTCTTGACGGTAATTCAAACGTATATTACCGAAAGATGAAGGTAACAAATCTTTCTTAATTAATTTAAGAATAGATTGAGTTAAGGAAAGGGAGGTTTTTACACCTCCCTTTTTTTATGTGGTATAAACTTGAAAGTACCAAACAAATCTAATTCTATTGTTCTTGTTCTGTCTGGATTTTTTAACATTTCATTTGCAGCAAATGGTTTTGTATTTTCATCGTGTGAAACTGTTATATGAGGAATCCCACCATCTAAACGATTTAAATTATTCATCTCTATAGTAAACGCTTGAATATTATCATTCTCAAAAAGTTCTTTAGTTTTGATTCCCATTCTTTTACCTAACATAGTATTAAGCTTTTCAGATTCAGATACTGTAGGATCATATGCGATAGTGATATGATTAGAACGTACTATTCTATAGTTTGCGTATTCTTTTACTTGATTATAAGAATCTTCTGATAGAATTACTGCATAATAACCACTAACCTTTTCTTCTTCATTTAATAATGAATTGATATCTTGTATTAACTTTTTCATTTTACCTACGATTTTAAATTGATAAATATATAAAAATTACCTATATTATTTATTTTAAACAAAAAGGAACTATGTCTGATATTAAAAATATCATTAATAACATTTTAAATGATAGAGAACCTTTGAATGAATATGATGAAGAAACTGTAGAAGATACTGCTAAAGATGCAAACAAGTCAGCTATGCAGGCAATGATGGATAAAAAGAAAGCTTTAAAAGCACAAATGGAAAAGCTTGATCAAGATATATTAGCTGCAAAAATGAAAACAGAAGATCATAAGCCTGGTGAAGATGAAGAATACGATTATGAAGGTTCAATGGCTAAAACTCAACTTTGCCAAATTCACCAAGCGGCAACTAAGATGATGAAAGAGATAGAAGATAATGAAAATTTACCAGAATGGGTGCAATCTAAAATAGCAGTTGCTTGCGACTATATGATAAAAGTTGCTTCTTATCTTGATGCTAAAGATGAGCAACACGATGACGAAAAAGAAATGGAAGCTATGCCTCCTGCTCCAGCACCAAGTATGGATATGCCAAAAAAGATTACACCATTTGAACCGAAACCAATTAGTTTGGGTAGAAAAATGATGGGATTTAGTATGGGTGATCCACAACCAAGTTCTGGTGGAGATTTTTAATTATCTTTTGATTTTTTATATTTGTCTAGTAAATTTTTAAGCAAAGTTTCTTTAAGTTTTTTGTTTCCTTTTCTCCACAAAATAAACAACAACGGCATATCTTTGGAAATTTCTTTTATTTTCAGAGCTATGTCTTTGTCTGTTTTATACTCCTTCAATATAGTATCTAATAGTTCTTTTAATCTTTTTGTTTCTGAATTTATATAAGTTTCTACTTTTTTAAGATTGTGAGCTATCTCTCTGTAAAATTCATCAGGTATATCTTCTATCCATCGCATATCATTGTTTTCAATTAAAGATATTAAAACAGTTCTATAAAAGTCTCTGTTTGCTACTAATCTATGTAAATTAATATACCAATCTGATTTTATTTTTGCACAAGTTCCATTTTTAAATTGAACTACAAACCCTTCTGTTTTTTCTGGTATTTTATCATCCATTGTGTATTTCTTAACAACGGTGCATAATTTTTGAAACTCTTTTCTATGTGTTTCAAAATCAATTAAACCTGTTTTATTATCTATAGTTCCAATAAAAACTAACTCTTCTGTGCTACCATAATTTACTACAATTTGATTTTCTGGGTAAATAATTTCAAAGATAGGAGTTATTTCATCATCTAAAAGATCATTAATCGTAGTTGATAAAAATTCATCATAATCTTCATTTAAAATTTTAGTCCCTTTTTTAGCTTGATTAGAACTAAAAGATCCTCTAGTAGAAAGATAAACATTTCCATTAAATTCATAGGGTATTCCCAATGAACCATCTACTTTTTCATAGACTCCGATTACTTCTTTTATTGGTGGATGATCAATTTCACCATAATTAAAAAACTTACAAGGACCTCTTGATATAATTTTATCTTTGTATGTAATTAATCCTCTACAAGATAAAGTAGTTTTATTCCAAAATTTTTCAAATTGTGTAGATTGAGAGTAATTATAAATTCTATAATTATTATCTAAATCGTGTATTCCAACATTAATGTATTTGTTATCAATATGTTCTTTTAGATTGTCTAACATAAACACCTTTTTTGAAACTTTATAAATAACTGTAACAGATATTTAGTTAAGAGTCAAGTCAAAAAAGAGGTATTATGGATTATATGAACACGAAAATGGGTCTGGCGATGTCTTTAAAAAAACAAATGTCTAAAGAACAATTAGAAGATGAATACGATGGTAGTGTTGTTAGTTTTATGGGACATATGCTTTGGGGTGACAAAGATATTTATAGAAAACAAATAATTGCTTTAAAAGAATCAATAGAAGAAGATTTAGAAGATTGAGTTATAAAAACCAATCTATCTTTTTTAAATCTGTTCTTATTTCTACAGTAACATCACCTTCTATTCTGTTGTAGTTTTCATCAGGTAAAGCAGGATAGAAGTCTAAATAAATTTCTTCTTGATTTCTTAATTCGGCTATAATTCCAGCGGCTTCACGAAAAGAAAATGTATTTGTCAAATCTTTCTTTTTCCATTCATTATTACAGAGTGCAAGATACAAATCTTTAGCATAATCCATATTTTTTAGTTTATCTAAAATAAAAGATTCTTGTATGTTTTTAATTAATTCCATAATTAACCAATGAAGAAAGTTAACGGCTCTGAGTAATCTGTGTATAATTGTTCTTTCAATTTATCTAGTTCAGCTTGAGCATCTGACATCATTGCATTACCATCAAGTTGAACGCCTCCTGGTAACGTCATACCAGAATATTTAGAAAGGTTTTGACCCCATTGATATTTAACTTTTGCTTTGTAATATTCTTTTAACCAACGATCTCCATATACTCCCGGATACTCTTCAGGGTCTAATACTTTAAAACATTCTAATATAATAAAATCACCTGGCTCTATATCTGCCGTTCCTCCACCATCAAATTCTTCTTCATACATTAATTGATAGTCTACGCTATCTCCAGGATCGTCAGCTTCTGTTAATAGATTATGATTATTTTCAGTTAACATATTAGAAGGTGTATAATTTCTTGTTCCCCAATTCCAATCTACAAATATTTTATCTTGATAACGATTAAATCTTATGTTATGCTTTGGCTTTAAAATCAAATCTAAAACTTCTGCATATTGTCTAAACATTGTATATGATGTAAGATTAATACTTGCCCATTGTCTGTCAGTTGCTGCATTTAGTAAATGATAAATAGGATCGAAGACTATATCAATATTACCAAATAATCCTCTTGAAAGAGGAATCAATCTTACTATACCTATGACAGAAGAACCATCAATAGGAATATATTGTCTATAAATATCTTCTTCTTGAACTTGGTAACGAATATAATCCCGATTTGTACCACCAAGACTATATTCTTGAAATAACTCTAGAGAGTCATCTAAACGGTCTTCAAGTTGTTCGGCAGTAACATTTATCTGAATAACAGGATGTCCCAATGACCTCAATGCCCAATTAATTAAAGATTCTCTTGTTTTTAACATAGGTATAAATAGTTTAAAATTAATAAAAAATCGTTGTACTATTATTTATAAAATACTTTCATAAATAAAAAGAACCCTCTAGTATAATTATTATTCTGAAAAATAAAGGAATTTTAAATGGCAGAATCTAAAACTTTACTTCCTGATATAGCTAATAGTCCATACTTTGTAAAATATCCTGGTAGAAACTTTTCACAAATACTTTTTAAGCCAGGATACCCCTTACAATCTGCAGAACTTATCTCTTTACAGAATATAATAAATGAGCAAATTAAAAAGTTTGGCGATCATATATTTAAAGATGGTTCTCTTGTAACTTCTAGTGGTGGTTTAGAATATGATAACTGCACACTTTATGAGTTGGCAGATGATGCAAAAACAGAATTAACACCTACTTCAGAAGCTACAACTGTTATTTTTAGAGATACAGTTACAGACTCTGACGTTTTAGAAGGTACTTTCATTGCGATGAAAAAAGCTTTTGTAGAAAATGGAGTAGTTTACCCACCGCATATCGGACTTAAATTTTTAGATTCTCTAAGTCAACAAGCAATAGCAACAACAAACACTGTAAAAGTTTATTTTAAAACCGGAACAGCTTTAACTGAAATTGGAACACTAAGAAGCGTTACTCCAAAAACAGGAAGTTATGCTGATATAGATAGTAGTATTTTTTACGTTTCTGGATATTTTACAAACATAAGCAAGCAACGATATATTTATGCTGTTGATAATGTTAATAATTTAAATAAAGAAGTTGGTGTAGAACTTATATGGAGTATAGTAGACATAAATGATGCTACTTATGGAACACAGTTATATGATCCTGCAGAAAACGCTTTTAATGTTAATTCACCTGGTGCAGATAGATTAGTTTTAAGATTAGACCTGAAAGAACATGATCTAGATTATAAACAGATTGATACAGACTGGAAATTTATTCCTTTACTTAAATTTAAAAATGGAAATTTAATATTCAGAACAAAATATCCTATCTATAGTGTTCTTGGAGAAACTTTAGCCAGAAGGACTTATGAAATTAATGGAAATTTTGTTGTAGATAATTTTAAATTAAATGTAGAGTCTGACACTGCTTTAGCAGGAACTCATGTAATAAGTAATATACAATTAGTTTCAAGTGTTGAAAGTGTGTATACAATTGATGGTACTAACAGTAATTATACCTCTTTGACTGCAGATAATTATGTTATGTTTGGAACTGATATTGATTACAATAGACTATTAAAAGTTATTAGTGTTGAAACAGATAATAGAATGAAAGTAAGTGATATTCACTACGATAATTTTAATGATGCATCTGGAGTGGCATTACTTACTCTTAATAATTCTATTGATTTAAGAGATGAAGAAAAACTTAATTATAGTTTAAGTAAAGGTATTGCATATGTTAAAGGGTACAGATATGAAACAAGTTTCACAACGAGATTAGAAGATACAAAAGCAAGAAACACTCTTACAGAAGAAACTGACGTTTCCCCTAACTTACATTTTTTAAAATTTAATAATGATATAGATGCCTACAATTATAGGTACACACAAAATTTTTTAGAATTTGATAAATTATCATCAATTGATTTACATTGTACTCAATATTCAGAATTATATGATATTGAATTAGAACTTTCCACAGGTTTTGCTTCTCATCTTTCAATAAGTATAAATGATAGAATTGAAATAAATGGAACTATTTTTGAAAATATTCAATCGCCAGATACAAGCGGTAATTTAAGTTCAAGATTTAAATTAATAAAACATTCAAAAAATACAGCATCTGGATTACCCATACTTAATACTACTCACAATGTATTAAATAAAACTACTGGCGGAAGCACAATAAGCTATACAGTAAGAAAAATAGACAAAATATCAGTTACTCCATATGAAGCAAATTCTGTAAGTTACACTGTGGTATCTTTTGATCGAAACACTATTTCAAATAACACACCGATTGGCTCATTACAACTATTCGGATTGGGATCAGGTGTATATAATACTTATTTGAATGTTGGTGACTTTATTGAAATTACAAATGCTCTTGATAGTAATTTCAAAGTTTATGGTAAAGTAAATGCAATTGCAGGTACAGCAGCAAATACTGTTACTATAGACACTGATGTCACTAAATTTATATCAGGAACTAATTATACATTTACAAAACCTTCTCATAGTAATCATTATACTTATCAATATAATTCTACAAAAATAGGAACACTTCGTGCAAAATCAATAGGTGTAATAGATCCTTCTCAATTTAGATATTCACATTTTCAACTCGCTTCACAACCAAAACAATTTAATGTTACTGATATAGGTACAATTATTAATGATACAGTAACTATTAGAGGTGTTAGTTTGGAATTAAGTATGGTAGATGATGTGTATAACGGACTGTTTATTGAATATAATGGAAGTAAATGGAATGTTAGTGATTATGACGGAATGAATCAAGAATTTACTCTAAGTAATGTTACCGCCAGTAATCCTCCTAATTTTTCTATAGGAGATATAGTAAGTCTTTCCTTTCAAAATTATAACGTAGATTCAATTGTAAAAGGTTCTTATTTAAATGGAACTGAATTTTATGGTGATGTTAGAAAAGATACACTTGGTAATCTTTTAACATTTGCGCCAACGGACCAGAAAAAATTTACAGAAATAATTTCAAGTGAAGATGGTGAAGTAAAGAATGTTGCTGTTGATGATTATAGTATATTTTATCAAAATAAATGGACTGTAGCTACTGTAGGCACTAGTATCGATGCAAATATAGATACAAACTTTCGTGCTCCGTTTACAGTAGGTACTGTAAATGCAAAGGTTTATGCTGCTGAAAATATATATGATAGCAGTACTAATTATCTAAAATACTACAAAGGTGAATCTATACCTATAAGTACAGCAAGTATAGATGCAAATCACAAATTTACTATTCAACTAAATGCCGGATATAATTTTCAGGTTGGTGATGAATTTATTGTACATGCAGTTATACCTATTATAGTTCCATCACAAAGAACAAAGACTTTAAAAACTATCAGTGGAACAGCAGCCGATGCTTTCCAAGTAAATGTAGATGCAACTGGTAATCTTCAGTTTGATGATATTAGATATTCTCAAAATCAAACTGGTTTTGAATTAAAACATAGTGATATATATCGCATAAGAAAAGTTGAAGTTGGAGTAGGAAAAACTTCTCCACTAATAGACTTAACATCATATTTTGATTTAGATACAGGACAAAGAGAAACTTATTACGATCATGGAAGAATTGTTTTAAAACCATATCTTGATTTACCAGAAATACAAAATATTAATACTGCAGCTGGTGGAAATAATTTTTATTATTTCAAGGTAGAATATGATTACTTTGATTCTACAGATGGTCATTATTTCACAGTTGATAGTTATAGTAATATACACTATAGAAAAATACCAACTTATGTAGATCCAGATAATAACAAGTTTCCTTTAAGAAATGTAATTGATTTTAGACCAGTAAGAAGACCAATAGGTACTACTCCTGAATATCAGAATGTAACCGATGTTGTAAGCACAAACGTAAATTTAGATTTTACTTATTATATAAACAAAGATAAAGTTATAGCTTTGCAAGGAGATGGTTCTTCTGAAATAGCATTACAAGTATCAGATGAAAATTTATACACACCATCAGATTTTAATGTAAAGCTATATGACTTAAAAATTCCAGCATATACTTTTGATTTTGCAGATGTTGATTATAAATTAATTGATAATAAAAATTATACTATGAAAGATATTTCTAAGCTTCAAAAGCGCATTGAAAACTTAGAAGATATTGCTCAATTAAATGCTTTGGAATTACAGGCTATTCAAACAAAATTAACAACACCTAGTGGAGATCCAAGATTTACAAATGGATTAATTGTTGATATGTTTTCTGGATTTAGTATAGCACAAGTTGGTATGGAAGGATTTTCAAGTTCTATTGATCTAGAAGCAATGAAATTATTTCCTGCATTTAAATCAAATAATACATTGCTTGAAGTCTCTCCAAATGCTACTGTTAATTCTAACTTTCCAACATTAAATAAAAATATAGCATTCTTACCAATACTTAACACTAATACACTAGCGAGTGCGATAACGACAGCTAATACAAAAGTTGATGCAATACAAAATTTTAGAAATGGAATGTTGACACTTCATCCATTTAGTACAAATTGGTACAGCAAACAGTTCACACCTAACGTATTATTGAATGAAGACAATCAATTTAAAAATTGGAAGACTTTAGGTAATAACGCATTTGGAACACAATGGGGAGATTGGGAACAGTTTTGGTCTGGTGTAAATGTAGATACTAAAACTCAAACATTAGCAAATGCTACGTTAGCACAAAAAACAGGTAAATTAATAAACAATAAAAATAATGTTGAAACTATTATAAATGATAAAAGATTAAACAATACATTATCATTAAAGTCTCAAAATGAAAGAGTTGGTTTTGTATTACAATTGCTTGATACAGATACATCAAAAACATACAGTGTGACTGTAAATGGAGCAACTGCTACTAAAAGTAACGGTCAGGTAATAGTATTCAATTCTACAAGCACTGCATCTATTTCACAGTTTATTTCTTTGTACACAAATTATGATATTACTCAAACTATATCTGGTGTTGGTACAGCTAATGGAACCATAAATCATATTGAATATGTAAGCGGAACTACATATAATCTTTATGTAACAAATATAGGTTCAAATCAATTTGTAAGCTCAGCCGTAATAAATGAGTTAAATGGTACGGTAAGTTCAACATCTGTTTCAAGTACAAGTGTAGATAGTAAGGGAGTGTTGTGTGGAGACTTTACAATAGGTGAAGGAGATTTTCCTACAAACACTTCTTTAGATGTACAAATAATAGATAACTCTGGTAATGTTCCAGTTGCTTCTAATCATTATTATTTAAGTGGATTATTAGAAACAAAATCAAATTATTGTCAATCTATCAGACCAATACAAAGAAAACTTTATTCTAACACAAATACTGCAGTTCCTTATATTGACGATAAAACATTTATACTTAATAGCACATCAAGAGTTGTTTCTCCATTACATCAAACCTTTGTTTTAGATTCTTCATGCTTTATTTCTAAAATAACAGCAAAAATACAAATGATATCTGGTGTAATCGGAGGAGGTAAATTAATAACAACTATAAGACCAATTGTTAATGGCAATATTTCACCATCTTTAGTTTTACCATTCAGTGAAATAATTACAGATATACCTAGTCCAACAGATGGAAATGTAGATATAAATTTTGATGTTCCAGTTTTCATTTCAGCTAATAAAGAATATGCAGTAACATTTAGAAGCGAAAAATCTCTGAATGTTTATACAACTGCTAATCCAGATAAAACTATATTTGTTGAAAATTATGTTGCAAAGGGAAGTTTAACTCCTCATGGTACTGATGTACTTCAAATTGAACTATTTAGAGCAATATTTGATACTACTGAAAAACAAATGTTATTAAGAAGCACAGATAGTGATTACAGTAGTATAGCTGATAAAATGAGAGTTAATGCAGATTCATTGGACTTGACAAACACTTCAGTTAAATACGAGTTTAAAGCAAGAAATTTTGATGAAACAGCAAGGGATACTCTTTATACATCTCTTGTACAAAACACAACTGAATCTTTAAGTCATAGAAAAGCATTTACTCAATCTGATTTGGAATTGAATGTTAAATTAGGATCAAGTAACGATAAGTTCACTCCAATGATTGACTTAGATCGTCTATCCATCACAAGCATTGAACACTTGATTGATGATGGTAAAATGAAACAGGAAAACATACAAATCACAAGAAGTGATATTAGTGCAAGCAAAAATGATATTGTACAAATCACATTGACTGAAAATGATCCTACAAATGTCAATACTAGAACTTGTGTACTTGTAGTAAACACTAATGGTACTATTACAAATTTCTTTTCAGATCCAAACTTTTTACTACATGTAAAAGATTATACACTATCTATAAAAACATTTAACACCACTACAAACGTCTTTGAAAATTATAGTGGAGCAAATGTACCTACATCAATTACTAAAAATGAAATTTTCTTTGGATCAGGTAAAATAGAAGTTGATGTTGTAACAGAATTTGATGTTGTTAAAGGTAAAACAGGTAATGTTTCAAATAGATATTTTTCACCAGTAGTTACATTAGCAGATAATTTTGAAGCTATGCAATTATATGTTCAAATGGATAGTATATTGAAGAGGACAAATGAAGTATTTGTTTATTATCGTGTGTTAGATAGTTCTAGTGATTTTAGTACATTTAATGATCAAGAGTTTAAAATCATGGAATTAAAAACAAATATTGCTGATAAATACTCAAATAACAATCTTGCTAAAACTTTAGAATTTGAAACAAGTAGAGATTCTGTGCAAGATTCTAGATTTAAATACTTTCAAGTAAAAGTGTGTTTCACATCTTCCGATCCAGTACAAATTCCAGTGACAGAAAATATTCGTATTTTAGCATTAGATAACTAAGGAGGTAAGTTTGTCCGTATTAAATGTTAAGCCACAAAGTGTAGATGGTGGACCACATCGTCCTCCACAAAGAAGAGATGTCACTCTTAATGACCATCATAGATCATGGCTTGCAAATTATAATGAGATAAGGTTAGAAGTAAATCACTCCACTGCATACAATCAACCAAGAACTATTGTTTATAGAAATGAACACGGCAGTTTTGGTGCAAACAGTGTATTTGCTGAACAAATGGTTTTTGGTTCAAGTAATCCATATTCATCTCCAACTAATTCTCCGATAACAATCAATAGCACACAATTTAGTTTATCTTCTGCAGTAACAATGAGTGTGCAAGGTCCTGCTCAATTTGGAAATAATGTAAATTTTGCTCAAGGAACAGTTGTTACGGTTGATGGTTCATTAGTACTTAATGGAAAAGCGGACTTTAAAGATTTAGCAAACTTTTATGCACTAACAACATTTCATCCTTCAAGTGTTTTAAAAGTAGACGGTTTATCATATTTTAACAATGATGTAACTGTTGCTGCTGATATGGACATGACAGGAACACTAACACTTGTTGGTGATATTGTTCAAACAGGAAACACAAAAATTACAGGTAATTTAGAAGTAACAGAAGATTTAATAGTAAGAGGTGATCTAACTGTACTTGGAGATAAAACAACTCTAGAAGTTACCGAGCTTGTTGTTGAAGATAAAAATATAGTTGTAAATAAGAATGATGTTTACACTCCTTTAGATGCCGGTCTTTTTATACAAAAGGGAACAGTACAAGATGCTGGTTATTATAAAGTACATCATACTTTAGATAGTCTTCTTCAATTAAAAGCACCTACCGGAAATATACTAACAATTGATGTTACTAACAAAGATATTAGTTTTAAATTGTTAGAAAATTTTGCTGCCGACCAAGAACTACTTACAACATCAAATGTAGCATTTAGAGAAGTTAAAGTAGATGTATCTTCAACTAGACATAATGATGTTCCAAGTTATACACAACAAAATGATCCCATAGCTGCAGGAAAAGGTTGGGTATCTACTCCTTGGGTATATTCAAATGCAGTAGAAGCTTCAGATAATTTAGTTGATGCCAATACAACTGGTTTGTATATGGGTACAGGTACGTTTACTGTTCGTGATGAGATATCTTTAGTTTCAAAAGGTAAACCAGAAATGTTTTTGGATTATCATGGCAATGTAGGATTTGGTACTAGATATCCTGTTTCTGATTTACATTTATTTGACAATGAACCTTCATTTACAATCTCAACAAATAATTATACTTCAAATGCAACAATAGCATTTACTGATTTTAGTGAAAGAGTAGACGATGCTGGCATGTACATGTCATTTGATGCTAACACAGGTTGTGGAATCTTAGAATTAACAACTGAAAGTTATAATACAGAACTTAAAATATCTGTTGGAGGACATCAAAAAACACCAGAAATCTCTATAACAGACGATAGAGTTAATTTAAATGATGATTTATTTGTTTATGGAGATGGATATGTACAAGACAATTTAATTGTTGACGATACATTGTATGTAAGAAAACATAAAGTAGGTGTTAATGTAACCACACCTGCTCATGAGTTGGATATTTCTGGTACAATACAAGGAGATAGTGATTTAATTTTAAATGGTACAGAACCTTTTGTTTTGATAGGTGCAGTAACAAGTTTAGAACCAATGGGAAGAAGTGGTATAGCAATACAAGAAGATAGTCCATTGATTCAACTTAGCACAACAGAATTAAATTACAGACATGGATCAATAGTACAGTTTAATGATTCTGTCAATGATTCAAATTGGGTAATAGGAACTTCTAAAAATGGTGATAAATTAGACTTAGGTAAATCATTTGCTAGAACAGCAAATACTCCAGAATATGGCTTAGATGAATATTATGGAGAAACTTTATTGAGATTTTCGGAAGATGACCAAGCTGAAATGTATCTACAATCAGACACTTCAAATGCTGCTCTCACTCTCAATACAAGGACAAATGGTATTCATTTATATCTTGGTGAACAAAATAGTTTATTAACTACACCACGTTCTACACTTGCTTATGGAGCAAATGCTCCAAGTTCTGTAGTACAGTGGCATGGTAGTTCAAGTACAATGGGAGAATTGTCATATTTTCCTAATGGAAACGATGATAGTGAATTTGGTTCATTTAGATTTTCAAGAACAGATGGTACAGTAAATCAAGGTGTTCCTAATGCAAAGGTTGGTGCAAATCAGTTTTATGCAAATGATAAAATTGGTATTTCTCAAACTACTCCAACTGCTGAACTTCACATAACTAAAAATTATTCTGAAGCACTATTAGAAACAGAAGATAATGATACTTTTATAAAGTTATCTACAAATGATTCTACTAGTGAGGCAATTTTAAAAGGTGAGCACACTTCTGGAAGTTCACATTTTCAATTGAAGGCATCTAATCCAGCAAGTCTTGATCTAGTTTCTGGAACACATTCTCTAAAACATACAGCAAATAATGTATCACAAGAAATAAAAATAGACCTTAGTGAAACAACCACACCTTCTTCTTATATTATGAAAACAGTCTCAGGTCAAAATGATTTGACTGTGACTAGACCAGGAATGACTTATAATGTGAATCTGGCAGATACTAATCAGATTATTAAGGAGGATAAACAGACTCCTACAATGCAGAGAATATCTGAAATAAACGAAACAAATAAAACAATTTACTTAACAAGTAAGTCTGCATCGTTGGAAAAAAGATTTGATTTAAATGAAACTACAAAGACAATAACAGAACTGAATACAACCGCAAATCTAAAAAGAACATCTTCTTTAAATGAAACTACTAAAACCATAGTACATGAAAGTAATGTTCATAGTATACAAGATATTTCTACAATAACAAATAATGATATTATTCATAGGTCTGTGCTTGCTGCAAATAAACTTTATAATTTAGAAATAGGACAAACTGAGAATAATCTAAAACTAACAAGAGAGACTTCTGATTTTGATGTTACTATTAATAGTAATGATTTGAAATTAAAATTACTAAATGGAAATAATAATCTTCAATTACATAATGAAGCAGTAGGTAACTCTTCTATGATGTTTACTGGAGATAGATTTACATTTAAACGTGATTCAGTAGCACTTTTCAACGCATATGAAAACTATATTGATTTTGTAAATCCGGTTAACTTTAAAACAGATGTTTTAGTTGAAGGTGCATTGACAGCAAACAATGGAGTTACTTTTCCTTCAAATAATCCAAATAATAAAATTGAATTTAATTTAACAAGTTCAGAGGGAACAAATAATAATTCAAATACTCCATTAACAAACTATATCAAGTGGACTTGTAACACTGATGAAGCTGAAATATTTTTTGCTTCTGGTGGTGATGCAAATACTATTAGTTGGGGTGATACAAGTGAAACAGTATCTTCTTCAAGAGTTGTTACAAAAACTGGTGATAATGGTACAGAAGGAATAGAATTTAAATCAAGTACAAAAGAACTTTTATTTTTAGACCACCAATATATCTATGGTAATGTTCCCATAATGCAGACTCATGCAGGAACATTAATTGAATATGAAAACACAAATAAATGGTTATTAAAAGACAAATCAAACAATGATGGTATATATTGGAATAAAGGTTCAGGAGCATATAGTTTTTCAAGTAATCTAACAGAGTATACATCAACTGAAAATGCAAATAATCAGATAGTATTTACTAGAGGTGGTGTTGGAAAAGCAAGTGTAGATTTAGATACAGGCTCAATTAGATCAGCCGGTGACCTTGTTGCTGATAATGATATTATTGGATTTGTGACTTCTGATAGAAACTATAAAGAAAACATCACTGACATGTCCAATGCTCTTGATAAAATAGATTTAATACGTGGTGTTGAATTTGATTGGAAAGAAAATCCAAGTGGTTATCATGGTCATGATGTTGGAGTAATTGCTCAAGAAATAGAGGAAGTTATTCCAGAGGCAATTCGTACAGGAGCAAATGGACAAAAACAAGTTAATTACGATAAGATAATTCCTTTATTAATTGAGTGTATAAAAGAGTTAAAACAAAAATTATAATATTATGAAAATCCCTATATTTTGTGTTAATGCTTCAGATAAATGTGAGCATAAGTATTCTAGTTTACCTACAAGTTTTGGGTTTGACCATTTAAATAAACATAGTTTTGAGAAAGAAAAAAATTTCAAAAAATTTAATTATGTAGCAATCAATACAGAGGCATTGCCTTTATATGGACATCCACACATTCGTGCTGTAGCTGATAAGATAAAAAGAAATTCTGAAAATTCACTTTTATATTCTAAAAAAATAATAGAACATTGTGAGAAAAATTTTGAATATGTTAATGATTCTGAAGAAGCTATAATGGTATATCCTATGGGACTAAGAAGTCCTGCAGAAATATATATTGAAAGAAGAGATTTTTTAGCAAATAATAAAAAATTACCTAGTAACTATAAGGATTCGCCAAACGCATTAGATCATGTACAAGATTTTAAAACTGTTTTTTATGAAACATTTAAACATCGTAAGATATATTCATTTACTTATACTATAGGTGGAATTTGGCGTATAAATGAAGTTGACAAAGATATTATTCGTACATCTGATTATCATTGGAATGATAATACTTTTAAACAAGATACGTTTGATCATGGTTTAAATATAAAAAATATATTTTCTTATCAAACACATTTATATAAATCAAAAAGAAATATAAACGAATATCCATTACCTGCAATATTTGAAGATGTTTTTGATAATAATTATATAACTCAAGAGAAGTTTAATATAGGGTTTTGTGGTGCTAAACACTTTGATAGAGATAAAATTTTAAATAAATTAAAGAAAACAAAATATAAAACAAATTTTATTACAACTATCAATGGAAATACAGGAACTAAAGATTTTAGTTTACGTAATAGATTTTATAAGAATATACAAGACAATTTATTCACATTTTGTATGCGTGGTGGAGCAAACTTTTGTTGGAGATTTTACGAAACTTTAATGATGGGAAGAGTTCCTATCTTAGTTGAAAGTGATAGGTGTTTTCTTTTTGAAGACCATGGCGTAAATATAAATGATGTTTGTGTATTGATTTCTCAAAAAGATAAACTTAAAGACATAGAAAGTAAGATTGATAATTTTATTAGTAATAATAACATGTTAGAAATTCAAAAACATAATCGTTGGGTTTGGGAAACTTATTGTAGTCCAATTGGAATAATAAATGATTTTATTTCTAGAGTAAAGGAAAATAATTAAATGTCAAATAATATTCCTATATTTTGTGTACCTGATATTCAGGAATTTGATTATGGTGCTATTCATCATCAAGCACTTCCTTTATATGGACATCCTCATGCTATAGAGAGAGGAGAAACAAACTATCCAGAAGTAACACAATACTGTATTGAAAACTTTGAATATGTAAGTGACTCTGAAGAAGCTATAATGGTGTATCCCATGTCATTCTTTAGTCCAACAGAGGCTATAGAACGTAATGAAGATATACAATCAAGAATGCAATCTCATGAAATTTTTGAAGATTTTGAAAAAATATTTTATGAAAAATACAAACATCGTAATATATATGGATTTAGTTATAATACATATGATGAAGACCTGGGTTATAACGATATAAATTCATACCAAACACATTTAAACAAATCTAAAAGAACGAATAAACAATTTCCTTTGCCTGCATTTTTCAAAGATGTTTTTAATGATAATTATTTAAATGATAGTATTAGCATTGGTTGGTGTGGAGCAAAACATTTTGGAAGAGAAGGTGTATTAAATAAATTCAAAGAATTAAAATTTAATAATAATTTTATTATAAGAGAACGTGGAAAAACAGGAACTAATTCAGTAGAGGAAAGAAATACATTCTATAACAACTTAGAAGAAAATATATTTTCTATCTGTATTCGTGGAGGTGCTAATTTTTGTTGGAGATTTTACGAAACTTTAATGATGGGGAGAATTCCTATTTTAATAGAAAGTGACCGTTGTTTTATATTTGAAGATTATGAAGTAAATATAAATGATGTTTGTGTACCTGTATCATCAGAAAATACAATAAAAGAAATAGAAGATAAAATTGATAATTTTATTAGTAATAATAATATGTTAGAAATTCAAAAACATAATCGTTGGGTTTGGGAAGAATATTGTTCTCCTATAGGTTTTATCAAAAAATTTAAAAATAGAGTTGGATATTAATGGCAATTTCCATAAGCGTTACTTTTACTGGAGCTACATATTCTAGTAGAGAAGGATATAATGTAATAGATGATAAGACGCAACCTGTTTCATTTACCTTAACAGGTGGTGGAACTCGAAGAGGTAGTGGAGGAGATGCAGGATTTAGATCAGGAACAGAAAAATTATATATTCAGGGAGTTGGATTTAAATCAGGAAGTAGTGTATCGCATACGTTTCCAGCAACAGGAGGACCTTGGTATGTTGAAGCATATGGACAATCTACACACAATAATTCAGTTAAATCATCTAGAATAAAATTTGGACATCCTTCAGATGATATTGCCCCAACAGTCACCATTTCTCCTGATGCTACAATTGTTACAAATGCATCAAATCAAAACTGTACTAAAGATGATCCTGCATCAATTACAGTTTCTGCTGTTGATAATTCTGGTGGAGTAGGAGTAAAGTCTGTAACAATTGATGGAACTGAATATACTACAGCAAGTAAAACAGTTACTTATACAGGCGATCAATTACATACAGTAACAGCGAGTAGTAAAGATTATCTTGATAATACATCAACCGATTCTACATATTCATTTTTAATTGACACTACAGCACCTACAGTAGCCGTAAGTGTAGATTCCTCTACTGGCACTGCGGTTACCGTTGGTTCTGATGAATATTATGATACAGATACTATAGTCATAAAAATAGATACTTCGGATTCTGGCTCAGGTCTTGATGATGGAACTTTAACTGTAAATGGAACAGATACGGCATTTGCTACAATTCCTACAACAACTAGTTATACTACTACGCTCACTTCTAGTGAAGGTATTGTTGAAGGTAAAAATACTGTAAAATACACTTCTAAAGATATTGTTGGAAATGAAGCAAGTGCTGAAGTTGATTTCTTTGTAGATACAACAGCACCGACCGGATTTATTGTTATCGCAACACAAGATAGTGTTAGAGAAAGTAGTAGTACATTATATACTAAAGATAGTAATGTGAATGTAAATTTACATTTTGGAGATAGTGGAACAGATCCAAGTGGAGTATCAAAAGGTCTTGTAAAAATAAATGACAGTGCAACACCCGTTGTTGCTGATTTTGCAAGTGGAATAGACTTATCAAGTGAAACTTCACCAAAAAACGATCATAATGTTACAAATCTCACAACTGGACAATCAAACGATTTATCATTTTTTGTTATGGATGCTGTAGAAAATATATCTACTGTAGATACAGTTTCAATAACTGTAGATAATGTTCTTCCTAGTGGAACTATTGCAATATCAACATCTCAAGATAAAAATGATGTAAGTAGTATATCTTATGCAAACACCGTAGACCTCAAAGTTAAACTAGAACACTCAGACGCAGATTCAGGACTATTCTAATGCCCACAGTAAATACGTCTTATACTGGATTTTATATTGATACTTCAAAGTCAATAGCTCTTATCAAATTCAAAGGTACTATTTCTGATGTACAGATTAAAACCTATGATACAATAGGAGGATTACTGGATGGCACCGCTCCTTCTGGAACAATGTTTATGAGATTAATGGTAGCTCCAGATGCATCACATTACGGCCTTCCATCTACTAATATTGGATATTATGATATACTCAATGCAGAGTTATGGGGTAAATGGGGTAGTAAAGTAACACACCCAGTGCCTTTAGGTCCATTTAGTTATATGACTTGGAGAAAGGTAACAGGAACTACAGTATCTGAAACATCTACTTCTGGATATACTAGATTAAATGATCAAACTTATTATAAAGGTGACGTAAACACTCTATTTGACCTTGACCCATTTGGACCAATGCTTGCTAGTTGGTCTACTGCACAGTTAGTATTTCATACACCAGTAAGTGCAGTGTCTATGAAGCATACATATGCTGACCCAAACGCACTTAAAACAGCAGTTGAAGGAGGGGCAACTGTAGATGTAGAATGGGAAATGGGTGTATTTGATATAGATTACACTCATCCAAATCACGGAACACAAACACTCTCTACGGGTAGTAGTGATATTGGCTCAACAGTACCAGTAGTGCCACCTACACCAAGTGGTGTTACAGTATCAGCAATATCTACACCATCAACTCCTTCACAAACTGCTTTAAGTGGCGGATCTATTTTAATATTGAATTCAGATACTGATCCTGGAACAATACCAACTACACCATCTGCTTCAGATTTTTTTTCAAGTGGAGGAGCAGTATCACCCACAACTTCAACATCTACAGATCCTTTTAGTTTTAGTAGTGATTTTATTTCTGGAGTTTCACTAACTAATAATTCCTTGAATACTTTATATTATTATTTAATGGATGCTGCTCAAAATATAGTTTCCATTGGTAATGTTTCTTTTTATCAAGATAAAGATGCTCCAACAGGCACTCTAACTGCTCCCACAATAAGTTCTCCTTATACAGCAGAGTGGTTAGGAAAAAATAAATTAGCCGCATCAAGTGGTTCTATAAGTATATGTGATTTACCAGGAACATCACCAATTTCAACTGGAGGAACTACAACAAATTCAGCAAGTACATCTGCTCCCGTGAGTGGTTCTTCTGGAGGTAGTGGTTCTTCTGGAGGTAGTGGTTCTTCTGGAGGTAGTGGTGATCCAGGAGCACCATCAACAGGAACGCCTGTGTCTGAATCTTCAGATGGTATAATTACACATAATGCTGGTTTAGCTAGAGGTGTAGTTATAAATGATGCAGGAACAACTGTTATAGGAATTTCTGCTGTAAATGACCAAGGACTTCTCATTTATGATTATGTGGGAATCTCAGGTACAGGGTGGGTAAAGACAACTGTTAGTTCTACAGGTACTCCATATAATGTCCAATTTTCTAAAGGTTCTGGAACATACATACTTTGTCATGATTCTTCTAAAACTACATCTGAAATTTATAAAAAAGTTTCTGGAACATGGACAGAAGTTTGGCAATCTTCAAGCATATATCCATCAAATTGGAGTTTGCCTGTTGATATGTCTACAGATGGAAATTATTTTATACATACTGATTTAGTAGGAACAACAAACAGTACAATAAATGTTTATGTTAAAGGCTCTGGAGATAATTGGTCTATTCAACAAACATTGTCTATGCCATTTGGAGCTTGTTTTAGTGGTATTAAAATAAATAACGATGGAACACGAATTGTTACTTGTTCTCCTAGTGCAAATTCTTATAATGGAGTAGTATATGTTTGGACTAGAAGTGGTTCAACTTGGACACAAGCACAAACATTTACACCACCTTTTCAAGCCAGTTATAGTGGCCAAGTCAATACTGGAGGAAAAGGATTTGATATATCAGGTGATGGTATTTGGCTTATGTTATCTGCTGGAGACTTCTATTACGGAGGAGTAGTTTATTTTTATAAGTGGGGAGGTTCTAGTTATTCCTTAATACAAACAATTAACTACACCACCGATATTGCAAGTTATGGTAGATTGTCAACTAGGAACTCAGACGGTTATAATGGATTTAATTTAAACGATGATGGAACATTAGCTACAATATCATCAAATTATGATGGCGCAACATTACAAGGTAGAGAAAAAATATTTGTTTTGGAAAGAAATGGAAATGCATGGAGTGTGTCAAAATATTTGATGATGTTTAATCCAACACGTTGGACAAGTGATGGAACTGCTACACCAAATCCGGGTAATATAAATTTAAATGACCAATTATCTAGTGCTAGTCCTAATTGGAACTATGATGGTTATAAATTAGGAATCGGTGATTCTCCCATAGCAATGAATGCATCAGGAAATATAATTGTTTCCGGCGGCGCTATTCTTAATTATTCTTTCTATCAAACACCTGGTCTAGCGGTTTGGAGATTATAAAATCAGTATAAATAATCTTATGTTTAGCATCAATTTAAAAAATTATTTAAAAGAGAAAAAATGGCAGTAGGAGGAGGAACCGGATCTAATCCTAGAGGTTCAGGTATTATAAAAGAATATATTCAATATTCTTCAAGTTCTACTCCAAGTGCTGTGTATACTGACATTGCGGAAACACAATGTGTAATTTTTGATTTAAGTACAAAGCCAGATGCCTTACCCAATATATCTACGTTAGCAAACAATTCAGATTATTATCTTCATTATGGAGTACAAGATAAAGCATTAAATAGTTCAGCATTTTTTCGTGTTGATTTTAAAATAGATAATGATGATCCAACTATCGTAAAAAAATTAAATGCAGGTGGGTTCACCAAATATGCTCAAAATTATCTATATGTCATTGAAGAAGTAACTGATGCAACTTCCGGAGTTGTTTATTACACTCATGGAAGCTCAAACTCAAAAGTAACATTATCTACAAATTATGTAAATCCAAATACATATACTATAAATCAAAGCGTTGATATAGGAAGCACAGCAGGTGCAATAACAGTTAGCGTTAAGTCATACGATCAAGCTGAAAACTTTGTAGATAATTCTTTTAATATAACAAGGTCTAGTCAAACAATAAATTGGATATCTCTTTCTGGAAGTCGCTCACTACAGTCACCTTTTAAAGTTGATGGATATTACAAAGCAGAAATCACACCAACATCACCAGACTTGATATCGGGATTCTATCCAACAGCAAATTTATACTACGCTCCATTAACAACAGATTTTGATACAACTGTTGGTTCACAGGCCATTTCTGATCAAAATTTTTCAATGATTGTTCCAGATACTAATGTGGACATGGCAACCATGTATCTCATTACTGATGGAAATCCACCTTCTTTTGCTGCGAAACAATTTACTTTTTCTGCTTTAGATTACAGCACTATGAGTGCTACTAATCCTACAAATTTAACTATAATAGAACAAGACTCAAGAAGTTATACTAACACTGTAGAAAATTATTACAAGGTAACTGCTTTAGCTGGAGACATAACGATTAGCGGTGCTACAACAACTAACGGTGATTTAATTATTGGTTATAAAATAACAGAATCTTCATCCTCTCCTGGCGCACCTCCTCAATTTAATGCAACAACTAATAATTATGAAGATACAGCTTCGGTAGGTTGGAACGTATTTCCAAAAGGTGTAATGGCTATAGATAGCACAGATCCCTACAGTTTTTCTCCTACATCATTTGGATCAAAGACTGTATATCTTTGGGTTGCTACAATGGCATATAATGGAACTTATTCAAGCGTAGGAGCCGCACAAACTTTTTCAGCTAATATGCAGATAAGTTATATAAATGACTTTGAAGGACCGACAGCAAGTAATGTAAAAGTAAAAGATAGTAGTAATGTAAATGAAACATGTACAGTAACAGGTACAGCACCAAATCAAACATTTACAAGACCGTCTGAAGTAACAGCCGATGATATTACTATTACTGGAACATTAACAGATAATATGACTAATGTGGAAAGATGGGTTATTACTAATTTCGGAAGAGAACCTGCTTATACTCCGACAAATCCTGGTATATGGAATGTAAGGTCTAATCCTAGTACATCTTATAATTTTAGTCAAACAGTCAAATTAAATAGACCAAACTCTCCAAAAACAATTTATATATGGGCTGTTGATAGTGTAGGAAATCTATCTAAAAATAAAGTTAAGGTAACTTTAAACAATCCAGCATATACTGTACCAACATTAGGAACCGCTAGTGGATTTGTCTACAAATTTGAAGGTAAAACTAATGAGCATCCATTAAGAGAAACAATAGCTTCTATGTTTGGAGATGGAGTTTTCCATACTGGATTTATTTCTTCAAAGACAGCCGAAGTTATAAAAAATAGAGTACATAAATTAAGTGAATATAGAGGATTAAGAGTAATAAACCGCAGTAATAATGATGCTAATGAAAATTTGCCAGCAGCAAATAATCCTTTGAAATTTTCTGATTTTCTTGGTAAAGTTCCTAGAATAAGTGATTTAAGAATACAACCTGTTTCTGCACCACTTAGTGCTCCAGTTAATATGAATATACCTCAATATGAAGGTGATATTAGAGATATTGTACTAACACTTGATATTGATACAGGCAATGTGCCAACAAGTCATGTTGCACAGAATGATAATATTATAGATGATAAAGTTACATGGTATATAGATTTTATACCAGAAGGGGGCGGACCAATTCAAAATAAGACATTTACTTATGATCCATCTAGAGGAATTATAACCAGTTTTAACTTTGCTAATGCTGGTGTTTATATTGTCTTAGGATTTTCATCATTTGGCTTTTCAATTAGTGCAACATACAGAATATTCAAACAAGGTACAATATTACCACCTGTGCAAGGACCACCAATCACAGTACCTGTGCCAATTGGTGACCCTGGTGGAACAACACTATTCACCATAGATTTTTTTGTTGACCAAGTATCGTTAGCTGTTGATGCTGCTCTTTGTATAGACCGTTCAGGAAGTTATGTTCCTGGATTTTCAAACGCAATGTATAGTACTCTTTCACAATCTCTGGATGCTATTGCAGAGTTTTCTAAAAACACTGCTACAAATACTACTGATGCAAGATATTCTGTTGTGTGGTTCTGGAATCCAGGTAGTGCAGGTATAGAAACTGCACAAGATTGGACATCAGATAAATCTCTAATTGATACCGCAGTTGCAAAATATAAAGACAGTGGAGCAGGTGGTTGGGAACCTAAAATAGAAGCGGTTGCAAAAATAGCAAACTCAGATATTGTTGGTTCATGGAGAGCAGGTGCTTTACGAATGATACTTCTATATTCTGATGAACCAGATGGACCTCCTACAAATAGATCAACTGGAAGTTCTGCTTCTACATATACAAATTCTTCTAGTGCTAATTATTTCATAAAGCTATTGATAGACAATGAAATAGCATTTTTAGTTTTTGATGCTGGTAAAGATTATGGTGGAGGACCTACTATAGATAAAGATAATTTAAGAAAAGCGGTGGCAGATACTGCTAATTTTGGTAGCGCAATAGAAACATTAGGATTAGGCGCATCTTCTTCAGATATTGTAAATGCCATCACCTCTGTTTTCACTAAATACAAAAGTACACTAACATTTGACATAGAACCTGAAGATTCTACTCCAGCAATATTCTACTCAAAATCTGCTAACTCAGTACATCCTGCTGGAACAAGTGTACCAATGTTATATAATGATTTAATATCTGTAGGAAATCGTAAAAAAGCGGTGTTTGATGTTTTACTAGATAATGACGAAGTTTACAACTTGGGAACAAATACAATTTCTACTTTTGTAAAAATAAGAAATTCATCTGGAATAGTGATAGCATATAAAGAAATAATACTTACGCTAACTCCATAGTATACCATGATTTATAACATAAATAAATTAAACATTCTCTGCAATAAAAAAACTTATAAAAAATTGATTAAATAGATATGGCAATTTCAGCAACTTTAACTTTAAATAATGTACAGATAGTAACGACAACACCTTCACAATTTCAATTATATTTTAATTTAAACGTAACCAGTTCTACAAATATAATTAAATACAAGCAATATGTTGACGGTGTAGTTCATGGTGTTGATCAAAATATTGCTCCTGCAGATCAAAGCACAACATATTCTGCTATAACATATCCATTTTATGCGTATGGACTTGGGTTTCATTTATTTGAAACTGAAGTATTCAATGCTGGTGGAGAGAGTATTCGTGTTGGTTCTAATAATTTCTTAGATTTAACAAATCCTGTATTAAATAATTTTGCTTTAAATAGAATTGATAGAAATTCATCAAATGATTATCTAATAATATTTGATATAGACCTATCTGATGATAGTGGAATTTCTACAACAACTATTGAAAATCTATCAAACAGTACACAATCTCAAATAGTTATACCTGCAAGCACTCAGGATTATAGAGCACAACAAAGTATAGTTGTACCATCTTCTTTTAATAATGTAACTCATCAATTTGATTTGATATATGCAGATTATTCTGGCAATTCAGTTAGAACAAGCGTACCTATAAATGTTTTTCTGACTAATACTCCTCCAACCATATCTAATTTAAAAGTTACGCAAATAGTACAAACTTCAACTGATTATCAAATTACTGTTGAATTGACTACATTATTTAATGCGTTTCAAGATATCACTTCATATTCAATTAATTACGAAAATCCAACACCCAATTATAATGCGATTAATATTTTAAATTCTCCAGGAGTTATTACTCATGTATTAACTGTTCCTAAAACAGAAACTGCTGGAATCAAAACTATATATGGAACAGTCAGAGATAACTATCTAAACGAATCGGTTACTCAAAGTGTAACCTTTGATTTAGACAAACTAAATCCAGTTGGTAATGTTAATCTAGATTATGCAGAAAAAACGGGAAGTAATTATTATGCAAATATTCATTTTACAGCTTCTGACGCTGGACAAATAGCAGCATACTCTCATAATTTTGTAAGCGCATCGGCTCCTAATTGGAATGTTTTGAGTTCTCCTACGCAAATATTTGATAAGTATGAGACTCTTAATTTAGGACCAAATGGTCAAAAAATAATGTATGTACAGTATCGTGACTTTTCAGGTAATTTATCACCAGTATATAACCTTACTATTAATATTGACAATATTAATCCTGATTGTAATTTTTCGTTTGATCGTGGTGAATTAAGATCAGACAATGATTATAATGCATATTTTAATCTTATTGCTAGTGACGACACAAGTGTAAATTATATAAAGTTATATGGTATAAATGATAATTCTGGTAATATAATATCTGGTCAATCTAATTCTTGGGTAAGATTAACTTCAAGTAATACTAATTATTCTGAAATAAAACCAATTGTTGTGCCTGCTTCTGAAACAGAACATGGATTAACATTTTATTTTCAAGTTAAAGATTTATTTGGTAATGAAAGTCCGATTAGAACAACAAATATATTGTTTGATAAAACCGCTCCTGTACTGAATACGTTTACATACAGTGACGCTATCAAAACTTCTAATAATTACAGAATATTTACGGACTTTAATGCAACGGATGCAAAAGGTATTGTTGCTTATAGAATAGGATTTGATGATATTACAACACAAAGTTGGGTTAATGTAACTAAAACTATTTCATTAGATAAAAATGTATATCTTGATATACCTATTTCAGAAGTTGGAGTATCTAAAAATTTCTTAGTACAAGTTAAAGATTTATTTGGAAATTATAGTAATATTGGAACAATTCCAATTCAAGTAGATCAACAAGCACCAACTGGTAGTATTCAATTTGCTGGAGGAGGTTTAACAGCAAATAGCTTTACTCTTGATTTCCAACTTACAGGCACCGATCCAAATGATAATGTTTATTGGTATTCATTAGAAACAGATGATTCTACAATAATAAATTGGAAAAAAATAACAACGCCAAATACTTCTATTTCAGAAGTTCAACAAGTCTTATTACCCAGAACAAGCACAGGAAGACATGATTTTTATCTAAGACTTGCGGATATCTATAAAAATGTTAGTCCTATATATAATCTGCAATATGATTTAGATTCAATTAATACTGTTGGAGGTATAGATCTTGCTGGTGTAGAAAAAGCAAATTCTACTTATAATGCAAATGTTGCCCTTTATGCTTTTGATAACAGAAAAGTAAAATCCTATAAAATAGATGGAGGAACAGAAGTTGCAATTGTTCCACCTGTACAATCTTTTAATAAAAATTTAATTTTACCAATAGGATTATCCGCTGGACCAAAATCATTTAATGTTCAATATAAAGATACTTTTGATAATGTTTCAAATACTTACTATTTAAATTTTAATTTAGACAATCAAGACCCAACTGCAAACATATATCTTTCAAGTATTTCCTCTGATTTTACAAATTATTATATGAATTTTGATTTGAATATGACAGATAATCAAGAATTATATCAATATAAATTTTGGTATCTTGGAAGTTCAGAACCATATACTTGGAGTGACATACCTAGAGGACAAACTTCTTATACAGCTAATACAAGTTTTACTGTTCCTAGAACAGATTCATATCCTGGATTTAAATGGAAAATAAAAGATTTCTTTGATAATGAAATACAAAATACAGAATATAAAACAATCACTACAGTTCCACCAACAATCAATAGTGTAAACATAGCAAATGTTGTTTATAGTTTGGGTGGAAGTAATGTTGAAGTTTCTTATGATGTAGCTGCGGCTTCAGGTTCTGCTGTTGATAAATTAGAAGTTATTGTTAATGAAGTAGGTTCGGCAAACTTAGACAATTATATAATTGATATACAACCTAATATTCCAAATGCTGTTGGTACTTTTTATTATAACTTTCCTTTAACAGAATCTAATGCATCGTTTAAAGTAAAAGCTGTTTCTGATTATGGATATACAAGTGCTCAAACTGTGACAACACAAGCGTTTGAAAGTGCAGGTCCTGTTATATCAAACACACAATTTTTAGGAAGTTTTGCTGATAATACTGATTACATATTACAATTTAAAATTTTAGGTACGGATGCTGCAAGTGGAATAAGAACAATAAAAGCAACTCTAACAACTCATCCAGCACAAACTGTTGTTTCATATACAGTTCCTGTTACAAATAACTTAGATGAAACAATTAATTTAAGAGTAGATGGAACACATACAGCAAACTTACTAGATGTAAAATTTGAATTAATAGATCTATTAGGTAATGTTTCAACTGCAAATACTTTCTCTAATATAGCTTTAGATAGAAATGCTCCAACAATTGCAAATGTAGTTTTCAATGGAAATCAGACATTTAATTCTAGTGATTATGGAACAAATACACCTTCTGTAAATGTTCTTTTTGATAGTAATGATTTTTCAAACATAACTCATTACAAATATTCTTCAAATTATAATGAAGTTTATAACTCAGCAACTAGTAATAGTTGGAGTGTACTATCAACTCCGGCGCAAACACTTTCTGCAAATGACGTTGTAAATTTAGATACTTTAGGATTTGTAGAAGGCAATTCTATATTTTATATTCACGTAAAAGATAGATTTGGAAATATCGGTATATCAGGAACAAATATAGAATATGATAAAACTGCGCCTACATTATCAACATCATTTTTAAATAATATAGAAAGAGTAACACTAAGTGGAGTTGAAAATTTTGCTATACATCATAATGTTACTTTTACAGATAATTATTCAGGTGTAAATTATAAAGATGTTGTATATGAAGCTGGAGGAACTTCATATAATACAGTAAGAAAAACTTATCCTACTTACGATACGGCAAATAATTATACAGATATTTTATATGTTCCTGTGGGTAATTATGGTAGCACAAAAGTTGTTACTACAGTCACTGATAGACTTCAAAATGTCTCTGCTAATTCCAATTTCAATGTTGTATTAGAAAATAACGCACCAACAATTGTATATACATTAATTAATAATGGTGCTCAATACACTACAAGTAAAGATGTTTTTGTGAGAATGAGTTTAACTGACGATACTGGCGTGACAGAAAGTTTATTTTCAGCTACAGCAAATAAAACTTGGAATAGCAGTGGTTGGACAACAATACCTTTCTCACCAGCGTCATCTATTATATCAACATTTAGTTTAGACTTAGAAGCTTTAGGATTTACAGAGGGTACTTGTAATGTATATGCTTTTATAAAAGATGCATGTCAAAATGTAGCAAATAGCGCACAAACTATTATATATGATAAAACTGCTCCAGTAGTTACTGATTTTGCAGTTAACTCTATTACAAGAGGTATAAACACATATGATATTGTATTAAATGCACATTCTTACGATGTTACTTCTGGATTAGATACTTATTATATTTCACAAAATAATTCAGAAAAAGTTTATACTGCTGTACCTAGTGCACCTGTAGTTGGTAACACTCCTGTATTATTTACAGAAACTGAACAAATATCAGTTCAAGATAATGGTACAAAATATTTTTACTTCCAAGCAACAGATGCTGCAGGAAATGTTTCTCTAAAAGCAAACACAAGCATTTATATTGATGCGATTGCTCCAGTTGCTGCATACTTTAAACCAACAAGTACTATTTCAAAGTATTATTTGAATAACTCTAATAATGAATTCCAATATATCGTATCAGATGATTACGCATTAAAGAAGTTAGAATACGAAATAGACAATTCTTCTTTAACTACAATTAAGACATACGATCCCGCTAATAATATCACAAATGATACTAATACTTTCTCAGCAACTCTTTCTACACTTACAGATGGAGAACATACAATCTATCTAACTGTTTCTGATAGTTTTGAAAATAAAGTAAGAGTTCCGCATGAATTCTATTATGATAATACAGCACCTACAGTTTCAAACTTCAGTATTAAAGAAATTCGTCCAATAACTGGTTTAAATAATTATAGTGTAGAATTTAATGTTAACGCAACAGATGCAGTTGGTATTTCCCATTATGAACTGTATAAAAATCAAACCTTGGTAGATACAGTTCCTATTAATACACCAAGCTTCTTAAAAACACCAACAATTTCTGTTAATTTAGATCAAGTAGATGCTGCCGGTATACCTAATAATTTAGAAATCTCTTTAATGTTAATTGAAGATGATCAAGGAGTGACGATTTCAAACGCTTATGCATTAGTAGGTAATTATACTGGACTAGCTTATCAAAATACTCAGGTACAAAATTATTTAAGAAATATAATTGGTATTCCTGCAAATGAAATAAACATGTTTTCTAACTTAGGAACAAATCCTGAAGTAATTCAACAAGCAGGAGGTGCAGGTTCTTTAAGTTTAGATATTCAAGGTTTAACATATGCATCGTTTCCTTCAAGTTATACAATCATACAATTTTACTCAGCAACAAATAATACACCAGGTGTAATTTTACCAACAACTTCAGCTACATATATTAAAAATAATTATATTTACACAGTGACTGACTCTTCGGCAAATCCTGGTATTACTCAATTTAGGAATCTTTGGTTAACTGATAAAGCTTCTAACATAAGAGTAAACAAACAAAAGTTTAATTTTGATTTAAAAGTTTATGATTATGCACATAATATAGGAACTGCAAATATTGTTAAAGATATTCATGATGGTACATATCTAAATATCAATAACTTTACAGTATCTTCTGCTACTTCTATTTCTAGAGTCACACCAACTTCTGAATTGTTTGAAGCAAGTGCGAGTAGTGACGTTAATGTAGATGAATATGCATTAACTATACAATCTAGTATTGATCATGATAGTGCTTTCTGGAAAGACTTTAGCACACCAAATACAACAGTAACTTTAAGTGAAACTGTAAACACGCAAAATTTTGCTATAAGCACATTGTCTTCAAATAGTGTATATTTACATGTAAAAGATAATAGTGGTAATATGGCAAACACAGGAGTTGATATAATTTATACAAGTAATATTCCTGTAATTAAAAGCGTCAATTCCCCTATAACATTAACTAGACAGGGTAGTTATTACAATGGAGAGTTGATTTTTGAAATCATAGATCCTGATACACAAATAGAAGCGTATGCAATTGGATTTACTGATAATCCATCAAATTATAAATCATTAGCATTGACAAGTGCAAATACAATTACGCAACAATTTAAAGTACCAGAAGAGCAAATTGATGGTTCAAAACTTGTATATCTGAAATTAAGAGATGTGAGCGGAAATGAATCATTAACTTATCGTATTTCTACAAGAGTTCTTGATTTTGAATTTGATAAGTTTGAAGTTATTCCAGATTCACACATGGTAGGAAATGGAAATGTTAGAGTATTATATGATACTGATTCTAATCCTACAGCATTTAAATATGGATATAAAGTTGATGATTCTAATGAACCAACTAATTGGATTACACCTTCCACAATAAATCAGAATAATATAGGAGAATATTATTTTGATTTTAATTTAGATGTGTCTACTATTAGTAATGGAAAACATACTGTTTATGTTTCTTTGATGAGTATTGAAGGAGAAAAATTAACAAAATCTGCTACCTTTATAAGTGAACAAACAGCAGTTAAACCTTATGCATTTTTATCTATTTTGAAGACTAGTTACGATGAAGGTAAGAAAAGAGTTTGGGTAGAAGCAAATGTTTTTGATGATGGTGTAGGTGTAAATAAAATATGTTTCAGTGAAGATAGTGTTGCTGATAATTTTGAAGATATAAATATTATACAAAATAAAAGAATTGTAAAACTATTTGAATATAACGCAAGTAATAATTCAACTATCACATATAAACTTAAACTAATAGATGCTGTAAATGTGTCGTCTTTAGTTTATAATGTTAGCGTAGATTTATCTAATGTCAATTGAAGATTATAAAAGAGACAAGAATAATTTGGCAATAGTTGCTGTAAACAAAGATAACATAAATAGTCATAGAGCATACCTTCGCCAAAAAAATTTAGTTGAAAAACATATAAAACAACAAGATAGTGAAATTCGTTTACTTAAAAGCGAAATTCAACAAATGAAAAAGATTATATCTAACTTATTACAATCCAAATAATTTAGGAAAACGATGGCAATTAACAGAATAGTAACAGGTCAAACTTTTGGTAATTGGTTAGATACCACAAACCAGATGATCAATGATCTAAATGAAGCTAATGCTATAAAAACTGCAACTAAGCTTGTCAGATATGATAGTACGGGTAGTTTAACGATACATGATGTGACTGCAAATTCAATTGCGTTGCTAAATGGAACAAGAATAGACAGAATTCATACTGACTATAATACCTTTGAAGATGATAATACAGTTTTAACTGCTAATGCAACATATCAAGCTATTCGTGCCGAAGATAAAACAACAATCAAAGATACCCCAGGTGGCCAAGCAGCAAACACATATGTGATAGCTAGTTTAGCGGATGTTAAAACATTTGTAGATGGTGCATTAAAGGTAACTGTTGCTAATACAGCAACTACTTTTGAAGAAGATGTTGTTATAGAAAAAAATCTTTTGGTCAAAGGTACTAAAACAGAATTTAATACAGCTACATTGAATGTTGAAGACAACAATATAGTTTTAAATAAGGGTGGTACAGTAACCTCTGCAGAATTGGCAGGATTTGATGTAGAGGCAACCAATGCTTCCTTTAGACTTGTTGATAGTGGAAATAGATTTCCTAAATTTGGAGCTACAGAAGTCGCTAAAACTATTACGTTAGATGTATTTTCAAAGAAGTTTCAAATAGCAGGTGTTTCTAGAGAAAAAATTGTTATGAATGAAAAAGATATGTTGAAATTAACATATCAGATTAATACATCAACTAAACCAATGAGTAATACTGTTCCTTTAGCAATTGGAACGGTTTCTGGAAATTCTAGAGAATCTTACATACTTGATCCAGATTCAAGTACATCTAGCACTACTAGTCGCTCAGAAATTAGTTATAAAATTGGTACTACTTTTTATAATACATATGCTGCGTATAAAGCTGCATTTTTAGCAGAAACAAATGCGACCGTAGAAATAACTTTTGATCCAGCATCATCTGGTAAATATTACTATCTTTCTGGAAACATAATTAACACAACAGTATCTGGTGAAGTTTTATTTTCAGCAAATACACCTGGTTCAGGATTTTCACTAGATATACCTCTTGGTGGAACAGTAGAAACAAATCCAACTATAGAACTTGATTTAGGAGACACTTTTGTTTTCCGAACACACTTTGATAAACCAGGACACAATACATATCCATTCGCAATTGGAACTGCTTCTTATGGTGATCCTAATGTAGAAACAAATGTTATATTTGGACAGTATACAGATGTAACATATGAAATAAATGGAACTGTATATGATGGAACAGGTGGAAAAGATTTTAATGCATATAAAGCAGCATGGCAAGCGACAACTGCTGGTTTTGCAAACGTAACATTTGCACCAAGTGTTACTACAGGAACATACTTTTATTGGAATACATCAGATAGTAATACATTTACCGCAAATGGTCAGATTGCAGTAACTGCAAATAATATTTCTATGGGTGGAGAAATTGAAGTTGGCTATCCAATGGGACTCTTTTTCACAAGAGGAGTTACTTATGGAGGTTCTGGATACTTAATAAACGGTTCTCCAAATGCACAAGTAAATTTAGATTCCGGTGATACAATAACATTTAATATGACTGTTGCTAGTCATCCAAATGCAGTATTTGGAATAGGAAATTCAAATACTGCCGGTTATGAGGCTGCTGCAGATAATTACATTGATGGTGTTACCTATGAACTTGACGGTGTAATATACGATCAATATACTGCATATAAAGCAGCTTTTGCTGCAGCAACATACGCTAATGTAACATTCACTCCTGTATCTGCCGGAGACTTCTATTATTGGGCAAATAATAATGTTGCTCATGGAGGTACAATTGTTGTTGCTTCTCCTAGAGCAAGTAGTCTAAGCACATTTGAATTAAAGTCAGATACTAATAAAGCAATTATTGAAAATCCTCTTGAATTTACAGTTACTAAAAATCACAATTCTGTTTTAACAATGGATGGTGATTTTGCAAACTTTAGAGGAACAAAAAGTGGCGTTGTTTTACCTAGTGAATCTTTAGATTATACTCCTACTCAAGATGGAATCATAAGATATAATCCAGCACAAAATTTATTTGAAGGATACACTTCTGGTCAATGGAGAGGTCTTGGAGGAGTAGTAGACTTAAATCAAGATACGAAAATAGAAGCTGGTGATACTGATGATATTTTATACCATACCGCTAATGGTACTATAGTTGCACAAGTTACAGATACAAATAATTTCTTAACTTCTACAAGAACAGCAACTGATGGTAATGGTGTAATAAGAACAGGAACAATTAGAGTTGAAGGAAATGCAAACACAACTGTATATGAAATCTTCAACACAGGAACGATTGATGAAACAGCCATCAGTGGAAATACATATAGTGGTACAACAAGTCTTTTAGTGGAACCACAAGGTGTAGATGTTAGAGGAACAGGTTATTTCAAATTACCTGTAGGTACTACATCACAAAGACCAGAACATTCAGCAAATGGAATGCTCCGTTTTGTTTCTGATGGTATTGAAATACACGATGCTACAACTAGTACTTCAGAATATTTCAATTCATTAGAAATGTACAATGGTGAAAATTGGGAAGCATTAAATAGTGTAGTAAATGAATATACATTTACAGTAACTGCTACAGCTACATACGCAATTCCATTCGCAAACTTGTCAATAGCATTTCAGAAAAATGAAATAGATGTTTATATAGATGGTATACGTATTCAAAAAGGTGAGTATACTTTAGCTAGTGTTCCTGTTGGTTCTTTATTTACTAGTACATTAACATTTACTACTGTAAGACCTGTGAGTCAGATTATTACAGTAGTTCATCAGCCTGGAAGAAAGATAGGTGTTACTACAATCAATACTGTAAATCGTTCAGAACTTTCTAGTGGTTATACTGATGATGTCAGATTTACTGGTAATACAATTATTGGAACAAGTCAACCATCAACATCAATCACAACCGGTGCGTTAGTAGTTCAAGGAGGTGTTGGTGTATCAGGAGATTTATTTGTGGGTTCATCTGTAACTGAACTTTCGGCTGGAGAACTAAAAGAAAATATTTCATCAATTGATTCTGCAATAGATAAAGTAATGGCGTTGAATGGTGTAGAATTTACATGGAAACACGATAGAGAAAGTAAAAAAGAATATGGACTATTAGCAGAAAATGTAGCTGATATAGTTCCAAATTTAGCATCTTTTGATACAGATTCTAATCCATCTGGAGTTAAATATAGTAAAGTTGTGGCATTACTTATTGAAGGAATGAAACAGCAACAACGAGAGATTAACGAATTGAGATCTCAGTTACCTAAAAAAAGAATACGAAAATCTAAATCAGTATAAGGGTTAAAGGATATGGCTAAAATCTTAGGGTATATAGATACTGTTGTTTCACCATATAATTCTGGTACCTCTACAGCAGGGTTTACAAACATAGATGTAACAAATGATGCAGACATAGTGAACGTAAAAGCTACAGATGTAGTCACTACTAGTTTGAAAGTTGGCGGTTCTGGAAGCAGTGGATATAGTTTTCCAACAACAAAACCTGCCTCTCCTTTGAATAACTATCTAGCCATTAATTCTTCCGGTGATTTAGAATTTAAAAATTTTAATAATGCTGGCGTAGATATTAGTAATGTAAGTGGAGTACAAATAAATGCTCCGGCGGATGGAGATTTAGTTCATTATTATAATAACAATCTAACTGTAGATAGAAATTCAGAGAACTATGTCATTGATGGTAAAAATCCAGTTTTATCAGCGGATGTAAAAACATCAGATAGAATGCTTATTTCTGTAGATAAAACAGGATCGGGAACAGCATTATATCAAATGTCTATTGCAACATTAATATCTGCCATTCAGCTTCAAGGATCAACTACTTCTGTAATTGGAAGTTTGACTTCTAACACTCAAGTAGTAGCTCAAACAAGTGATGTTACTTTCAAGGTAGATAATGGTTCATTTTTAAGAACATCTTTATTAGATGATAATGGACTTACTATAGAAGGTAATGTTACTCTTGGAGACATATTTAATAAATTATATTTTAAAAATGCAGCAAATGGATCTTTAGAAGCCATCACATCAGGATATAAATTTACACGATTAACCGATCAATTAAGTTTAACTTTTGATGGAACACAAAGTGTCATAGTAAAATCTGATGAAGTGCAACTTGGAACAGGATTAACATTAGCAAATAACTGTTTCATTGATGTTAATGCAAATTCAACGATGACTCTTAATACAGATGCAGTAGTTACTATTGGAAATAACGTCACAGTTACCGCAGATACAACTATTGATCAAGATTTAAGTTCAACTTCTGCTAGTGTAGTCACGTTTAATGATTCTCAAGCATCAAATAGTTTAACAGTTGGAGCAACAACAGGTGTACATTTAAAAGCAGATATAGATGGTTCTAATTTTAGATTAGCATCTTTTAACGGTGTAAGTTCTGCACAAATGGTAAATTTTGATATGTTATCTACATTTACAAGACCTGTTATATATTCAGATAGTACCGAATCTACTTCTACAACTACAGGTTCTTTAACTCTTGCGGGTGGAATTGGAATTGTAAAAGATGTCTATGCAGGTAATGATGTACATGTTGCTAATACAGTTTTCTCTGCACAACCAGATGTAGTATCATCTTCTATTTCCTATAAAGAAAATGTTAATAATTTTGACAATGGTCTTGCATATGTAATGAATATGAAGCCAGTAACTTACGATAGAAAAAATACTCAAAACAAAAATGAAATAGGATTTATTGCTGAAGACATAGAAAATGTTCTACCTAATATAGTAAAAAGTGGTAACGGTATTAAAGGTATTCAGTATGGTCAAATTATACCTGTTTTAGTTTCTGCACTACAAGAACAGCAGCAAAAAATAACAGAACTTGAAAATAAAATTAATAAATAATATAGCTATAAGGCATTTAAAATTGTACTAAAGGAAAAAAATGGCTTTTATCAATAATACTGTAACTAAAGATGATATCTTTATCAGAGTCGGTGAAGTATATTTTGGAACTACCGGAACATTAAGTGCAGATTCAACAAATACAGTTACTGTAGGTTCATCATATTTTGCAAATACTGAGTTCGTAGATAAAGTAATAGTTTTCAGTAATGGTAAATCAAAATATATTACTGCAAGAACTAGCGACACTGTAGTAAGTGTATCTCCTGCTTTTAATGTTCCATCTGGAACAACATTCACAATTTATAATTCTGCGCTTTCAATAAATGAAAATTCCGTAGTTACATTTGGAAAAGTCACTCCTAATGTTATTATGACAAATCAACCAGGAATTGATTTGAATTATGGTAGAATTAGACATAGTGCATTGCCAACACATGCACATGATGTGGCAACAAAACAATATGTAGATAGTTTAAAATTAGCAAACTGGAATCACATTGAAAGATTTGACGGAGATGGTGCTAATACTGTATTTGAGGTTAGTGTTCCCATATCAACTTACAATGCAATTGTTAGTGTTGGAGGTGTTATACAAGAGCCATTTGATTCATATGAATTTGAATTTTATAAGGGATTAACTAGACTTAAATTTTTTGAAGCTCCGCCTTTAGAAACCAAAGTATCTATTAGAACAACAACTTCTACTAACGTATCATCCAGTACAGCACTAGAAGAAATTTTCATAGCAACAGATAAGCAAAGTTCATTTTCATTAGCCAATGAAGTATATGATAAATTTGGATTGATGGTAACAATTGATGGTGTTGTACAATCTACTTTGAACTATGATATCCTAACAACACCAGCAGGCAAAAGAACTGTTACAGATTCATATGGTAATAATACAGAAGTATTCTATGGTAATGAATATAAAATATTAAAATTTGCTGAAGGTTTAGACTTAGGAGCAACTGTACGTGTTTTAAATGTTAGAGGCAGAGGATTCCATTCTCATAGCGGAACAACAGTTGTTTTAGAAAATGATACACTAGTCCCAAATACTACAAATGCTACTGTTTATACATATGCAACATTAGCCAATTCAAATAGTACATTTAATATTAATCATGATCTAATTGCTAACAGAGGTGGATTAAATGTATATGCAAATACTGTAACAGATAATTTATATATTAATTTACCAGAAATGGGAAGTGAATATTCTCCTGATAATCATTTAGAAGTTAAAGTAGCAAAAGGAACACAAACAGCAAATGTCTTTATCAATGCACATGCTGCAAACTTTATGAATTATGAAGGTGTTTTTGATGGAAACTCTGGAGAAGGAGTTGCATACAATCGTCAACCAAACGTACCAAGTGTGATTCACCTAGAATGGGAAAGTTTCTATCGCACATGGTATATTAAATACGGTGTAGGTATTTGGAATGTAAATGCTAACACTATAACATATCCTAATTCTGCTCCATAATAATTATGTTTTTGAAAATTGAAAAAAGGTTATTTAATACAAATAACCTATTATACTTTGAATATATTAATAATATATTGACTTTAACTTTTAGTGGTGAAGTAACATTTGATATTCAACAGCAAAAAGATGAATTTGAAGATTTCAATAAATTTGTAAAAGAAAATTTAAAATTATTATTTTTAAAAGACAACATTGCTGTTAGCATAAATCACATTAGTGAAATTAAAGAGGTAAATAATAATATTTTTGAATTTAGTTTTAATGATAGGTCTTATAAAGAATTTGATAATCTGAATTTTGAAGAACTACAAAAAATAATACTAGAGGAATAATGGCTCAGTTTTTTGATTTAAGAGGTACACCAATACAAGTTATTCCAGAATTAAGAGTTGACTTAATTATGGATCAATCTGCTAATGTAAAAATATTAGAAGTTGATAACGCAAATAATGCTGTAAATTTATTTAATGTGAAAGCTATTTATACTCGAGCAGGTACTGAAATTCTAACAGATAAAATTCAAGTTAATCCGTAATATGCCTCAAATATATGCATTAGGTGGAATGCCTATTCAAAAAATACCTCAACTACGTGTAGACGTTATGAAGAGTGTAGATCAAACATTACCGTACATTGAGATTAATTATTCAGATATGTCCGTCTTACTTAGAAACATTAGCACAATTAGTTCACCAACCGGTAATACTATAAACGCAGAAAAAATAATATATAATACTTAATTGGAGAAATATAGTTGGCTGCAGGAACTCTAAGATTAGCAAACGTAACTGTATTTGAAGCTAATACTGTAAGTAATAACATTATGGTTCCTTCTGGTACTACATTAGAAGGTATCACAGATGTTTTAAACTTGAGTTTAGATAGTGCTTCATTTTCAACTTCAACAAGTGTATTGTCTTTGGGAAGAGTTAGTGGAGCAAATGCAGTAACTGTTGATTTAAGTTCATTAAGTGGAGGCGGTGGAGGAGGCGGCGCATCACTAGGAGATGTAACTGCATTAGCAATAGCACTCGGTTAATTTTTTTAAAAAGTTAAACAAATAACGAAATGGCAAAACAAACAATTAACAAAGGGTCAGTACCAAATGATAATACTGGAGATACTCTTCGTGATGGTGCATCAAAAATAAATGCAAACTTTAACGAGGTTTATACTAGTTTAGGTGATGGGACTACCATTACATTTGATGCTTCTTCATATCTATCCTCATCTAGTGTTTTTACAAATAAAACTATTGGAGCGGCAAACAATAATTTAATAATTAATCTAAATGATCTATCTGACGTAAGCGCAAATACAGCATATAGTTTTAGACAAAGATTTGAATATTGGCCAGAATCTAGTCAATGGGTATCAGTAGAAAATACTTTGGCTAATTTAAATGATATAAAAACTTCTGGTGTAGGTTATGTACCTGCAAATAATCAAGTATTAACTTGGAGTTCTGATTTAGGAAACTGGATACCTGCTAACTCTGCAGGTGGTTCTACTGTTTCAAGTTTAAATGATGTAACAGATGTCATGACATCTGGAACTATGTCTGGTGTAAACCATAATCCTACCGATGGTCAAGTATTAGGATGGAATTCAACAATGAATCATTGGATGCCGATTACGATAAGCGGTGCTAATACTTCAAATGCTGATTATGTTACTTTAACAGGAACACAAACACTCACTAACAAAACAATAAATGTTGCTAACAATTCATTAACTTTAGGTGCTATCAGCACATTATCTAATGTTAGTACAGCAACACCAAGCAATGGCCAAGTATTAACTTGGAATTCCACAAGTAGTAATTGGACACCAACTAACTCTCCATCATATAACTCTACTAATAGTGAATATGATTTTGGCTCAAATAAAATTTTATATTCTAACTTTGTTGCTGTAGAATCAGACTTAAATAGTTATTCACCAAGCACTTATCATGGCATGGTTATGCATGTTCACGCAACTGGTGCAGCATACTATGCACATGCTGGTGAGTGGAGAAAATTACTTACAGACACATCTTATGGTAATCCAGTAGGTGCTGGATATACAGACCCTCTAGCTAATGTAGCTTATAGCGGAACAATATCAAGTTTAACAGATGTTAGTACAGCAACTCCATCAGCAGGACAAGTTTTAAAGTGGGATGCTTCTACTGGATGGACGCCAGCTGCTGACAACACTGGAAGTGGAGGAAGTGGAATTGCTCTAACAAGTTTGAGTGTAACACAAAATTCTGTTGGAACTGCCAACTTACTTTATAGCAATACTACAGGAGTCTTTACATATACACCACCAGATCTAACTAATTACTTAACAAGTGTAGGTGCATTAAGTTCACATACAGATGTTAGTACATCAACTCCAAGTGAGGGGCAAGTACTAAAATGGGTTTCTGGTTCATGGACTCCTGCTTCAGATTTAACAAGTAGTGGCGGAAGTGGAATATCATTAACTGATTTAAGTGTAACAAAAAATTCAGTAGGAACTGCCAACTTAGTTTATAATAATACATCAGGAGTCTTTACTTATACTCCACCAGATCTAAGTAGTTATTTGACAAGTGTAGGAGCATTAAGTTCGCATACAGATGTATCTGCTACAGCACCTAGTAATGGACAGGTACTAAAGTGGAATTCTAGCGCAAGTGAATGGCAACCACAAGCAGATAATGCAGGTAGTGGCGGAGGAATATCAAATGTTGTAGAAGATACAGATCCACAACTTGGTGGTGAC